TAAAGGTCACAAAGGAAATAATGGTGCTACTGGAGCTCAAGGAGCTCAAGGTCCTCAAGGTCCTAAAGGAAACACTGGTAACACAGGTGCTCAAGGTCCACAAGGTCCTGGAGGAGGTCAAGGTCCACAAGGTGTTAAAGGTCACAAAGGAAATAATGGTGCTACTGGAGCTCAAGGAGCTCAAGGTCCTCAAGGTCCTAAAGGAAACACTGGTAACACAGGTGCTCAAGGTCCACAAGGTCCAGGCGGTCCAGGCGGTCCACAAGGTACTAAAGGTGCTACAGGTGCTCAAGGAGCTCAAGGAGCTCAAGGTCCTAAAGGTAACACTGGTAGTACTGGTGCTCAAGGTCCACAAGGTCCTGGAGGCCCAACTGGAGCTCAAGGAGCACAAGGTCCACAAGGTGTTAAAGGTCACAAAGGAAATACTGGTGCTACTGGTCCTAAAGGTAGTACAGGTTCTACCGGCCCTGGAGGTCCTGGAGGTCCAACTGGTGCACAAGGAGCACAAGGTCCACAAGGTCCAGGCGGCCCAGGCGGTCCAACCGGCCCTGGAGGTCCAACTGGTCCAACTGGAGCTCAAGGAGCACAAGGTGCACAAGGAGCACAAGGTGCTACTGGTCCTAAAGGTAATACAGGTTCTACCGGCCCTGGAGGTCCTGGAGGTCCAACTGGTCCAACTGGTGCACAAGGAGCTACTGGTCCAACTGGTGCACAAGGAGCTACTGGTATGGTATTTGGATCTCTTCAATATCCAGTAGACGAAATACAGTATGGCGGCAACGGCGATATCGTGCAAGTCACTAACACAGGTCCAATTGCCGGAACTAGTAATCCAGGTATAAGTGCTGAAACTTCTGGACCTCTTGCAAATGCTGGTTTTAGGATAAATACTACCGGTGTTTATATGATTCACTATAGTATAACATTCAGATCATTTTACGCAAACAGGTCAGTTGTTGGTGTTTTAATGAAAGCAGGAGATGTTAACGGGGTTAACTCCGCTGTTTATGGTTCTGCAAACGTACAGTATTTAAGATACAATACCTATGGCCAATGGAGTACAGTTTCGTCAACCTTTACAGTTGACCTTTCTGCTAACCAATCAATTTGGTTAGAAACTGTATTATTAAACGGATCCGGTCCTTTCCAAGTTACGGCGGTAGGTGGAGCACCATCAACATTGACAATAACTAGAATTGCATAAAAATAAACTACTAAGATGACAACAATTAATTATTATATCGAAGATTTATCTACTGGGTTGGTAGTTATGAACGCTGGAGAGATGAAACAATATACACCCGGTTGCGATGCTAAAAAGTTTACTTCATATGAAGATGCAACCTCTCATATTGATACTCTAGCAAATGGAGAATATAGAGTTTTTTCTAGGATTGTAAAATCTTAATCAAGCTTAAATTTAGAATAGAAGGGTCCCAGCAATGGGACCCTTTTTTTGTAAACAATTAGAAGAAGATACATATAATATCTAAACAATATTTTAATGTACAAATTTGATCAACCCTACAATGACCCTCAAAACTACTATTGGTATAAAGAGGGATTCACCAAAGAGGAACTAGAAAAGATTTATAATGACCTTGAAGGGGTACCTTTTCAAGATGCTACTATTCTAGGTTCAGACGAGACTCCAAAAGAGGTTCGTAGCTCTAGAATTAAATGGATTCCAATGAATGAAGATTGGAGTTGGCTATACCAAAAACTAATGGATATGGCGACAACTGCAAACGATCAGCTTTGGAACTTTGATTTAATTTCAGCAGAAGAAAACATCCAATACACAGAATATCTTGCAGAAGATGAAGGTCATTATACATGGCACCAGGATATCGGTCCTGGAGATGCTTCTCTCCGCAAAGTTTCTCTTACAGTTCAGCTCTCAGATCCTGAAGAATACGAAGGTGGAGATTTAGAAATGTGGCAAGGTGGACAGGCAATGCAGACTGCAGAGCGAGGAGCTGGTGTAGTTTTTATCTTTCCAAGTTATATGATGCACAGGGTTACTCCAGTTACAAAGGGCAAACGTCGTAGTTTTGTACTTTGGGTAGGAGGTCAACACTATAAATAAATGAGAGTACTACTCTACACTGGTTATTTTGCAAAACCATGGAGTCCCTATAATATGGAAGGGCTTGGTGGTTCTGAAATTGCAGTCGTTCAGATAGCTGAGCGACTTGCCCGTTTTGGATGGCAAGTTGTAGTTTCAGGAAATGTTGAGGATGGAAACTGGAACGGAGTAGAATGGATTAGTACCCCAAAAATGCACCAAAAATACTTTGATAAATTTGACGTAATTATTGGTGTAAGTTATATTCATTTTGTATTTGAGTTTGAAGACTATTCTGCGAAAAAGTTATTTTGGATCCACAACACAGATTTCTATCCTTGGTATATGGGATCCGAGATAGATGACCCAGAAACTCTGCTTACAACTGGTGAAATCGATGGATTTATATGCTTAACTAATTGGCATAAAGAACAATGGTCTCAGAAGTACTCTCTAGATCCTGAAACGTTCCATGTGATTGGTAATGGAATAGACACAGAAACTTTTGTTGGTCATTCTCCAAAGGTAAAAGGCAGATTTATATGGAGTTCTGCACCAGAAAGAGGTTTATCTGAGCTTCTTGATTTCTGGCCAACTATTAAACAGAGTATGCAGCATGCAACACTACATGTATATTCTCCAGGATATCAAATTGCCAGACGAGAAGATTGGACTGGACATGAATTAGTCGATGTTGAGTTTATGGGTTCAGTTTCCCAACATGAGCTTCATAGAGCAATGGGAGATGCAGAATACTGGATGTACTTAACTTCATATGAAGAGACATATTGTATAACTGCTCTTGAAATACAAAAGGCTGGAGTTTTCCCAATTACGACTAATACCGCGGCGCTTAATGAGACTGTAAACTCTGGAATTATTTTAGATGACAATAAACAAAAGTGGAATATCGCCATACAATTATTAACTGAAATGAGTATTGGCCTAAAGGAAAAGGTTTTAGAATCTAATAATGATTGGATTAAGAGACAAACCTGGAACTCTAGGTCGTATGATTGGAAAAAGTTAATTGAAGATATATGCAACTAGATAAAATATACGTAATTGCTCTTAATCCTACACAGGAAAAGATTGATGATATCGTTAATCGCCTAAAAGATTTAGGAATTAGCGGGATTCCTTATGAAATTGTGGATGGGTTTGATGGACATAATACTCCATTACCAGAAGGCTACAATATATATGAAGGCTGGGCAATTCCAGATGGATGGAACGAATGGTGGAAAGAACCAGTAAAACCAGGAGAGGTTGGATGTGCCATTAGTCATATTAATGTATGGAACCAAACTATCGAAGAGGGACACCAAAGAGTTCTTATTTTAGAAGAGGACTTCAAGGTTGGGCGCCCATTAAATGAACTCACCGATCAAGAATTGATAGGACATCAATATCCAAATTGGGATCTTTGTTATTTGGGTAGATTTGTTTTTGAAGATGAAGAACAAGAAAAACTTACAACAAATCTCATTAAACCAGGAAATTCATATACGACACATGCATATATGATTACTAGAGAAGGGGCTCAAAAACTAGTAGATGGTAACTTACAAACTAATATTATTCCAGTCGATGAATATATTCCAGCACTTTATATGGGACATCGTAGAGAAGATATTAATGCGATATTTAGTAAATCAATGACTGCAATTTCAGTTAATAAAGACTGGATCACCCAAACATCAAATGCCAATAACTCAACGGTTGGGCATATAGATTATAATAAACAAGAAATGAACGAAACCTACTTTGAAATCTTAGATGATTCTAACTGGGAGGCTTGGCTAGACAAATATGTCGACCCAACTATTAGAAGACATCAATGGGACCTAATTGTCGATGAGCACAGAGACACAAATATCTTTGAGTTTCCGCTATTTACCCAAAAGTTCTGTGATGAGGCAGTAGCCCTTTCAGAAGCAAAAGATAATTGGACAATTGATAGACATAATGCATATCCAACTAATGATGTACTTTTACAAGACATTGAGTTAAATGACGTTTACAATCGAGTACTTCGCGAAATTGTCTATCCACTTTGTATTCACCTTTGGGAACTAGAAGGACCAGGATACGATGATATGTATAGTGAGAACTTCCTAGCTCGATATACAATGGATCGTCAATCTCACCTTTCACTTCACCATGATTTTAGTAACATTACAATGGTTGTAAAACTAAATGATGAGTTTGATTGTGGTGGTACCTGGTTCCCTAAATATAAAGTACTATCTAATCCAAAACGAGTAGGTACAGCAACACTACACCCTGGATTAGTAACACATCTTCACGGAGCACGTCCAATTACAGCTGGTAAAAGATACATCACGGTATCGTTTATGCGCAAACATGAAGGTGGTACTCTGTGATATATAGATTATGAATAGAATAAAGACATTTGACCAGTTTATAAATGAGGCTAATGGAGATACTGATCTTCATAAGGTTTATTTATGTGTTGACCCAAAGAGTGGCCAGAGATGGCTAACAAATAAAGGGTTTGCTGGTAGCAAATTCTTTGTTCAGATTAATCTTGAAAATTACAAGGACTTGGAAATAAACCCGGCCTTTCCAGTCCTAAACTATAACTCTGGAGTAACTCAAAAGTTATTAGATGAGGGTCTAATTAAGAGTGAGAATGTTTATAACCACCCAAAATACATTAAACAATCTGGCTCAAAAGAAAAGTTCCATAAGATTCTAGAAGGAGATGACAGCGTACCTGAAACTTGTTACTCTAAGGAAGATGCAATTAAGATGGGCTTTCCAATTATCGCTAAACCAAAAGAGGGCCACAGTGGAATTGGAATTCAAATCTTCAAAGATGCTGAATCTTTTGAAAAGGCAGACCACTCTAACTTTGATGTATATTCTCAGTTCATTGATAAGAAGAGCGAATACAGAATGTTCTTATTTAAAGGAGAACCATGGTTCTGGATGGAGCGTAATCCAATGAACGACAAGGCAAAAAGCGGGGACGGCGATGGTAAAGAACAAATGGAGTTTAAGTACATTAAACACCCAGTTGAGAAACTACCAGATAATCTAAAAGAAACAGCAGTTAGACTATCAGGTAAGTTTGATTTACCCTACATTTGCTTTGATTTAATGGAGGACCAAGACGGTAAGGTATATGTAATTGAGAGCAACTCACAACCTGGAGTTCCTTTCGATTCTACTGTCCAGGCTTATAAGTTAATATTTAAGGATTTTTACGGCAGAGAGGTTCAAGAAAAGGACATGCAGAAACTACAAGAGTACTCTGATTACTTGAACGATCGAACGCTAGAGTTAGATCCAGAACGATTTGAGATTAAAAAATAAAGAATATGGGACATCCTGACATGAAATGTATGTATGTTAACGTGTGGATTCACCACATGCAAGTTGACGAATTATTTGACTTTTTAAACGGCAGAATAGATGAAGCGCCACCATACTGGCTTAATCATCACGATACGCCATATTCGGTAACTGGTGGCTACATCATGATTTCACTACCATATGATTCTTACTCAAATCTTCGTTTTAACCGTGGCTGGGACGAAACAAGATAAATTATGAAACAAGAAAGAAAGAACTTCCTATTAAACCATAAAGGAAAGAAGTTCAAAGCAAACACACTATTTGGAATTGTATTGAAATTCCTATTGAAGAAAAGAAACTAATAGAATACTCTTCATATAATAAGCGTCTAACTTAGGTTAGGCGCTTTTTAAGTTTATAAGGATATGTACGAAGTTAGTGAATTAAAACAAATGGTCTTTATCGATATTGAGACCACTACAGGTAAGGCAACCTACCAGGATGTAATCGATGAAAACCCAGCACTTGATCAGTATTGGCAATTGAAACATAATCAACTGAAGTCAAGTGAACCAGAGAACTTAACAGACATTACTGAACCGTCTGAGATGTACCCACGAATGGCAGCACTTTACCCAGAATGGGGTAAGATTGTTTGTATCTCAATAGGTCAAATTAAGTTTACTGAAGATGGAGACCCGGTAGACTTTAGTGCTAAATCTTTTTATAACGACGACGAGGCAACACTACTAGAGGAATTTAACGAAACTGCTCGTAAAATTATGAGTAAGTACCCTAACATGATTTGGGTAGGTCATAATATCAAGGGCTTCGATTTGCCATATATTTTACGTAGATCACTAGTACATCAAATCAAGGTACCAAGAGCTTTTTATCTACATAAGCAAAAGCCTTGGGAAAACTGCCTTCTTGACACACAAGATGTTTGGAAGTTTGGAAGTTGGAATAGCGCAAAGCTGGGTCTAATTTCTGAAATCTTAAATATTCCAAGTCCAAAACAAGATTTAGAGGGTAGTATGGTATCTCAAGTCTATTGGGAAGGAGGCAATCTAGCAAGAATTAAAGATTACTGTGAGATGGATATTAAAGCAACTGCGAACGTAATGTTGCGAGTTTCATATCTGCCGATTCTAGAAGACTCTCCGTTCTAAAGACAAAATGTCATTTGTGAATCATTTAATATGACTTTCTGTCATTATATGGTTGTATAATATGTAAATGTGTCACCCTTGTGAAACTGGCACACTTTTTTAGCTATAGTATATGTCTAATGATAGACGTAAACTATTAAACTAAAACAATATATTATGTACAACACAAACATTTTTGATTTATTTGATGACACGTTCTTTGGTACTAAAACAAGAACTGCAATGAGTGTTAACGGTAAAACCTACGAAATGGCTCTGCCTGGATTTTCAAAAGATGACATTAATGTCGAAGTTGAGGGCAGAATTCTAACAGTATCTGCTGAGGTTGAAGAAAAAGAAGAGACTAAATGGAGATACTCATTTAACAAAAGATTTGAGTTACCTAATAGCGTAGATCCTGAAGCAGTTGAAGGTAAGATGGAAAACGGACTGCTTTCGATCACGTTTGGCAAATCGAAAGAGGCCACAAAGATTTCAATTTTGTAAAAAAGTTGAAAAAAAGTTAGCCGGCATTTTTTTATGTCGGCTTTTTTTATTATATTTGTATAGTTAAACAACAATAAATAAACTATGGACGTTGGAGATTGGATCGTTCCGATGAACGGTAAAGAAATCGTAAGAATTGTAGCAGTTGAAGACTATGCAATTGAAGAGATACAGGATGGAATTATCCCGATCTATTTTACATCTGATGGTAGAGCTTACGAACGTGAAGACTTTATTACAATGGATGAGGCTTATCAATACGAAAAATTAATAGAACAATTATGAGTGCATTTGATGATTTCCTAGAAGAAAGCAATGAGGAGTTTAACTCAAAGCTTGAAGAATGGCAAGAGCGTTTGATGATTAGCGCAATTGAGACTAACTTTGAAAAGATTAAAGAGAACGGCATTAGTGACTGGCACCTTCGCAATATGGACACTAATGAACTTAAAAATCTTGACAACACTCTTAATATTATGCTCGAACACTACGAGAATCTTGAAGAGTACGAAAAGTGTAAAGTTGTATTTGATACACTACAACAAATAAAAGAGGTTCAAGTGGTCTAAGATAAATAGTATGAGGGTGCTATCTAGCCCTCATGGCCCCCGTCGAAGAGGATCCCAAGTGGGTCCTCTTTTTTTGATATATAGAATATGAAACACGTAAAACTATTTGAGGAATTCAGAGCTGATCTGAAAGACGAAGACGAAAGAATGATAAAGATTCGTCATTTTCAAGGTTCTGTAAGAGACCTTGATGATTGGTTACGTGACAAGATCGGCGAAACAAATCCATATAAAGATACTATAATGGTAAATGGACCACACCAAGGTGAAAAAGATCAGTCATTGCCGTATCAAGATTACCAGAATGGAAAGTCTATGCTTATAAAGAACAGATATGGAAGAGAAAACAGCTAAAGAATTAGTAAAGCAACTTACCAGAATTGCTGACGCTCTAGAAAAATCGAACACATTAGAATCAGTTCGCGAAAAGAGACGTATTAAGCTTGAAAAACTAGAAGAAAAGAATCTTAAAGCAGATCTTCTAGAAAAGGTCAAAGTAGACCCAGAAAAAGTTATTCAGACATCACCTAGACTTGAAAGTGAAGAATGAGTTATTACCAAACGCTAGGGGTCGAGCAAACCGCAACTCAAGACGAAATTAAAAAAGCTTACCGTAATCTAAGTAAGCAATACCACCCTGACGTTAATGATGGGGACGACACTCAATTTAAAGAGATTGCCGCGGCCTATGATGTTTTAGGTAATGAGCAAAAGCGCCAGCAATATGATTCTCAACAGGGCGGTCATGATTTCTTTAGTCAATTTGCAAGAGGGGCTGGCCAAAACCAATCAATGTCTGATATTTTTGACCAGTTTTTTGGAGGTCAGTTTAGACAGCAAGAAGCACAAAAAGGGCCAGACTATCGAGTAGATATGCATATCTCATTTGAAGAGGCATTTAAAGGTACTCGTAAAGAATTCTCTATCAATGGTTCTAATATCTCAGTCGATTTTAAACCTGGTCTAAAAACTGGCCAGAAGTTTAGACTGCGAGGAAAGGGAGGACCTCACCCATATAATTCAAATTTGCCAAATGGAGATGTAGTGGTCCATATTCAAGTAATGGCTGATGGTAGGTTTATTTTACAAGGTAATGATATCTGGATTGAGCATTCTATTCCATGGTGGGATATAATTAGCGGGACAAAGATTAATGCCTGGTCACCAGATGGACTAATTAGTATAAATATACCAAAGGGAACTATACCGGGTAAAACTTTGAGAATAAAAGGCAAAGGATATCCGATATATAATACAGATACGAGAGGAGATTTGTTATGCAGAGTAAACCCAACTTACCCTGAATTAAACGAACAACAAATTAGTCTCGTTGAACAAATAAAAGAACATGGATAATTTATTCTTTGGCGGATTTATAGAATCAAGTAGACCTAATTGGGGATTCAGCGCAATCATCAATGGCCTAACTGACGTCGATGCGACGTATAATATCATTTATGAAGCCGTACTAAATAATCCAACCTATGTCATTCTTTCTGAAGCAGATGACGATCATAAGCTTAAAGTCATTTCAAAAATGATTAAACATTTTGAAGACAAAGAAGATTATGAAAAATGCGCAGAACTACTTAGAATTAAAAAAGCAATTCAAGAATAAATGATTATCGTAAAAGTTAATAAGAAGGGCGGAATCGAGAAAGCCCTTAAACAGTACAAGTCAAAAGTCATCAAAACAAAACAATTAAAAGACTTAAGAGACAATAGGTACTTCGAAAAGAATTCACAAGTAAAACGCAAGAAAATTGCGAAAGCAAAGTACATCCAACACAAATTTAGGGACAACGGTTAATCAGATAATATTAAAATATTTTAAGTATTATTTGATGTATCCTTAACTACTGTCGAATATATAACATAGACTAAATCATACCTGATCACAAATGATCAGATAGACTATGAAAAAGACAGAAACAACTACAATGAGCGGATTTGTATCAAAATCGGACAGAGACAGTCTGATGAGGGCTTCTTACTACCAAATCACGAGAAACTTTACCAAAACGGTAAACCGCTTCATCGTATTCAAAGATAATGACAGGTTGATCGAAATACCTCATGGTATCGGACAGCGCAGTAAATTTATTGACCTAATGGTTGAATACTTCGAGACTCAAGAAGAGTACGAGAAATGTAATAAGCTGATGAAGCTCAAAGACCTCGTTATTATGGCGGGCGATTAAATAACACAAACCACAACTACTATATATGGCTAGAGGTTCAAAAGGAACTCAAAGACAGGAAAGCTTACTAAATAGAGTACAGCTAAGACAGTCACAACAAAAATATTTACATCAAATTGAAAACAACGAAATAACATTTTGCTACGGACCAGCTGGAACATCAAAGACATTTACTGCCTGTTTTGCTGCTCTAAAAATGTTAGAAGAGAAGAAGATCAAAGAGATTATATTGTGTAAACCAATCCAAGAGGCTGGAGAAAAGCTAGGTTTTTTACCTGGTGATAAAGACGACAAGGTCGATCCATACATGAAATCATATAAGTCCAATATTGAAAAGATTATTGGCGTTGAAAAGACAAAACTCTTATTTGATAAGAACATCTTAAGGTTTGAACCACTTGCATACATGAGAGGCGATACGTTTGATAACGCTCTAATGATTCTAGATGAGGCGCAAAATGCTACCTTTAAGCAACTGATGCTATTCGTTACAAGAATGGGTAAAGACTCGAAAGTAATTGTTACTGGAGACGTTAGTCAACATGACATTGCTAAATCACGAGTTTCTCTGCCAGATTTTATTAATCTAATTGGAGGCGTAAAAGGAGTAGGTACTCATATTTTTGGAGATAGTGATATTGTACGTGCTAAGATTCTACAAGAGATTGTAAAGAAGTACGACCTTTGGAGAGATCACCACGAACCTAAAGGATAAACTTTTTCAAATTGCGTGATATAATAATAAATCACGTTTTAATGAAGAAGATATTACTGAAGTCAAGGTTAAATGAGGACATATCAATCGTAGAGGTTGGTGTAGATGAGGCTGGAAGAGGAGCATTAGCAGGTCCAGTTACAGTAGCTGCATGTATCATGCCTCCTGGATTTCAACACGAACTAATAAAGGATAGTAAACTATTAAGTGAAGGTCAGCGCGCTGAAGCTCGCCAAATGGTACTTGACAATGCAATTGCGTATCACGTAGAGCACATTCCAGTAGAACAAATAGAATCAACAAACATCCTAAAGGCTACACTGACAGGCATGGAAAAGTGCCTTCGTAAAGTATATGAGTCTACTGGGTTTGATTTTGTTCTTGTTGATGGTGATCAGTTTCACGGCTTCGAAGGAATTCATTTTGAAACGGTAGTGGGTGGTGATAATCTATACATACCAATTGCTGCTGCTTCAATCTTAGCAAAGACTGAACGCGATCGTTTAATGAAGGACTTAAGCAAGGACTACATGGAGTATGGATGGGGTAGTAATAAAGGCTACGGAACAGCACAACATCGTAAAGCAATTGAGAATTCTGGAGCGACTCCACACCACCGCAAGTCTTTTATTAGCCATATGCTAACGAAAACTGCGACATTGTTTTGAGAAGTTTAATACTTGGGAGTCTGCTGTTCATGTTAGGGCAATCTCTTATTTGGATTCAGACGAATGGTCAATTTGTGTGGCCATGGTTTAAAAAGAATCCAATCGTCATCTCAGTTATTTTTGGTTCAGTAATCAGTTATATTTTAATTTATGCTACACGATTTGTTGTTGGTCACTTTGATGGAATGTTATGGCCAAGTCGTTTTATTGGCTTTTCAACTGGGATTGTTACGTTTGCCGCTCTAACCTATATTTTCTTAGGAGAGGGCATCAATGCTAAAACAGCAGTCTCGTTAGGTCTTGCCCTATTACTAATCTTAATTCAATTATTCTGGAAATGAAAATACCACAATTCGAAAAACCACCAACAGTAGCAGTTTACCAAAAAAGAACGTCAGGTAAATACTACATGCTAGTCACTGAAAAGGACGTTGACACCGTTAACAATGCTGCAGCCCGCAAGCCGTTAATTGAGCATAAGTATTCAATAATAGAACTTGGCATTGGCCAATCCTTTATTGATACGTGGTGCAAAAAGTACAAAATCAATAATTTTGAAATAAAATAGTAAAAAAGTTGGCCTAGATTTTTCTATGTCAACTTTTTTGTTTATATTAGCTATATAATTAATCAACAACGTATATGAACAAGTTATCAGAATCGATCGGAACAATTATCGCGGCGGTATTACTAATCGCATTCGCTGCATTATTAATGGCATTGCCAACAAAATGGCTTTGGAATGCATGCTTAGTACCTGCAGTAGATGGAATTCACCAAATTGGATTCTTACAAGCGCTAGGACTCAACTTCCTATTCTCAATCTTATTTAAATCACACACTAGCACTTCTAAAAATGACAAATAAGAAGATCGTTTATATAGATATGGACGGTGTCTTAGTAGATCTAGTCGGCTGGGTAAAAGATAACTATTTGCCAGAATACATTGAAGATGCTGGAATTGGTAATATCGTCGATAATAATGCAGTAGCCTTTTACGAAGCTGCACCAATTAAAGGAGCAGTTGAAGCTTTTATCGAACTATGTAAGAACCCAGAACTAGAAGTCTTTATTCTTTCTACCGCACCATGGTCAAACAGTGAATCATGGAAAGCAAAACGGGTTTGGGTAGAAGAACATCTAGGTCCATATGCTACTAAAAAACTAATACTATCACATCGTAAAGATCTTCTTCGTGGCGATATTCTAATTGATGACCGTCCAAATAACGGCGCCGCTGAATTTGAAGGAGAACTTATTAAGTTTGGAACTAAACCGTTTGAATCATGGGAAGAGGTATTGAACCACATCAAGGCTATTTAACATTAGATCAATTTTTAGCACAGTATTCTTATGTACAGAAGGTATATAAGAGTTGTACAAATGAAAGCCAAAGAAAAACGGCAAAGAAATGGGCTGAAGATTGGTCAATCAGAATGGAGAGATGGGCTCCTTTAATCGTAAAGGACCGTCACGAGTTATATAAGTCGGTGACTTCTAATTGATATATAAAGAAACAAGACCAAAATGATGAAGTATATAATGACATTTGAAAAATACCAGACATACAGCGACTATAAACAGGGTGGTATGAGATGGGGTTCTCCAGAAGATTTAAAAGACGATGCAATTCTTACTCTTAAAAGATTACTGCCTACGTTTGATGAAAAATGGATCGATTCAGTTGAAGACATGTCAGACGATAAAAAAGGAATTAAATTTGAGATTAAAGTAGGTAAAGACATAATCCACATGTTTAAAACTGGCAATTATCGAGGCAGCTGGGAATACTATCTAAATAAGAAGAAGTCTAGCGAGTCAAAAGTACAGGATCATTTAGAAGCGGCGAATATGAGCCAAGTTGAGAAGTTTTTAAAGCATGTTGCCGGCTACGATTTTTGGGCTGATTACATCGACAACGGTGGTCAAAGAAACGATGCAGTTTCTAATAATAAATCAATCGAAGATATTTTTAACTCACTAAGCAAATCAGACAAGAAAGAGGCTGTTAAAGGAATGCAGAAAATGTTTAAACATTCTGAATTCGAGAAGGTCTTTAAAGCATAAAATCAAAACTTTTTTGGAAATAATTGAGCCGGCATTTTTTTATGTCGGCTTTTTTGTTTATATTTACTATGTAATCAATCGGGGAAGCCCACTAAACAAATAACAATGTCAAATAACAAATCATCAGGAGTATCATTTAGTTCATTATTAACTATTGTATTTATTGTACTTAAGCTAACCGACGTAATTGATTGGTCATGGGTTTGGGTATTGAGTCCAAGTTGGATTTCTCTCTTATTAGGTCTTGCACTTATTCCAGTTATTCTTATGCTCAATAAGAAAATTGAAAATGATAAGCCTATCAATAAATTCTTTGAGGCTCGTTTAAAAAAAATGGTAAAAGGTCAAAAATAATTGGCCTTTTATTTTTTTATGTCAATTATTTTTATTATATTAGTAGTATAATTAAAAAGATAAAAACATGATACAGTTTAAAGATTTAGTATTCCATAAAAAGAAATACCACACAGGTGGTATCAATAGTCGAATGGACTTTGATAATGGATTTTCAATTAGTGTAATCGCAGGTGGGTTGGCTTACAGCACACCACGTGAAGATAAGGATAGTCCTGATGACTTTGCTTCATTTGAGGTAGCAGTATTTGCTCCTGATGGTGAGTTTACGCGTGAGTTCTTCCCTGAAGACCATAATGATGATGTTTTGGGATGGCAAGATCGAGGTCAAATCAACGCTATAATGTTATTAATCCAATCTAAAGGCTAATTAAATTTTAAAAATAATTCACTCCAGATTTTTTTATGTCATGGATTTTGTTTATATTAGTACTATAATTAAAAAACAAACAATATGCCACAATTAGAATTATTCGAAAAACCAAAAAACCTAGCAGGAGAAGAAGCATGGAAAGTTGCGAAAGCAGTTTCAACTGGAGCCTATTCTTATGAAGACGCTGTAGAAATGGTTGCTAGCGTTAAACAATTAGATGATGATCTAATGTATATAGAAGGAATAGTACAGTCATACACTTATTAAAATAAATGACTCCAGATTTTTTTATGTCATGGATTTTGTTTATATTAGCTATGTAATTAAAAGATATAACTATTATGACTACAAGATTCCCATTCCTCCGCTCTCAAGATGAAAAAAACATCCAAGCTATGATCGATCAAAATCAAGAAATCTTCGATCACTTAAACGACCAACAAATTGTCGCTATCTACCTCAACAAACTTTACTCTAACGAATAAATTTTGAAAATAAATCACTCCAGATTTTTTTATGTCGTAGAAATTGTTTATATTAGTACTGTAATTAAAAGTTAACCATATGAAAGAATACATTTTATCCACTGGCCTAACAGCCTCAGATTTTGAAGTCGATGGAATCGACACAAGAGATTATCCTGACTTTTGCGATGCTTATATTTGTGACGCATCAGTCTTAGAAAATGGAGAATGGCGAGATGCCACTGACCCAGAAATTGACGAGTTAAACGAAGATTCAGATCTTGTTTACTCATGTGTTGAAGATTACCTATATTAATAAAAGAATTATGTTTGAAAATAAAATATTTTGGAGAGAAGATTTCAATGATGGCGCCGCCTCTGGTGGATTTTTCTTTCGTTCGTTTGATCTAAATAAATTCCTTAAACAAGTTGAGGAAAGTGAAGATGGTGGTGAAGTGGTTGGAATCCGCTTCGAAGATAATAATTTAGAAGTAATAGTTAAGAAATAGGCATATGAAAATGTTTAAGAAAGACGGTAGAACCGCAGTTTTAGTAAGCCCAGGATTTGGTGCAGGATTTAGTACATGGAACAGTCCAGAAATGGCAGTTGACTTTGATTTAGTCGAAGCATTCTTAAGCGGCGATATGAATCGCTTTGAGTACATTGTTGTAGAGAAGTACGGTGAAAACATGTACTTGGGCGGCATGGATAACCTTGAAGTACAATGGGTCGATGAAGGTAAGAAATTCCGTATCGAAGAATACGACGGCAATGAAAGTGTTGAAGTATTTGACAAAGAAGTCTGGTTTATAGCGTAAGTTATGAGTTACGTAGAAACAATGATTTTCTATATTTGTCAGACCTATTTGGATTTTGACCAGAATATGGAAGAGACTCTAAACTTTTTAGAAGATGAAATCAATTACCCTCGAGAATCAATTCAAGAAGTAATTGAAGAATGCATAGAAGATTATAAGTAATGAAAAAAGTAGTAATATTTGATTTAGATGGCACGTTGGCCATCATTGACAAGCGAAGAGCAAAAGCAGCTTTGCCTAATGGTAAAATGAATTGGGACGTGTTTTTTGCGCCAGAGAACATTCAATTAGACGAGCCAAATTGGCCAGTGATTGAAAGTTTTAAAGCAATGAAAGATGCGGGGTTTCGTGTTGGAATCTTTAGTGGTAGAGATAACATATCAATGGCCGAAACTATTGAATGGCTTGAAGCACATGGAATCGAGCCTGACTTTTTAAGGATGCGTAAGAATGGTAGCTTTGTACCAGACGATAAGTTGAAGAAGCTTTGGTTAGACGATATTCTTGCGAACGGCAACGAAGTGATGTGTACATTTGATGACCGCGATAAGGTAGTAAAAATGTGGCGCGACAATGGAATCACATGTTTCCAAGTTGCACCTGGAGACTTTTAGCCATGACTAGAATTAACTGTGGCGTAAATGCAGACGAGCTGCCGGATAAAATACTGTTGGCAGAGCTTCGTGAAATTAAGAGAATACCAAACGCTATTCGTAACGGGAGGTACTCTCTTAATGGTATTCCTGAGGAGTTCACACTAGGTACGGGCCATGTGAAGTTCTTTTATGATAAGTTAGAATACTTATATGAACGGTACCAAGCCCTTAGAAGTGAAGCGCTGAACCGCGGGTTTAATGTTAGTGATTTTAGCGAAGCATGGGACGGAGTACCTCAAGAACTAATGAATGGTTACATTGAAAAGATTAGAGACCGCGAGATTATTATTAGCAGAATACAGGAAAGGGGTTTTGGCCTACTTGAAAAATAATTGAAAAAACTTTGCACCAGATTTTTTTATGTCAAAACTTTTGTTTATATTAGCTATATAATAACAGATAAAGATATGGTAAAAGAACTCACATTTAATCCAAAAGACGTAAAATGCAATGGTAGCATTGGAGGTTGCGCAGTTACCCTAACTAAAGAAAACGAAGAAAAAGTTAAGTCATGTATTGGTGGTCACTTTTCACTAGTTGATAAGCTTACAGCACTTAGAAACCTAGAGCAAGCAGGAATGATTGATGGTCCTTGGACAATTGGTTCTCGAACTGAAAGCACTCAACAGCTTTTTTGTCGAATGGTTAGCGGTTTAATATCATATGGTCTTAAGATTGCTGGCAAAAAAGGAGGAACCTATAAAGCACAACGAGAATTTGCAGAAATGTGGGCTAATCAACAGGTCGAAGATATGAATACCGTCGATATGGTTACCATCTTAGAAAGTGCACTTACCGACTGTGCAACTGCTGACTATTACTACGAATTTGAAAAAGACTGGTCATGATAAATTACATACTTACATACCTATTATGTGGAGTTATCTTTAACCTCCTGTTCGACATGCTAATTAACACACTTGGAGAAGAAATGGAAGAGAATAGGTTCACAATGTTAGAACGAATTGTAGTTACTCTCACATGGCCAATTCACTTTTTTAAATTCATCATTGGATTCTTTACAACCTTAAAAAAATAATATGGTAAATTACGGATATTGCTGCATCAATCTAACCCTTGATGAACAGGGAATTAAGATTGGTCGTGGTATGATTAAACGAACATTTCAAGCAAAGGGCATCGAGTATGCTGGAGAATTGGCAGAATCCAACGTTCGCGACATGGTTGAAATCATTAAATGGAACAATCAACACGGTATTAAAATGTACCGCATGAGTTCTAACCTATTTCCATGGATGTCAGAATATGAATTCGCAGACCTTCCAAACTGGCCAAAGATTAAGAATCTATTGAAAGGTGCAGGTACCCTTGCAATGAAATATGGTCAACGTATCACATTCCACCCAGGTCAGTTCAATATCCTAACTTCAGAACGGGAAGATGTTGTCCTAAAAACACTTAAAGAATTACGACAACATGGTGAAATTATGGATGCAATGGGTCTACCAAGAACTCATGAAGCTCCAATCAATATTCATGCTGGAGGTACATATGGTGACAAACCATCAGCAATGAAAAGATTTATTACAAACTTTCATCGGCTAGACGAAACTGTTAAATCACGCCTTGTTCTTGAAAACGACGACAAACCTGCTCAATATGGAGTCGAAGACCTATATGAAATTTGGAAGTCTTGTGGTACTCCAATTACATTTGATTACCATCACCATCGTTGTTACAATGACCCAATGCCAGAAAAGGAAGCGCTTGAATTGGCAGCTCAAACCTGGCCAAAGGGCATTCGCCAACTATGTCATTATTCATCGGCTAAAAAGCTTCACGAGGATGCTTCTGTTATTATGAGAGCACATGCCGATTATGTGTATGAGCCAATTGAAGATTACGACATGGAGCTTGACATTGAAATCGAAGCAAAGGCAAAAGAATTGGCCGTACAAAAATATGTGAAACAATTCGAAGAAGTATTAATATAAAGACTAAATTTACGTAATATGGACAAATTGAAAACTATTCTAGGAAAGGTATTGACTTACCTAAATCGTCGCCAAGCAGCTGCACAATCAACTATCTTGTGGGTTCTTGCAATCCTAAACTTTGGAAGCCAAGACTTTTGGTTCTTTGCTATTCCAGCAATTATTCTTTCAGGAATTCAAGCAATTGTCGATGAACTTAGAAAAAACAACGAAATAAAATGAGTAACTTAAAACTACAGGCCTTAAAGGCACATTACGCAGCTAAACGTCTTGAAGCAATTGCAACACTTGATGTTTATTTTAATGCTTCAGTTGGAATCGGTGAACACCCACAGATTATTGAAGAAATGGATAAACTAGTGAGACAGATTGCAGATGCTGAAGGTTGTCTACAAGTAATTGAAGAGAATTTCACGGAACAGCCAGAACAGGTTTAGTACTAAGACGTTTTACTTTATTTTTAGGCCAAAGGGGATCGAGAGATCCCCTTTTCTTTTATTAATATATAGAATATGAAGCACATTCCGACATTTGAATCATTTGTAAACGAGGGAAGAGGCAGCTGGGATACGCTGTCAAACTCGATTGTGAAACAAGTATTTAAACAGTGGATGTCAGACTGGAAGTCTAAAAAGAAGGAATCAAAGTATTTCGACCAGATCGAAGACCCTTCAAGAGGCATTGAGTTTGACATTCATGCAAACATTTACTTTGGTAAGACCAAGGGATTTGAGGTATTAAATAGTACTGGAGCAGATGGTCGTGATGAAGTATACGATGAAAAAGAAGATGAATGGGAAGACCAAACTCCATTCATCATTATTGATTTTGCAATCAACCCAGACTGGTTACCAGGAGAATGGTCAGAAGTCTATATGTACCTTGCTGATGTAATGAGACATGAACTAGAACATGTTACACAGGACGGTATAAATATTGGTAACTATCGAATGGGTAAACCAAATGAGGATGACACTCATTTACGAAATCTAATTGAATTAGGACTCTTACCAAAGTATCATTACTTATTGCTACCAAAAGAGGTTGATGCGAATTTACAAGGACTAAGATTTGAGGCAAAGAAGCGCAAGGTTTCGATGGAAGAAACTGTTAATAAATATCTCGATACTCAGGAATATTTGACAGATGATACTAGAGCCGAAGTATTAGACACTTGGAGAAGAAGAGCTAAAAAAATGGGAGGAATCCCTAAATTTTAATATGAAATACATAAAACTTTTTGAGGATTTTGTTAAAGGATACGGTGAAAAAATCAGTAAAGAAGATTTTAATAAGCATGTTGTTGCCGGTAAAAAGGTTCTTTATGATGGATTTGAATATGACGTGATCAGTAATGATGGTGTTGTTGTTAAGTTAAAAGCTGTAGAATCTGGTAAAACTAAGTCTATAAACTATAATATGTTTATCAGACAAGGTGCGATTGATGTAGTTGAATCAAAACTTATTAGTGAGGGTATTAACGATCCTGGAATCTTAAAGGCTTTTTTCATGGCCGGTGGTCCAGGTTCTGGAAAATCGTTCGTAGCTAATGAACTGTTCGGCTTTCCTAAAAATGCAATGTCATCAGTCTCATACGCCACTGGCCTAAAACTAGTAAATAGCGATCCTGCCTTTGAAAAAATGATGAAGGACGCTGGATTAGAACCTGGTAAATTGGCACAATACGCTAAAGACAAAAATCTATGGGATAATATTGTAATGCCGATTAGAATAGGCGCAAAGAACCTTTCTAGAAGAATGCAGAACAACTATATTGCAGGTCGCTTAGGTCAAGTTATTGACGGTACTGGGAAAGACTACGATAAAATTAGAGGACATAGACAATTGTACAAGGATATGGGTTATGATACCTATATGGTGTTTGTCAACACTACTAAAGAAGTTGCTCTTGAAAGAAACAGGATGCGAGAGCGTAAACTAGGAGATGATATGGTTGCTTTAATGTGGAAAGAAGTACAACAAAATCTTGGTAAATTTCAAAAACTATTTGGTTCAGATAGAATGATTATTGTTGATAACTCAGAATATGGTAACGATCAACTATTAGATCAGATTGAGAAAGAAATAAATAAAAGACTTAATACACCAGTTCAAAACCCAATTGGTAAGAAATGGTTACAAGCAAACGATCCTAAAAATAGGGATAGAAACAAACCAGCATAATGACTATTATTAGCGATAAACTTGATCTTAAAAAGAGAGATATTGCACCAAGTGGACATAAACTTGCATACAATCCTCTTGGCCATTTAGTTGGCATGATAACAAAATGTAGAAAATCAAATAAATGAAGTTTATAAAGACATTTGAAAATTGGGAAAACGTTTCACCTGAACTAAAGGCACATATTGATGAGGGCCTTGATTTAACTAATTCATTCTTTAGATTAGGTAGTGAAAAGTACGCTGAGCTTTTTGAAGAGGTTAAAGAGTACTGGGATAAGGGTAACGTAATTCTGAAAGGTCCTTCAGGTTGGATGGCTAAAAACCTAGAAGTTGGTAAAGCTGCTATTTATAAACCAAGAGGTAAAGATCCAATTAAAGTAAAGTTGGATTCTCCTGAAAGAGGCGGAGATAAGAAGTTTATAGTCTATCATAACAGCGGTAGAACGGATAAAGAGGGTAACATCATCGCAACCAAGATTGAATGGGGAGACCCTAACTTAACGATTAAGAATGACGATCCTGGTAGAGCAGCAAGTTTTTGGGCACGCCATCAATGCGACCTACAAAAGAAAATGGATCCTTCTAAAACAGGATTCTGGGCATGTTATGGTCCAACACTATTTGGAAAACAATTAGGACTTAAATCAGACCAACCATGGTAACATATGAGGAAATGATTGATATGATAAATGACCAACGTAAACCTTTCACCGAAGAGCGTTACGATGGTTATATCATTAGACGTTTCGACCCAAGTTATCCAGAACATTTATATAAGTGGCATTGGGATGAGGAGAACAGAACAGTTCAGGTATTAGAGGATTCAGATTGGAGATTTCAATATGACAATGAATTACCAATTCCAATGATTACCGGGGAGGATATTAAAATACCTGCAGGTGTTATTCACCGTATTATAAAAGGAACAACTCCACTAAGTATAAAAATAATCTTAGATTAAAAGGATATATAAAACATAGAAAAAACAAAAACATTATACAATGAGCAAAAAAATTCTATCATTTGAAGAATACGTTCGCGAGGCGGACCGTTCTGAAGAAATCGAAAAGGACATCGTTGACATGGGCGAAGTTGAAGACCTAGAGGATGAGGTTGAAGAATCTCCGGAAGATGTTGAAATCGCTGAGGACGAAGACGAAGAAGAGGCTGAAGAAGAATCTGAAGAAGAGGCTGAAGAATCTGAAGAAGAGGACGAGGAATCTGAAGAAGAGGACGAGGATGGCGAAGAAGAGTCTGAAGAAGAGGCCGAAGAAATCGCGAAGGCAGTATCAGAAATGATGACTGAAATGTACGAAGCAGCATGCAACGAAGCAGTAGCATACGAAAACGATGACTACGATGAGCACACTGTTGAATCTTACATGAAAGAAAATGCTGCTCTAGCTGCTGCTCTTGCTACAAAAGCAATGGAAGAAGCATACGAGCAAGTAAAGGAAGAAGAAATGACTGTTGAAACTTACGAAGCAATGTGTGAGTCAATGAAAGAGTCATATGCTAAGAAGATGGACGAGCTAAAAGAGGCTTGGTCTAAGTAATCCATTACGTATTAAACTTTTTAAAAGTCGTTCATATAATCTATGAACGACTTTTTTGTGCACTATGCCTAGAATACCAATACATAAGATTTACATGCAAACCGCATATCAGTTCGCTAAACTGAGTTATGCAAAACGTAGAAAGGTTGGATGTGTTATTGTTAAAGACGAACAGGTAGTATCATTTGGTTATAATGGTACGCCAATTGGCTTTGATAATCAATGTGAAAAGGAACAGATTCGCTATTATGAAAATCCAGAACATGCTCAAACCCTAATTGATAAGGGATATGAATGCGAAAATGGATGTTGTAGTAAGGAGGTAACCAAACAAGAGGTACTCCATGCGGAATCAAATGCAATTACTAAACTCGCGAAATCAACGATGAGTTCAGCTGGAGCAGACCTTTACACGACAACCGCACCTTGTTTTGATTGTGCTAAGTTAATTATCCAGGCAGGAATCACTAGAGTCTACTATTCTGAGGACTATCGCGATATGAGCGGAGTTGAACTATTAGAAAAGGCAGGAATTGAAGTAGAAGAAGTGATATGCTGGAACGACCTATAAAGGAAATTATTGATGAAGCTCTCGAGGTGGGAGTATTTGGTGCTGACTTCACCTTTCGTAAAGGGCAGCGCGAGACAATAGAAACAATCATTCAAACCTATCAAGAGGACCCTGAAGCAACTGTGGTGATTGACGCACCTACCGGAACTGGTAAGTCAATTATCGCAATGTGGTGTGCTTGGATCTTTAAAGAGATGGGAAAGAGGGGCTATCTTGTCACTTCAGACCTATCCTTACAGGACCAATATGAAAGCGACCTTAAAAAGCTACGCTTAAGATGGCCATCAATTAAAGGCATCGATAATTACGATTGTCATGTTAATGGTCTTAAGTTTTCTCTTGGAGAATGTCGCATGCGAAATATGGGATATGAGCAGGCTCTTGCAAAAATGAAGTGTGCCCAAACCTGTGAGTATATTCAATTGCGTAAAAGGGCTATTGACTCTCCAGTATCTGTACTAAACTATGCCTTTTGGTTATTGCAACGTAACTATGTTGCTCCAAAGATGGAAAGTGATGAGCGAGAGGTTCCATTTAAAAAGAGGGACTATGTTTTCTTTGATGAAGCCCATAAAATAGATGAAATTGTACAGAATCATTTTTCTCCCAGGGTAGATAATTTCCTTCCCGAACTTTTAAATAACCAGGCTAAATTCTTAGTAAAGAGTGGGTTAGCTTCTCCAAATATTAGTAGTGCATATCTCAACGATTTGCTTGGAGACCTATTGCACTCTCAAGACCGTGAAGTTCTCTATGCTAAATTGATAGAATTAAAGAAAGTTCTCACAGGATTTAATGCATCGAAAAGTGCAGCTGAAAAGAGTGCACGTCAAATATTTGGAACTTCAGTTGATCGCCAACTTTCTCCAACTTGGAAAACGGCATTTAACCGATTTGACAGAATTAAGGACATTCATTGTAAGATTGAGGACTACATAGACTTGATTAATATAACTGGAATTGATACGATGGTATTTGACCAACGTGACGATGAGGCAAAGTTTATGTGTACTGAAGAGGCTACAATGATTCAAAAGTATCTTCATAAACAGTCTGGTTTTAAGATATTTATGAGTGCGACTATTGGTGGACCAAGAGAGTTTGCAAGAATTATGGGTATTACCAGTGCTAAATTTGTTAGACTTGATAATGCATTCAATTATGATAAATCTCCAGTAGTTTTTATCAATAAGCATAAGCTCTCGTATCGTGAAAAAGAAACAAGTTTGCCAAAGGTCATAAAACTATTAGACAAAATAATAGAAAAGCATAAAGGGCAACGTGGGATTATTCACACAGGGTCATATGAGTTTACAAAATACATTAAGCAGCATAGTAAGCATACTTTCCGCTTGATGGACTATGATAACTCAAAAGAGAAGAACGATCTTCTTGAGCTATTTAAGCAAAAAGAAGAGGCAGTGTTTATGGGACCTTCACTATTAGAAGGGTTGGATTTAAAAGATGACGTTAGTCGATTCCAAGTCTTCTTTAAGGTACCATATCCAAATCTTGGAGATCCGTTAATTAAAGCAAAAATGAACACAATGCCAAATTGGTATGATTGGAAAACCGGTATAACTATTATGCAAGGAGTTGGAAGAAGTGTTAGAAATGAGGATGATTGGGCAGTGACCTATATCCTGGACGCTTGCTTTCTTTCGTTGATAAATAAACCAGAGTTATTTCCACCATCCTTTGTAGAACGTATAAAAACAATAAAATAATGGGTTTTAATAAATTATATCTACCAGAAATAACCGACTTACAAAAGTCTTTAGATAAAGATGGAAAAGAGAACTTTGAAGGATTTTGGGTACGTCGATATCTAAAAGCTGACGCAGTAATAGGTTCTTCTGAATCGATGGATTTTATCAAGCAATTTATGATAAAACAAGATGAAAAGAATAGTATTGCGAGCAATTGACTTTTCAATTAGAACGCTATTTAAGATTAAAAATAAAATGACAATGAGTACACAAGTACAGACCGAAAACCAAATTTACGTTTGGACCAAAACTGAAAAGGCTGGATCGATCGTTGTGGTTGCTGAGAAACAAAAAGATTCGAAATGGCTCTATTTTGAAGACGGCTCCCGAATTAATCCATCTCTAGTTAATGAGTATTTAATGGAGGCGAAAACAATGGACGAGGCAAAAATACATGCTTCTTCTTTTGGCAATACTCTTGGAATAACTCCAACCAAAACAGGCCCAGTTGAAGACCATTCGAATACGGTGGTTACTACTACATCAGACCCTATTATTACTCAACCTAAAGAAGAGGTTAAAGAAGAGGTTAACGTAATGATGGAAATGCTCTCTAAAATGAGCAAGAAAAACAAGGCAACTATGCCGGTTGAGGTAAACATTCCATCAACTATGGTATATGAAATGTTACAGGATCAGATGGATTTAGAACAATCTGACTTAAATGAACAGATCGGGATGCTGGTAGAAAATCAGATAAATAACCTACAAGAACAATTAAGAGAACAAATTCAATCATTTATTTCTAATTACTATAACAATGAGCACAGAGAACACACAGAATCAGAATGACGCAATTCTTTTTACAAGAAAACAAAGAAGATACATGCTTAAAGAAAGAGGTATTCTAAAGCAGGTTTCTAAACTTTCATTCTTTAATCCACTTCGTTCTAATCTAAGAGCGCAAAACATGGAAAGCGGTAGAAAAATGCACTCACAGCATATGGATATTGTAGAGCAAAGAAATGGCGAACTTCTAGAGGCTAAACTTGAAAGTATGAAGAATACTTGGAGAGAGATTGGCTATAATGATGCTGAAATTAATCTACTTGAAGAGGCTTGGGCACTAACTGTATTTAAAGACAGTGAAACCTACCGAGAGGATAAGAAAAAGTCTCGTCAATTAATGAAAGAGGCTAATACTTTAAGAGCAGCTAGAGCATAATGGTAACATTAACTATAGAACCAGCCGATAACGGGGTTGTCAAAGTTATCTATGATGACTCCGTTAACGGAGCTGGAGAAGAGTTTGTTTCTCGAAAAGTATATGATTTCGAGAGAGATGAGGAGACCAAAGAATCAGTAGTGGACTTCTTATCAGACGTTGTTCTTGATCTTGGAATTGACGTCGGCAGCGACTTAGATAAATTCAAAGTTGCAATCGTAACTGAAATAGGCGATCCTGCCCAATTCAGTGAAGATGAAATAAAACAAAAAATAAAAGAGTTGAAAGCTGAAATTAAAGAGCTTGAAAATTCTATAAAATAATGACCTTAAAAGTAGCAGGTATTTGGTGTAAAACGAAGTCTGACTTTGATAAGTACATTCGCCAGGAAGAATATGACTTAGTGATCTCTCACAATGAGATCTATAGTCGCCTGCTTAAAAGTGATCCGAGCGATGCTGAACCGTCGGATGTCATTATTTCACTCTATATACAAAAACTTTTTAAAACTATTCCTAAGAAATTCGAAGGTTTAGAAGAGGTTAACATTGCTTTCTTATTTAAGAATCTTGACAGTGAGACTGTCTCAAACTTCAAGAGGTTCATTTCTAGTGAATTTGAAATGGGTGAAATGGATTTAATCATTATTAATAGATGTGATTATCCAAAGAAAGGGGTGTTAAGCCTATTTGATGCTGTAAAGTTTATTGACCATGATTAAGCACAAGCTTTTTGCAAAGGGCGAATATGTACAAGCACTGATCTCAACAACACAACAACCTAACGTTCTTATTCCGGTTAGGGGAATTATCTATGATGTCAAGTTTGATGACATTAATCCACAGTATCAAATTAGAGTCAAGAAATTCTATGACTCAATCTATTTTCTTAAGCAAAACATGTTTGGTGGCCGATTCTTTCGCGACTTTGAGGGTCATGATACCAGAATAAATGCTAAAAGAACCAACTATAAAAATACAGAGCAATTAGTAGAAGAACTATTTGACGGAGACAATTGGAAAAAGTATTTAATTGTCGTTGATTCTGTATTTTGTGTTAAGACATTTGAAGAACAACAAATCTTATTTAATAATTTACAGTCTTTTATGATTGAACAAAAGATTAAAGAGATTTATGAGATGTCAACCCGATTACCATACCAGCGAGCTTCAGGTGATTTTGCATATGAATCTAAAGGTGAATTCATCACCGCTTTAAAGAAATTCCTGGGTGATCGCACTCCACCTGATGAGGAATGGATCGATAACATGTTCTATAATCCAACTTCTAAGGAAATGGACATGGGAGAATGGAAGTAGTATGATAATAAATAGGATATATAAAGAAAAATAGATCCTATTAATGTCTGAACAAGCACAAGATAATACATCACTACCAGGAGAATCTTCAAAACTTCAATTTGTTTCTGAAGAAAACGGCATCTTTATGTATAGAGATGTAGATAGTGGGGCTGAAATAAATTCACAGGCTCTAATTGATGGTGCGAAAGGAAATCCACCAATTTCAGGAGAGGGAGCTGTTAAATTAGGAGCTACTATAAAGCAATCTATTGGTGCAGAAAACGGCGGATTTTACGGAGCCCAACCAGATATCCAATCTAGAAAATATAGTGTTGGTAAAGAGGTTTCAGGAGCAGGAAACACCAATAATAAGGTAGAAGATGCTGGGCAAACAGTTGATGCTGGACAGGCAGTAAGATCTAAATTTAACAGATGGTCATTATTTAAGACTGAAAATATTGCAGGTAAAAGCGGTGTAGGAACTGCAAGTAATAAAAAGGAAATGTCAGAGGCTCTATATGGAGGACCTGATGGTCCAATTCAAAACCCAACTGCACGTAACATTGTTAACTTTGCAAAAGGAACTAAGTCTTCTGGAAAAAGTCCATCAACTAGCTTAGGATATGATTATGATTTAGCTGACTTTATTCAATGTCAACACTATGGAATGATTAGCAATAATTATATGCTAACTCTAAGAAGGTTTCCATATCCAGTACAAGACGATATTATTAGCCCAAAAATATTTGATAAAACCGGTAAGCCGGTGGAATCACACCAGCCTGATCTTGCAAGGGCTATTACTTGGATGTCACCTGCGCTTGGAAACGATCTTAAAGAAATTTTAAAGTTTAAGGTGGGTTATAACTGGAAGGATGTTGAATCTCAATTACAAGATATTCAAACTTCTAAATCTAATAGAGGTGCACTTGGTTCAAGTATTGACGGTAGTCCATTACTTTCAGCAGTAGAGGCTGGTTTAAATGGTAGAAGTGCAGCAGAATCTCAATTAATTAGAGAAAGAGGTGCTGGATTTGACCCAACTAAAGAAACTTACCCAAACAAAGTATTTGGACCATATAATGTAATTAAAGACGTATTAGCTAGGGATCGCGGAATTAAATTTGAACAAGATTTCACACTTACGTTTCATTATGACATTAGAGGATACGGAAACACTTCACCGAAGGCAGCGTTTATGGATACGATGTCAAACATATTGGCACTAACATATAGTAATGCTCCATTCTGGGGAGGAGCTACTCGTTATCTAGGAAGCGGTAGTGTTGGTAAGCCATTTGGTGATCTTAATAAACTTAAAAGTGGAGATTACCAAGGATTTTTAACAGGTTTAAAAGATCAATTTTCCGGAGCCCTTTCTGGAGGATGGGAAGATCTTAAAAAAGGATTTGGTAACTCAAAAATTCTTGATAACGTTGTTGGTGGTGGCTTGATGAAATTATTTGGAGGTCCTCAAGGTGCAACTCTTGCTGCAGCATTTCTAACTGGTGATCCTACTGGTAACTGGCACTTAACAATTGGTAATCCAATGGCACCAATGGTAGTGATAGGTAACTTAGCACTGCAAGATGCTCAATTTGAATTTGAAGGTCCTCTTGGATATGAAGATTTTCCAAGTAAATTAAAAGTTACAATTACCTTAAAACCAGGTAGACCAAGAGATAAGGGTGATATTGAGAGCATGTTTAATGCTGGAAGAGGTAGACTGTATCTACAACCTGAAGAAGGTGGTGGTCCTAACGAAGGATTGGTTGATGCATACGGTAAGAAAATAATGACAGAAGAAATGATACGTAGAGCTTCTGATATGAATCACGGATAATAGATATGGAATTAAAAACATTATTAAATAAGATCAGCGACGGCGTTAAAATTATAATGGCTGTTCCTTCTATAATCTTTAGTGATAGAGAAAATGCTAAACTAGTTGAAGAAAATCATGCTATCACTAAGTTTGAAGAGGCAAGACCAGATCTAGTTGCACTTAAGTACTATGGAACTACGGAGGGGCTAGATATTATTTTAAAGTATAACAATATATCTGATCCTTTTTCTATTAAACAGGGTCAGATTATATCAGTACCTTCTCAAGAAATTTCACTAATTAAGTTTCAACGACCAAAAGAGGTTGAAGAAAACCCAGTAAAGCAGCAGTTTATTGATACAAAAAGATTGACGACTAAAGATCAAAAAAGGGTTAAAGCTCTACAAAAGAAATACGGTAAAGAAAACCTATTGCCGCCAAATGTTATACCAGTGGGCAAGAAAACTTATAGATTTGAAAGGGGTAAAATTGTGTTTGGGAAACAGGCACAAAGTGACCCTGTTGTGGATGAAATTTTAAAAGAGACTAGAAGTCAAGATACTCAAAACTTAAGTTAATAATAGATGGATCTATCTAGTAAAATATTAGCCTTAATTGAGCCTTCAATTGAGCCTTCAAAAATTGAAACACCTTCAAAAAATGAAGAGAGTGGAGAAGAGGATAAAATAACGAAAACTTTCGGTATTGATTCTCCTGTCATTTTTTTAAATGGTTATGTTTTTGAAAGAATTGATGTTGTCAATTTTTCAATTGAAAGCGCTGGAGTTATACCAATCTGTTCGGCTAAGATTGTAGATTCAAAAAATGTGTTTACTGTTGATGCTTTTCCTAGAGACGGAGATGTATTTACTGTTTTTATTAATTCAAAAAATCAAAGCACTTTTAAGTCAATTCATCTTGATTTTGAAATTATAAACATTACTGCTGAGCCAAAAAAAGAGGGAGATCCTAAAGTAGTTAATCTTACTGGAAGGGTTAAAGTACCTAAATTTTTTGCTGAAAATTGTCAACATTTAGAAGAGAACACTTCATTAGAGCATATTACTAAAGTAGCAAAAGAATTAGGACTAGGACTAGCTTCTAATATTGAAAGTACTGACGATTCACAAATAAGAATTCAACCATACATAAATTACGTTGATTTTATAAATAATATTGTCTCAACTTCATATATTAATGATGACTCTTTCCAGACTCATTTTATTGACCATTATTATTATCTAAATTTTGTTAATGTAAATTCTATTTTTAATTCAGAAAATCCACCGCTTGATAGTTTTGAAGAATCTTTAGCATCTTTAAATGTTTCAATTGGAGAAGAATCATTTGCGCCAGAAGACATTGACTCAAACCCAACTCGATTATTTTTAACTAATAAAGTTAACTTTAAGGCAACAAATCAATATGTAAATAAATTTGAGATAGTTAATTCATCACAAGCGGTAACAGAAGTACATGGTCATTTTAGAGATGTTCAAGTATATGATGATAATTCAGATGAAAAACTTGATGAATTTGAATTAAGTACACTAACACAAGACCCTTCAAGGTTGCTTGATATTCAAGAGCCACTTCGCGGAAACAGAGAAAGCGAAGAATATGCACAGCTTAGGAAACATAAGTATATGGGTAGACAGGATGTTGGTAGCGATGGAATTGGAAATTCACACCCTAATTATGTGTTCGCTCAATTAAATAATAACATGAATAACGACGATACTCAAAGAATGAAAATGGTTGTTACTCTTGAATCTTTTAATCCTTCACTATATAGGTTTCAAAAAGTACCTTTGCTACTTTATCATGTTACTTCAGAAAGTATAAAACCTGCGCTTGAGTTGGAAAAAGAAAAAGAAAAGCAAGGATTTACAGATTCAGCAATTGATGTTCCTAAAGGCGAAGAAAACCCAGATCAAGTATTAGATCAATTTGCTTCAGGATATTATATAGTAGAATCAATAGAGTTAATTTATAAAAAGAGACTTGGTAAATTCTTTCAACGAGTTACTCTTATAAGAAGAGATTGGCCGGCTAGACTAAACGCGGTTAAAGGGAATAAATAATTAAATTATGCAAGACTTCAAGACGACATTAGACTTTAGAAAGGGCTTTCGCTATAGCAAATTAGCGGAGGATCCTACATTCTTGACGTTTTTCTTTATGTTTGACTACTTTAGTGAAGAGTCTCCTCTATTTAATGGAGAGGCAGAGAATTACTTAAAAAATGTAGTTAAAGATGCTGAAAAAGCGGAGGCTCTTGCGAACTTTAAAAAGATTTTACAAAGAATTAATTCTGAACTTCCTTGGTTTTGGCAAAGTGTTTCTGGAATTGATACTACTCGACAATATGGTAACATGGAAGAACCATGGTGGGGAGCTGATAAACCTGCGATTGAGATAAGTTGTTTAGAGACTGTAGAACTTACGGTTTCTGGTATGATCGATCTATACAAAAAGGCAGCATATGACTTTAATAGATGGGTTGAAGTTATTCCAAAGAACTTAAGACGTTTTAGAATGTGGGTTTGGGTTTCAGAAGTTAGAGACTTTTCTACATCTTCAGCTTCAAAGGCGTTTAGCGCGCTTCAAGAGGCTGGAGGAAACAATGTTGTTAGTAATGACAATAGCGTTAAAAGTGCTAAACCATTCTTTCAAATTGAATTAAATTATTGTACATGGGATATTGACTCTACGAGTAATATATTTGCTGATCTTTCAAGAAGTCCTAGCGAAGTTGCAGCTCCAACTATTAAAATCTTTTACGAAAATGTTTCATATATTGGGGAATACGGTAACAATTCAATACCGAATGCTAATAGAACTTTGGGAGAAATGCTTGGAGATATTGCAAAAGAAAAGTTAGACCGAATTACAAGTGGAGCAATTGATAGAGTTTCTGAAAGTCTACAAGCAAGAGCACTTCTTGGAAATGTACATGGCATAAATTTAGCATCAACTATTCAAGACGCATTTAATGCTGGATCAGTTAATGGTATTGCAAACATCCTGAATGGAGTTAATACTACTAGCTCTGGAAATACCGGAGACGGTAATCTTGGAGAGGTGCACGATAAAGTTCCTCAAAAAAATGAATCACCAAGAGGAAACGTTTATGGAGAAGTAGCTCAAGATTCTGAAGATCTAACTCCAGAAAACGTGTATATTAATTCAAACGTAACAGATAACGAAGGTCCAATCAACCAAAACGTACATAAATAATGGAGACCATAAGAGAGTTATATCGTGATAACGTTAGAGACTCTCACTGGATTGGTGAGGTAGTTAATAACGAGGATCCTCTTCTAAATGGAAGATGTAGGGTAAAGGTGTTTGGTAAATTCGACCTTTTACCAGAAGAGGCTATTCCATGGGCAACTCCAATGAATCGTGATCAGGTAGGTGCACACTCAGTTCCTAGGGTTGGCGACATTGTAGCCATTCGTTTCGATAATGGTAACATATACCACCCAGAGTATTGGTTCCAGGTGGATCAGAATAGTGCCCTTAAGAGTGAGGTACTTGAGAATTCTGAAACTCCTCAAAATGTAATTTCACTCGTTTACGACGACGAAAGAAACTTAAGAATATACCACTCACCTGAAGACGGATTAGTTGTAACATCTGGAGAGTCTAATACTGAGGCTCCAATGTTAAGATTTAGTCCAGAAGGAGAGATCTTTATTAATTCAGACAATATCTTTATTGCTGAAAGTGGGACAGATGATTCTGAACCAGCAGTTCGTGGAGAAACACTATCAAAGCTTCTACAAAAAATGCTTGATTTTATTACAACACATACACACACTTCACCAACAGGACCAACAACGCCTCCACTGCCTCCTGTTTCAATACAGGGTAAAGCACTAAAGAGTCAACTTGGTCAAAATTCAGGAGAGGGTAAAATTAAACAGAAATCAACACCTTAAAATGGCAGATCAAAAAACAGGAGATGATACAGGGGTAGGTACACTTAACGATGGGAATAGTGGAGCACCGACCGGAGCACCTTCTACGCCTTCATTCGGTGGCGGTGGAGGAATACCAACTCCAACCGGAACTCCAGGCGGCTCTGGAACTCCAGGCGGCTCTGGAACACCGGCAGGTACTGGAACACCGGCAGGTACTGGAACACCAACAGGTACTGGTGGAAACCCAGGTTCTACTGCAACTGCTTCACCACCAAGTCCATTTCCCCCAGGATCTAATTTAAGCGCAGCACTTGATTCTTTTCTAAATAAAGGTGGAGATGGTTTACCTTCATATGAAGATGTCGTCGGTATTTTTATTGCAACTAAAGTTGGAATGAATGAAATTAAAAGACAAAATCCTCAAATTGCAGATGCTGACTTTAAGGTTGAAATTGATAGTTTAAAAGATTACTATATGAATGGTGCTGGAAAAGAGGCACTCGAAGGAAAATATAAAGACTTAAAAGCATCTCTTGGAAAGGCAAAAGAAATAGCAATTAAACTTCCGATTATAGCAACTCAAGCAATTGCAAGTTCAGTTCTTCCAGGTACGATAGGTATTGGAGTTCCTAACTTTGCAAAAATGGCGCTAGACCTAAAAGTAAGTACCGGTCAAATTAAAGAGGTTATTAATGACTTTTTAGTAACAGTTGCGACAGTATTAAAACTTGCAGGTCAACTTGGTATTTCTAATAGCGGTCCAATTAAGCAACTTGGCAATATTGCTCGACCGCTTTTAAAATCGGCTCAAAAAATGGACAATGCTGAAAAGAAAGCAGATGCAAAAGAGGAAGAAGCAAATAACCCACAGCCTCCGTTTAAATATGTTATTGGTGATGAAACATTTACTGAAGCAAGCATTGAAGAACTCTTACAAAAGGAAGAGTTTTCTTATATTACTGGATGGCCACTTTCCGATACAAACATCAGTTCAATGAATGCCCAATACAGTACCTTAATTAAATATGGTAATGGAGAAGTTGCAGACCAATTGTTAAAAGAATTAAATGTACTTAAAGCATATGATGCGTGGTATCGAGAAAACCACAGTAATTAACGAATATATACTTAGTCTCACTTTTTAATTTAAAAATAAATGTCAGAAAACAAAAGAAAGCGCCTAACCAAGCCAATGGCTGGTGAAGCAATCGTAGAAGAAACAGTAACTGTTGAATCTAACGAAGAAAGAGTAGAAGAAGAATCTTGGTTAAATGAAGATGGAACATTTAACTGGGATGGCTACGAATCAACGTGTATTACTAACACTCGAAAACCAAATCCACACATCAAAACTAATGGTAAAGACAGAGTATTCTGTAGAGAACCATATGCCCAAAAACATTACGATATTTATGCTGGACATGAAAGTGTTCAAAACATGCGAGTGCATGTAAATGTTGGCGACATCGTTGATGGTAGAGTATATGCAGTTTCTTCAGAATGGATGACGCTTGATGTAGATTATCGCGAGATGATTTACGTTAAGTTATCAAAAGAACCTGCACACATACTTGAGGACTACAAACCAGGTGATGAGGTATCAGTATTAATCACAAGCGACGGATACGATACTGCAAGTAACAATGCTCACATTACTGGATCTGTTTCGGGTGGTATGAAGCAAAGAGTCTTTAGAGACCTACAATCCGGAGTTGATACTGCAGATACTGCATGGGTTGGTAGAGTTAGCCACATGATTGAGAATGGTGGTTATATCGTAGCTATTCAAGGTGTTGAGTGTTTTATGCCAGGTTCATTAGCTGGAATTAATAAACTACATGACTTTGAATCTATTATTGGACAAGAAATGTATGTTGTTCCAGTGTCGTTCTCACCAGAAAGAGGTACAATCGTAGTTTCTCACCGTAAGTATTTACAAGCAATGATTCCAACCGAGATTCAGAATCTTAAAGCTGCAATCGAAGATAATCATTTAGGTGAAGTAACAGGTACTGCTAAATATGGAGTCTTTGTTGAGTTTAATACTTGTCTAACTGGTATGATTCACGTTAATGATTTAGATGAAGAAACAATGAAGAAATTCAAGGCAAGAGAAATCAAGCCCGGAGATTCAATTAGTTTCTGGATTAAAGACATCATTAGTAACACGAAGATTACACTAAGCCAAAAAGCTGAATCAATTGATAATCCATGGTCAGATGTTGACAAAAAGTTCAAAGTACCATGTAATGTTGAAGCAACTGTAAAAACTAAAAAGGACTATGGTCTATTCATTAGCGTTGAAGAAGGTTTAGTTGGTTTATTGCATGTTAGCGAACTTGAAGATGGAATTATGGATCTATATAATCCAGGTGATAAAATTACCGTACAGATTAATAGAATCGATAAGGCTGCTCAAAAGATCTTCCTTAAATTACCAGAATAATTTAACACATCTCTGAATGTGATATATACTTAATAAGTGTATAATATCATAATCAGTCGATGCAGACATTAAATAGAAATTCTGATAAATTGTCAATCTTAAACGCCTCACAGATAGGTGTTGAGTTTGAATTTTATTCTAATCACGGCATAGAAGAAACGAGAGATATGCTCAAAGTTCTTCTAGGTCGTGATATTCGTATAGAAACGAAGGCCCACTCTGACTTCCAACCAGACGATAAAACGTTTAAAATGGAACCAGATATGAGTGGTGGCAAAGGTCTAATCGAGCTGGTTACTGGCGCAGTTCCATACAGAAATGCAAGGATCATGATTATTAAGATGCTTGGATGGATTAGAGAAAATGGCTACACAACTGAAAGATCTTCAATTCACCTAAACCTTTCATTTCAGAAAGACTTCTTAGATGATAAGAATACCATTTCAAAAATGAACACCCTTAAGTTTATTCTTGAATTTAATGAAGATCAAGTTTACAAGCTTTTCCCAAATAGAAAAGATTCGATTTATGCTAAGTCGATTAAATGGGTAATGCCAAAGAATGAATCGTTTTATTTTGACGGTTCATTAATTTCTCAAATGAACTTTAACTTCCCAAATACTAAGTACTACGGAATAAACTTTGATAAGAAGATTAAAAATTACTTAGAATTTAGATATATTGGAGGAAAAGATTACGAACACAAGCAAGATAGTATTTTGTATCTTGTTGATCGATTTATTGTTCAAACGTGGAAATCATGTTCAGAACCTGAGTTCACTGAAACTAATAAAATCGAACTGAAGAAGATTCTTAATAAGAATTTACCACTTAGAGAAATACTCAGCAATTACACAAACTTAAAGAAGCACTATCCAAGTATTGATGTTATGGTAGACTTACAAGAAGTAGATGCTGTGATTAGATTACAATGGGATCGAATTAAAAACAAAATAGTTTCTTTAATCTCACTTGGTGGTATGGTAGAGGGTATCATTAATTATGATTCTGATATTGGTCGAGTACAGGTTAAAGATGGAAAGTTTCCAGTATGCTATGAAATTGATGGAGTAGATTTAATTGATTGTCATGTAAATGGAAACGTTTTTAATTCAAACATGCATAACAGTGAGGTTACAAGATCAGTACTTAAAACATGTAATCTGTATAATGGCACTGAGGTTTCAGACTCTAAGATTGAATCTTCTTATGTACATGCAAGCTGTACTGCTAAGAACTGTTATGTGTTTGGTAGGGGTGGAATTTTTAAAGGTAAAATGATAGGTGGAATCTTCAGGGAAGGATTCATCGATGATAATACAAGATTTGACGAAACAGAAGTTGTCGTCAGTAAAAAAATAAATTCGTAAAATGAGCGAAATTAGAAGTGGTACTAGTGGATTAAGCACTCCAAGAGATTTTGGAACAGACTGTGAAAATGCATTCTTAGATGAATTAGCAGACGATATCACTGGAGCATGTATGGTTCCAGTAAATCTTCCAACTAGAGAAATCATGAACATTATTAAAAGAGCTAGAAAATGGTTCTATAAGAACTATGAATATTCGGTAAGAGAAAACTTCTTCCATATTCCACATAATGTTTTTGAAACTGAATACTTTAGAAAAAATAGATCGGTTTATTTACCAGACACGTCAAGTACTGGAGCAGGTCAAGTATTCTCAGTTTTTGGACTATGGGATCTTTCTAGTGGATGGAATGGTGGTGGATCTGGACTAGACATCAGATTTACATCATTAGGAGATTTTGGAATGGAAAGAATGATGTTTAAAGGAGCATATTCTGGTTCTGGTTCAGCTGATTTTGCAGAAAACCTACAGTACTATGTAGTTAATAGATCTCTATTCGATCTTTCAAGACAAATCTTAGAAAACCCAATTACATTCTCATTCTCTCAATTAACTGGAGAACTTAAGTTTTTAGGAGACACTCCAAAGGGTGATGTAATTATTAATGTATATGAAACCATTGAAGATTGTGCACTATACAGCGATGAAATCTTCTTTAGATATTGCTCAGCAAGAATTAAACAGTCTCTAGGAGCTAAACTTGGAATCTTTAAGTTTGCACTTCCTGGAAATGTTGACTTTGATTATGACGCGATCAAATCAATGGGAGACGAAGAATTAGCAGAAATTAAAGAGGAAATCAAGGGCGACGAAGGAGTTGACTGGATGTTCCACGGCTAATTATAATAAATAGAATATGGAACTGTATATTAAGACCATTGGCGACCCCAATCATAATCCAACTGAAGTTCATTCAAAAAATGAAATTGACCAGTTGATTACGCAGATTGAAACTATCCTCTTCACTAATAAAGGAGAGGTCTTAGGGGATTCTGATTTTGGTTGCAGTTTAAATGACCTACTATATGAACTTAATGCAAATGAGTTCGTTGTAAAAAATGAAATAGACAAACAAATAGCAAGATATTGTCCACTTGCTTCTAAATATAGAGTCGACGCTGAAGTTAATTTTATTAGAGGAGAGGTAAGAGACGAAGCATTTATTGACATTACAATCGATAGCCAATATATGATATCAGTGTCAAGTTTATAAAAAATTAATTAGATAATGGCCGAACAAAAATTTCTAAATAAGACGAGGATAATTGCTTCTCAGATCTTTGATGATACTAGAACTTATATTTCTAGAATCTACAAAAGATCAGGCACTTTATTCACTAACGCTTCGCCCTTTGCTCAAATCCTGAGGGTTCTTTCAGAGATTTCTGAGCTATTATTATTCTATGTTGAAGATTCTACTGTAGAACAAAACATATACACAGCACAACAATCAGAATCAATCTATGGACTTGCTAGACTTGCTGGACATGATGCAACTAGAGGATTTGCGGCTACTGGTGAACTTGCAATTAGAATCAACCCACAGTCAGGTGCCCTAACTAATTTAGCAGGAGATGGGATCTCGATTCCAGCAAACACTGAACTTAAATTTGATGCAAACGGACTTTCTTATATGCTAAGAACATCAAGAGATGCATTTAGAATTAATAAGAATCAAAGAGAACAAATTAAAGTTGTTATTGTACAGGGTAGATCAGAAACTCAAAGTGTTACTGGTGATGGTGAATCATTTCAAAGTTACAATATTCAAACTGGAGGAACAACAGATCATAACCTAGTAAAAGTATCGGTTAACGGAGAACAATGGACTAAATTCAATTCAGTTTATGAAATGAATGCCGGAGATAAAGGGTTTATTGTTAAAACTGGTATCAGTGGAGGTTTAGATGTTTACTTTGGTACTAATAATTTTGGTACAATTCCAGTTAATGGTTCTATTATTGATATTGAGTACATTATTCATGATGGGGCAAACGGTAATATTGAAGATGCTGAAGACTTAACAATTAAATGGATTGATGAAGGTCAAGATAGTGCCGGTAACTTTTATGACCTAAACGAAATCCTGTCAGTTGAAGTTACATCATCTCCGAAAATGGGAGCTGACCCAGAATCTACTGAGTTTACAAAGGTAATTGCACCACTTGCGTCAAAGTCATTTGTATTAGCAACTCCAGATAACTATGAGTACTTCCTATCAAGATATGGTATTTTCTCATATATTGATGCATACAATACCGCTGATGATGGTTATATCGACGATGACAATGTAATCTATATTTTTGCAGTACCTGATATTAAGAGAAAACTTGCAAAGAATCAAGACTACTTCTCAATTCCACAGCAAGAAATGTTCTTTGACCAGAATGAATATGATAAAATGACACAGGTTCTACAAGATAGTGGTCAAATGATGGTTACAACTGAAGTTAAATTTGTTAAACCACAGGTTAGAAAATATGCAATGGATATTTCAGTTAGATATTTTGAAGGGTTTAGTAAAGAAAACATTGCAAATGATATTAGAGTAGCAATTTCTGAATACTTATTAAATATCACAAGAAGGGATAAATTACCGAAGAGTGATATTATTTATATCCTAGAAGGAATTGAAGGGGTTGATGCAGTAAACGTTCAATTTAGAAGCGAAACTGAAGAAACTGCTAGAAGACTAGGTTACTATGAATCAGTTACAACTACAATTGCAGCACAGGAACCAGTAACGCTTGAAGATATTGGTAATGGTAAACAAAAGTACGTATTCTTTAAGAAAATTGAAGAGGTTACTAAAGTGAATGTTGCTGAAAATGATTCAATTCCAGCCGATATTGTAGGTCTAGATCAATGGGGTGATATTATCCTAGACAAAGAAGAAATTGCAGTATTCAGAGGAGGTTGGCAAGATCGCGATGGGGATGAAATCAAAGATGAGCCAGCAATTAATGAAGAATCATGTCTTTCTATAAACTTCGATGGTACTCCAGTACCAAGAAAGATTTATACAAGAGTACAGACATCAAATAGAAAAGCACTATAATGGAATCTTTATATAAAGGACTATTAAAATATAAACTAAAGAAGCTTTATTCTAGCAGAAAAACTAGAAAGGATAATCGTTTAAACTTAGGTTATGATTACTCTGAAAGTTTGATGCAAAGAAACATGTCTTCTCATGTTCTGAGAAACCAGACAATAAGCGACTTTATTAGTTTTATTAATGATTATTTAATGAATCTAATCCGATCAATAAAGATGATGCAACAGTACAAAAACTATACTGTTAAAAAAGACGACACAAACGTTAAATAATGTTTGATAACTTAAAGATATTTAAAGGAACTGATCATGTTCTAGATACAACAGTAGACCAGAATGGTGTACTGAAAACTTCTGTGTATCTTGATGAGGTTTCTACTGGACTATATGAGTCGGCAACATTATTCTTTTTAGAAGATGTTGAATATAATAGTGTTCGCTATTTAAATAGACCACTATCAGACACTCAAACTGCAGGTGAATTTGTATTCAAATGGAAAAATGATTCTTATTCCTCAGATGATCTGATAATGTATACTGCAAAGGTTGAAAATGGGTTGACCAAAATTAACGTTGAAACTAATCAGCAAATTTCAATCCTTGATAATTCAACTGTTACCAGTACAATCAATGGAGTAAAGCAGGTTTCAAGCGTAAATAATGAGGCGGTACAAGTTAACGTTGCTCTTAATTCTGAAGATGAAGGAAGACACGAGAACACCCTTCTAGTGTATTATAACGATGGAGCAACAAGTACACACATTGCGAGTATCTTTTTCTACGGTGAGGTTGTAGGTGAAGATGAGAGGTTAAGAGTCCTATTACAAAACTTAGGAGCCAGTCTAGATGAAGGTGACTTTATCTTATTTAAGGAGCATGATATTACTGAAATGGCTCCTGACTATATTTTATTAAACCAAAAAAGAAGAGAGCTCTTATTAGAATTAGCAAACATAAAACCATTTATTGGAACTTACAAAGCTATTCTAAATGCAATTGATTTCTTTGGTTATAATAATTTGACCCTAAAAGAGTATTGGTTAAACATTAATACTGGAAGTAGTTCATTTGGTAAACTACACGCAATTCCAGTAACAGGTTCAAGTCAATATGGAGATGCGGTTAGAAAAAAGATTAGTGTTGAGGTTCCTTCAAGCAACCTAAAGAAAACCAGTAGGTTTAGTTTGGTATACCGTTTAAATGTTGTCAATGGAGAATATGATGAATGGGATTACCCAAAGGTTGAAGAAGTTTTTGAGTTTACGCCAGAAGAGGTACTAATTAAGTTATATGGTCTAAAGTCAAAGTTACAGAGAGAATACCTTCCATTAAATGCTAAAATTATTGATATTGTTGCTGAAGGTGATTACTTTACACAAAAGAACCTAAACATTTGGAATAACCAAAATGCAATTGCCTTCTTTACTGAAGGACATGACATTGATTTTGAGCTATTCCCAACACAACGAAAACTATTTATTGAGGACGTATCACTAGTCTTAAAGAAAGTGTACGATCCAAATAATATTACAAGTGGAGATTACCAAAAGTATCATGATTTATTAGCAACTGATTTTAGTGAGTATGGAAACTTAACTAACGATCAACTTGCTGATTTAAGAGAGGCAATTGAGCTATTCTATGCTGGCTATTATAATGATGAGTTAGAAACATTCAATGAGGATATTGAAATTGGATGTCCAGTAATTCTTGACGGTGAAACAACATTTACTCAAAGCTGGGAAGAGGCTCAATTTACATGGCAAGATGCAATCGATCCACAAGTTACTTGGAATAACTGGTGGAAGCGTTGGGTATATGAAGTTGAATGGATTATTACTGGTCCAAAAGGACTAAGATATGAATTTAAAGGAGACATTGATAACTATTTAAGGTTCCCTGTTTTCTTACCATATGAAGGGTCATATAATGTTGAAATGAGAACATTTGACCTATTTGGTCACAGATCATATGATGTTAAATATGGTTTAATCGAAGTTGGTTTAAAAGAGGTTGAGTTCTATGGATTCTATAAAACTCTTAGAAAAAATACTTGGAATGACAGAGAATCGGTTTCTTGGAAAGAAGTTGGTGGATATTGGGATCTTCCAGTACATAATCCAAACAAGATTGAAGAATCAAATACAAGTTGGTACTTAGCACTTGACCGAAATAATTATGTTCACGATCCAATCGAAGGACAGAGCGATGATTTTACGACAGTTTCAAGATACGTTGATATTTTCTCAGAGACTGGTTATTCTGAAACTACAGGTCCTTACTACTGGAATAGCGCTAATTATACTTGGAACAATACATCTGATTTATGGTGGGATGCAACTAGAATCGGATCAGATTTAGCAGCTTCATTTAAAATAGAACCAGTATTTACAGGAAACCCAGTAATTTCGATCGATCATAAAGATCCGATAACTGGTCAAATTATATCAGATTCATATCAAATAACTTCTGCAAACCCAGGAGCTAATACTAATATAGCGGATTGGCAAACAGTTGTTGATGAATTAAATACATCGACTAATCCAATTATTAGTAAATTTATCTACAATTTAGTCGGTAAAGACAATGATGGTGATGGAGTAGTCGACGTAGTTGCATTTATTCTTGCAGTTGGTAAAGAAACTAATAAGTACCACGACTTTGAAAGTGTATCGATGTTAGGCGGAACTATTAGTGGAGAGGTACATCAAGTAACCTATAATCCTAACTACGATGAAATTGATATCTTTAGTGACTGGAGAATGGTAAATAAATCAACACATATTACATTCTCTCCGGATTATTCAAAGATGCCAGGAATGAAATTGAAAAAATGGACGATTACCAATAATACATACCCTGATAATAGTGATATATATTATGGTGATATAGTGTTAACATATCTCTTTAGGAATCCAGGAAACTATACAATCTCACTAGAGGTTGAAGATACTAATGGAAATGTTAACTCAACACATAGAAACATATTAACAGTAAAATAAAAACAAAAGATGGCAAACATTACAGAAATTCTAGGGACTGATTCTCTTTCTTCATCAAGACTGACGATCAACTCAAACTTTACTGCCCTGAATGACGAAATCGCAGACATCACTTCATTAGTAGATCCAGTAACTTCAACAATTACTGGAATTGATAGTGTTTCTGCGGAATCAATTAACTTATCGTATCTACAAGGAGGTTCTTCGCTTCCTATCCTTTCGATCGATTCGACTGGTGCAGTATTTAGCGTTGCAACCGATTTTGCGGAAGACGTTGATGTACAAAAGAAACTTCAAAAATCTGGTGTAGTTGGTGCTGGTGGTTCTGGAAACGGAAGTACTTCAGCTGCTCCAACTTCAATTGATGCTTCTACATATTTTAGTGGAGTTGCATTAACTCTACCTGTAGGCTCAGAAGGTCAAGAAGTAACAATTATCAGTACAGCTGGTTCAGCAATCACAGTTACAGCAGGTACTGGAGTATCTCTTGGTGCTACTTCAATCTCACTTGATGGTCTAAATTCATCAGTTACCGTAAGATTCTTTAGTAGCAACAATACTTGGTACGTTATTGGTTCACACGCAGCAACAATCGCATAAATTAAAAAGATAAAAGTAAATGGCAACTCCATTAGTTAGAATACCACAGGTTCAAGGAGGTACTATGTATGCTTTTGCTTCAGCGGCAAGAGATATCACACGTGCTTTCAACAACGCCGATATTAAATTTGAATTCAGTAGATATGCACTATTGGATCTGCCTGATTTTACGACCCCTGTCAATAATTCCAACACAATTGATTATACTCAATTGAAAGATTCTGCAGGTCAAGCATACTCACCTTCTCAAAATGGAGCTGGAGTAGACTTTGCAAAAACTTTCCAAAATTACGTTCTAAACGCAGAAGAGTTAATCCTACAGGACGATGATTTTGACCCAATAATCTTTAGAACAGACGCAGAAAAACTATTCTTTAAATGGTTATCTACTACTAATTCGATTAGATTTAAAACGGCAGATTCAACTGAAAGTAATAGTGGTAATTATACTGAGCAGCCTAATTCTTCACAAGCAGGAACAGTATATGATCGAGTTGTTAAATATTTAGGTACAATTGACGCGGAAAACGATATTGCATACAAAGGTAATGCGTATCATGAGGTTTATATTAATGTTCCTTCTTCAGCAGGTACTACACCAACTGTATTATTTGAGCCATCGAACTATAATACTACGGCTAATAGATTATATGCTGGATCTTGGATTGAAGGTAGAGACGGACAAACACATCCGGACCCAAATCTAGATTTAGAACCAATTGTTGACGAATACGATCAAGCAACTGGAGCCTATTACGACATTAATACTAACGGGACTAATAGTGTTGGTATTGATTGGAATGAGCAATCTTACTACGGAGTTACTAATGATTCTGAAGTAAAAAACCTAAACGATTACGCAAAGAAGGGTACAGATTTTAGATTTAATGCAGTCCTAGTATACTATGACATGTATAGCGCTTCTGTTCCTTCAAATAGATCAACTAACCTATATGGTATTCTTATTCTAGATGATGTTAAGAGTACTGGAGGTTCAGGCTACAAGATTAATGAACAAATTAAGTATAAGCCAAACGAGGTTACTGGTTTAAATGGTAATGCTTTCTCATTAAAATTAAACTTGAAGTTTAATACTTCTCTTGATAATGTTGGCGTTGAGACTAATATCAACGACTTTACAACATTCTCAATGGATCTATTTATGGATACGACGACACTGCTAGAGAATGCAGCTGAAATCTTAATCCAAGCAAATAATAGATATGGTGGAATTACTAATCGTCTTGATGAACTAGAAAGATTAGTACTTGCAAGCGAAACATCAGAAGATATAGAGGCAAGATTAACCAGTTTAGAAACAGACTTCCAGAACACCTCAGTTCAATTACAGGATGCTGATTCTCTGTTGAAGTTAATCACAAAAGCACATGATAAACTTAACTCCCTGATTGACGGAACAATTCCAGTTGCATTACAATATAACACTGATGTTCTATTTGATGGAGCAGGTACTCAAGTTGATAAATCAGTTGAGAATAAGATTAAAGTAAACAACGTAACTAAGGGCTATGAAAACCTAAATCTATTTACATGGGATTTAGCGTCTGAACAGGTTGGAACTTCAATTACATCTGCTAATCCATTCGATATTCAAGTCGGAGGTAGTGGACTAAGCCAATATGGAATTTGGTGTAAACTTAAGCAGTTCACTAATAGAATTAGCTTTATCGATAAATTCCTTACCGGTACTGCGAATGATGATTTGAATATATACATAGACGACACAACAACGTCTTGGAAAGAAGGACAAATTGTAAAGATCACGTTTGAAACTATCAATATGGATGGTAACAATATTAAGATCTACACACATGCTAGAGATGGTTTCAGCCAATTAATCGCTGATATTGCTCCAGCAAGTCTAATTACCAATAAACCATACATCGAGGTAATTTGTATCAACCCAGCAACTTATCAATTTGAAGTAGACATTTTAAGATAATATGAACACAAACAACTCAATATCATCAGTTATCAAGCAATTGCTTGAAATTAACGTAAATTCTCTTAAGACATTTGAGAGAATAAATGAGGCGGTTACAACGGATAAGCAAACTGTGCCGCTTGAGTTGCTTACCGAAGACGGAACAACTAAAACAGTTTATGTTCCTGCTTTTGGTTATATGAGAAGAGAACTCGAAAGATTAGATGCTAATATTAGATCTCTTACTGACCTTACCGATGGTACTTCAAAATTAAAATTAGCTGACGGAACATATCAAAGAATTTATACTGGTACTCTTAAAAGTCCAGCAAATGATATTACTGCATTAAACAGACCAACTAAGTTTGAAACAAAGCAGAACTATTTCTTTGAAGATTTCCTAACACCACTATTAACAGTAAACTTTGATGTTACTAATCAAATTCAATCTGATACTGAAAGAGTATTAGTGAAGAGACTGATTATTGATACATCTTTTGATTTTGCTGCTGAATACTTTAACACTGAATTAAGAGGTAAAGATGGATTAGCATATGATACTGTAATTGCAGATCTTGCAGCTAATAACATTCCATTCTATGATGATGAGGAGGTAAGAGACCTTCCATATAAAAGCACACAATATTACGGTACGTTTGATGTAACTTCAATTGATAACGTACAAAGAACAGTTCTAGTAAATGGTACTTCAACTACACAAAATATTAAACTATATACTCTAGATCAGTTAAACTATACTGATAGCGAAAAAGGTTTTTCTAACACAGAAACTTTAAGAGCTGGAGATGAGTTAATGATTAATAGTGGTAAAAGAAGTACTAAATATAGAGTAAAAAATATCGATACTTCTACCAGACAAGTTGAATTAGAACTTGTACAAGGTTATGAAGCTATCAAGATTGGAGCAGATCAACTTAGAATTTATAAGGCAAGTGAGATTGGAACTAGCGTTGAAATTAACGTTGGATTCGATGAGAGTATTGCTGTCTTTGTAAAGGCTATCGATCCTGATTCAAATATACTTGCAGAAAACTGGTCACCTGGTGCTGCAATCTATTCAAATGATTTAACAATCACTTTAGAAAACGGAACAGTTCAATCACTTGGAGATTACTACAAAGAAGAGGTTGCTGACTTTGGTCAATTTATCAAAGCACTAAAAGAAGATGCAATTCCACCAGCAACTCTTGGTAAAACTCCAGATTCTCCTAATCTAGAACCAGGAAACTTTACCGTTATTCAAATTAATAAGCACTTAACGGATAACAATGCAGCAAATAAGATTAAGAAACTTACTGCTGATAAGATTAATACCGAAGAGAAACTTAAGCAACTTGACGATACAATTGCTAAAAAGACTGCATCTATATCTATAAATAAGTATGCATCAGCAATTGCAAGGGATCGCGATATAAACGAATTAGCATCTCTGATTAACGAGAGAGATTCAACAACTAAACTCTATAGTTCATTAGTAAATGAAATCAATGCAATTTCTAGTGGAACTGGAGTTGCTAATATTGAACCTAAGTTTAGAGTAAGAGGATTCTGGACTATTCCAGATGCTAAAATTGTAGCTGAAACTATTCCACAACAAGTTGTTCAATTCATCGTTCAATACAGATATGTTTCAACCAGTGGTAAGACTTCAGAAATTGCACAAATTCCAGTAAATGAAAATGGAACGCAAAAGACTGGAGTATTCTCAAACTGGAATGAAGTTAAAACTGGTGTTCGTCAAAGATTAAAAGATGAAACTACTGGTAAATTCTACTGGGCAGATACTGCAATTGAAGATGGACAAGAGGTTAACTTTAACCAGTTAGATATTCCAATTCAAAAAGGAGAGGTTGTTGAAGTTAGAATCAAATCAATTTCTGAAGCAGGTTATCCAGCAAATCCAGTAATGAGTGATTGGAGCGAAACTGTTAGAATTGAATTTCCAGAAGGACAGCTCGATACTGTTAACATTTCAACATTGGTTGAGAAGAATCAAACTGAATCTGCAATCGTTAGAATTAATGACCAACTAACTTCAAAAGGAGTTTATCGTCATATCAATGATGCGTTTACAGCGAATGAAAAGTATTTTGCACATAATTCTACAACAATTGCTTCTGGTTTCCTTTCACCTGAACAAACTCCAATTTCATTATTTGATAAGTTAACTGAGCTTGAAAATGAAATCACAGCTCTACAAGAAACTATTTCAGGAATTAAAGGAGAACTTACTGTTAAGCTGGTAACTGAAGAGGGTACAGTAATTAATATTAATAAGAATACTAACAATAAAGTATTTGCTGGATATTACACTGATGAAGTTGCAGATCTTAACGTTAAGAAAGGACATATTGTTACAAAAACATTTAAACTTCTTCTTGAAAATACAAATGCTACTCAACTTGAATTAATTGCTAGAATTATTGGAGACCGTGGTCTTCCAACCTATAGATCTTCAGCAGCTACTTCAAATGCAGTAACTTATGAATTTGGTATTGACCCAGATTCAGGTAGCGGAATTCCAGAAAAAGTAATTAACGATACTTTCTATACTACTGAAGGTAAATATGACGTTGTACCAGTTCAATATCAAAACGTAAGTGGCGATGATTTATTAGAGACCTTTGGTACAAACCCAGTTGAGTACAATCAATTAGCACCATATCAATCATCTCAAAGAAGAGGTCAATTTATCTACTCTAGATTTATGGACATTTCTGCTGAAAATGGACTATACTTTGATACTCCTGCAGTATCTCCTGCAACATCAACACTTGCAGATTACGAATACTTAATGTCATACGACCCAACTACACTACCTGCAATTTCAACTGCAGGATCTGATTTTATTTGGAATGGTACATTTGGAACTTATGACCAGGCTAACGATGAATATGACGTTTCTGGAGCATTTGGTACATCAACTCCAAATGTTACAAACCTTAATACAATTACTTCAAGTGGATATGATGGCGGAATTTATCTGCATAAAAACCACCCAGATCTAGAAAATATTTATGCTTCATATCAAGCAAGTGCTGCGGTAAGTACTGCAATGACTGCTGGAGAGGTTGAATTAATACTTGAAAATCAAATTAAATCTGGAGTAATTGGTACGATGGCAGTACCTGCAACTTTCCAAGCTGAAGATGCTAACGGTAAAAAGCAACTTGGATATAAGCATACTCATGGTCTAATTGGTTTAATTAATGGAACATCATATGATCGTACTCTTAAAATGTCGTTTGATGTGAATGACCAATATCTATTAGGCGGTAAATCATGTGGTTCTTACCTATTCATTTCGCCAATTAATTCTGAGTCATTACTTGTTGATGGTGATAATAAATTTGGTCGCAAATATGTTACAACTGGAGAAAGTAACGCTGTTTCAATCGATGTTGTATATCAATATAGAATGACTGATTATGCAGGTAACGATCCAGCTACTGATCTTGGTAGAATTGGTGGTATTATGAGCACTAATCTTTCAAACTTAACTTACGCTAAGAGAATCGGTATCGACGTATTTGACGCCGATGGAGAACAATTCTCATTCGATGTTGAAGTATTTGCGAAGTATAAGCCAAGTGGTACTAATAAGAACTCGATCAAAGCAGCTCAGCTATCGATTTAATGTCAGCTAAAGTTGATATATAGAGTATAAGATTATCTCTATAAAAAGACTAGATTGAATGGCATTCAGTACAAGAATATATTTTAAAGATATATTGAGTGATCCGAGCCTATTATGCTCAGGCCCTCATGACACCCCGGTTAACCTACAATCAGATGGTTCTGGTAAATTCATTGTGTTCTATAATGAACAGAATGCTTTATTAGTTGGACTAAATGATAGTGCAAGTATAATTGATTTAGGTCTTAATAACATTGAGATTTATCGCACTCAAATTCTTGCGGATCAAAATGATCCTACTGGATATGCTGAAGCAGGGTACTATGCTTCTACTGAATTTGATGGAACAAATACTGTAAGTACTACAGTTTATCCATATAATAATGGATCTTGGGGTCAACCCACATTATGTCAAGCATCTTCAGGAACTTCAGGAACTAGTGGAACTTCAGGAACTAGCGGAACTTCGGGAACTAGCGGAACTTCGGGAACTAGTTCAAACGTTAAATCATTTCAGATTTACTACACATCATCGACCGGATCAAATGGAGATTATTGTCAAGGTACTAGTATTAAAAATCTTTATTATGATGGTGCTTCAACTTTTAGTACAATTGAGCAAATTATATACGCTCACGTTACTGGAGCTATTACTTTAAAGATTTATACAGGCCCTGGGAATCCACCAAGTGCTTCACAAATAACTGATTTAAATGATATTAATCAGACAGGTCCACTAGCTATTCTGGACCTTACACCTGGTGAATATGGAGACGTTATTGATTATTTCTATATTAATATAGATGGAACACAAAATGGTTGGCAGCATGGTTCTGGTGCAAACATAGATTATACAAGTACTATACTAGTTCCAACTTCTGACCCTGGATCTACAAAACAAAGCGCTTTAGCGGCAGGTTGGATTCCATTCTATTGTCCAAATTCTGGAGCTAGTTCAATTATACTGAATTATGGATCAGATTCAACGGCATTCTGTGGAACTCCAACTAATTCAACTTATTACTATTACACTGGACCTGGAGGTCCAACGTATAACACAGTCGATGATTTAGTATCGAACGGTATTAGAATATGGAATAATGCAAATTCAGCAGTAAGTGGATTAGATCCTAACTATACGACTGATTTAGCAGCTACTGGTGTATATTCACACTTAAGTAGTTATGGATATGGGTTTGATAATAATACTGGAACTTGGTTCCAATCAAAGATAACATGTGCGCTAGTTGGAGACCCAGAACCAAGGGCAATTGATATTACAGTTGCACAATGTACTGAATATGGAGAATTTGTAGGATTCTGTCATTATCCAAAGTCTATAGTTCAAGTCTTTTATATGTCAACAGTTGACTTAACGCTTCTTGAAATCGTTCAGTCAAACATTTACCTATATACTTCAGCGGATGCGGCTGAAAATACAGATTATAATGAGTTAATAAGCTATCAAGCATTTGGAGATGCTCAAAATAGTATTCCATCTACCCAATACTTTATTTGGACAGGATCTTTTTATTTAGGTAAGAATCCAACTAATGGTACTGAGAGAAGTGACGATCCAACCGCTAATATTACTCAAGGACATCAATGTCAAACAGTTTCAAGAACTACACCATTTAGTACAGAAGTTCTAAACACTGGAGGGTATAAAAAGTTCTATGCATTCTATCAATGTGGAAGTGCAACAATTGGACAAAGTGCAAATTCTTTCCCGGTTTATGTTATTGATGCAGACGTAACTTTAAATGAAGAGAATTATATTACTGATTTTGTTGGTTTCTTAAATCAAAATAATAAAAAGACTTTTGCAGTTAATAGTTGTAAATGTGTTGAGTATATTCATACAATTTATGCTAATACTGAAAATGAGGCAAAAGTACTTCTAGAAAATTATTATGACAGAGTAGTTTCTGAGGATCCTGCAAATCTTGGTATATTTAGTGAAAGCGAAGTGTTAGTATATGACGATTGTACTGATTGTTCATCGAATACTGACCCTTTATCTTATAAATTTCCTTTTGTTGAAGAGGCTGTTCCACCAACACCTGGACCAAACTTAGATACTGAGAAAAACTATCAACTTGATAATGTTTCAAAACCATTACTTAGAACTAATCCAAAACTTAGCACAAATGTTAAGATGGTGGTTGATTCAGAGGGTAGAATATACTTAGATTCGATTAATGCAAATCAAGGCTTATCGAATACTAGCTACAAAAAGTACGAGTTAAGTTCTGATTCTAGATATGCATATGACCTATCAAGATACTATAACGAAAACAATACACCTTTAGATTCTGCGTTTGATACGAAAAGAGATTACTCTGATTTTTCAGTGCTTGATGACTATTCAAAACAGTTCGAGGAAGATTATCAATACGGTACTAAGCTGAACGCTTCTAAGCTATACTCAGAAGACTTTAGGATGATGGCGCCAATTTGGTTGGATGTTAATATGCCTAAAAAGTTCGTGATCTACAGGGTTGAGGATCCAACACCAGAATTTGACTATACTGAGGGTGCTACTGATAAGCTAACTAGAGTTACTAGAATGATTAGAAATTCTAGAATAGTTAAAGTGTTTGATTTAAGTAGTAGCTCTTCGATTGGTAAATACTTAAGAAATCACGTTCAAGATGAATTCTTCCCAGACTCTCCGCTTACGGTTACAATGGAGAAAAATCAAAAATCAAATTTCAATGGAATTGATTTGGTTAAGGGTGGATTCGTTGAGAAAGGCGAATATATTTATGATGATTTTGTCAAGCAAGACACTACCTTAATAGATGCAAACAATTTTATAACTGATGGTTTTAGAAGAAATAAAGTTGCATGTGCTAATCTAATTAATTTAGAGTTCATGTTTAATGACACAACCGCAACTGACTATTCAGTTAACAGATATTTTGGTTTATATGTTGACGACTTAGATTCAGGTATTGGTGAAATATCGAACATTAAAAATGGTCTGGTTAGATTTAAGAATATTGAATCATATTTACAAGGTAACGATCCAACATATGCTATTCCAGAATACAGCTTATTACAAAGTGCTGGAGTACTTGCATATGCTAGAATTAAAGAGAACTTCTATAATTTAGATAGTTCAAATGCATATAATGCTAATCGTTATAATGTTGCAGTTAAAGCGACTGACGAAGAAATTAATTCTAAACTTGGTATTAATAGTAAGGACGTTTCAGTTCAAATTAAACCTAACGAAACTGCAGGTGGAGACTATTTAAAAGCAACTGTAATTGATATTCCAGGAAACAATGATTTATTTAGAGTAACTGCAGTTAAGAGAGAAGCAGTACGTTTAAAAATCGTTGCAAATGTTGGTGGAGAAACTGTTAGAATTGAAGACGCTCTAGGCAATTACATTGATTTTACAATGGGTGCAACTGGAAGTATTTCTTGGGCAAACTTTGAAGCAGCATGGAATTCAGTCAATCAAACATCTCCACAGCAAACAATTGAATTCTACAATAGATATGAGTTAAGTGTAGAAGCAGATAGTACGCAAATTAACAGTATTGTTCTTAGAGAAAGGTCGGCTAATCTAGTTGACAATGGTATTTTTGTAACCACTGTAACTTCAATTATTGGAGTTAAAGAAATCTACACAAATGTTAACCAAACAATTGGTACATTTAGAGCAGATAATACTGGAAGTTTAGGAAAAAGAAAGTTTAACAAAGACTTTTTCTCGACAATTGGTGAAAAGAGTGATGTAGCGTTCGCAATCGCAGGTGCAATCAGAAACTATACGGACTTTGATGCGTATAGTGTGAATGAATATGTGTATATTATTAGTGAAGTGAACGGCTATCAACTGATGAACTGTACGTTACTCGTAGCAGATAGTAATCAAATAGATTTTATTACTGCCGAAAATAGTGACACTAATAATGAATTAAACTTAAGTTCTGATCTAACTTTAAATTACTCAAGTTATTTCTTTAACGGTGGACATTCTGCTGGAAAGTCAGTATATGTTGATTCAAATGTAGTTTCTCAAATTCAAGCCGGAGATTACTTACCTACTAAATATAGTGGTAAATATAATTTAGTATTGGATGTTGTTGAAGATACAACTGAAAGGTCTGGTAATTTTAATAAGATAATTTTACAAGACAAATCATCGCTAACTGCTGGCAATTACAATGTGTTCTCTAAGAATTTAATGGCTCTTGGATTATTCTCGGCGTATGATATTCACGACATGAACTTTGATTTCTACGATACTTCAAATTCTGAACTAAAAGAATTAAAGTACGAGACTAGAGAAAATATGGACTACGAGCCATATGAACAAGCAGTACTAGGAGTTGGTAATATTTTACCAGACAATGTAATTTCTGAAGATTTCTTACTGAACCCAATTGAGTATTTTGCTAATCTTTTACCTGTTTTAGGTGGAGAGGACTCAAAAACTCTTAAAGTTGATAGAATCTCTTCAGAATACGATAGATTAAAAGAAAACTACCTCAAAGAATACTCAACTGATTCAAGAGTCGTGCCTAACATTAATAAGTGGGTCCTAAAGGATATGTTAAATGTTAGAGAGCAACCATATTACTTAAATACTAATGAGGCATTTGGTAAAACAAACTTCTCACCAGATATTACGGTTGAGGGTAGAAATAGAGATGCATTCTCACATGAATGGTTCTATTTAGATAAATGGCCAGAATACTTAACATATAATCAATACAATGATGGTTTTAGTTATATTGATTTTGTAGAAGGATTTGATGTTACAAAAGATATTTTTAAGAATGTCGACCATGATTATTTTGATCGATTCATGGTTTCAGAAGGACATGAACTTGTGGTACCGTTTATTGACCCATTAGATCCAACTCAGAATAAAGAGACTATATTCTACACTAAAACCGAATTGACTAAAAAGTACACTCCAATTAAAGGTGGTAGTGATATTGATTTTGCAAGTACAATCTTTAAAGGTCTTAAATTTGAATTTAAGAAAAGAAAGGACGGTTCAAGTCAAAACACTGCAGAGTTTGTTAAGAATTCTGAATTTAATAACTACAGATTCTCGACACTTGTTAAGGTAAATACAAATGCTGATACTAATAACATTGAATATGAGTTTATTAAGAACGATAAGTTCGAATATGTTATATTCTTTATTCAGTTAAATATTGAAGACTCATTTATTGGCGATTATATTAATAGAAAGTACTTATATGAATTAGAGCATAAGGTTGTCGTTGATACGGATCAAAATGGTCAAAACTTCTACCGATATGCTGATGTTAATATTGATGGTGCAATTGAACTTTCTTCAGTTAACTGGGCAGCACAGGGTCCATATACTCTAAAGGGTGTTATTCATAATGATGGTTCTTCTCCTGCATTCTCTAATCAAATGCCATCACAAGAGGATGGTACATATGGAAGGTTAAAAATTGACTATGGATTAGGCGGAGATTTCTATATGGATGTTGTTAAGGTTATTAGTATTGACCAACTTCAAGTCTTAGGAGCTCCTTACACTGTTGATAGTTTAGGCGTTAAGCAACCAGTAAATCCATACACTATTCCATATCAAGCTCAGTTAAACGCTAAATATGTTTACGAAGGTGGTGGTGTTAATGCACACGAATTATTATTATCACAACTTTCAGCAAATAAAGTTTTTGATAAGGTAAATAACAATTCAACTGAAATTAAGTACACTACAATTTTAGAAGACGGTACTGAACTTACTAACCAGTTCTCAGTTAGAATGGATGATGGTAATGAAATTATTAAGCATTCTAAACTGGTTACCTCGATTGATGGAGACACTCCAAAAAGTTACAAACTTAAAAAGGAAACTATTGGATATGTTATCGAAGACGGAACTGAATATTATCCGTTCTTAATTAGACACAATGGAAGGTATACCGTTGATTTAACTCCGGTAGTTACATTTACTGATATTTATGGGTTCAACAAGGTAATTAGAGACCAGTTAACCTATGATACTGGGTTTAAAATGTTCAAAGAACCGGTTTATAAACTAAATCTATCAACCAACTACGATGTAAATAAATCACTAGCATTTTATAATAGGTACAATAGAATGGGTACTGCATTTAACGTTGGATTTATTAGTGACGAAGGGATTCATGATGCTAAATGGGGAAAGATTAAAAACCATTTCTACCATAAGGTAAATGAAATCAATACGCTTGGCGTAACTAAACTTTCAGAAAGCAGTGAATACTTACCACAATACCCATTAATTAATGAGGTTACAATTGATAAAAGAGATATTAATGTCTTCAAGTCTTCATGGGAAAATAACTATTATGTTAGATCTCTAAGTGGAGGAGATACTGAATTGGTACCTGGTACGATTTCAACTCTTGAAGAAAAATCATACCTTGGTTCTACTGTAATAAAATACAAACCATCGTATTCGATTTATGAATTTACATCGACTTCTGTGAATTCTGCATCTGATTTGGATGTTATATTGAAAAACAATTCAAATAAAACAGACGTTGTCTATTTTGAAGATGATAATAATTTGATTGTTGACTTCTATTTAGGAGGAATCGCAGCAAAAACAATTGGTGAAGATGGGTTATTTGAAACTATTCAAAAGTTTGTCGATCCAGCAAACAGTGCAGGAGATAAAACAACAATTGATGACGATGTAACATTGTATGCTGCTAACAATATGGTTGGACTATACAGACTTGATGATATTCAAATCTATGTTAAAGAGTACAAAGGCTCTCCATCAGAAGTAGTTTCAGCAGATAGTATTGATACAATCGACAATGGGTATACTAAAGCAAGCGATTTTACATATCAATTACATGGTAAAAAGCCACTAAATTTTAGACTAATATATAATAAAAAGTTAGGCTATTCATATAGCATGAAGGCGCTGATAAAAATACAAGCATAAAATGCCAATTAACATTAGAGAAATACTTTACCCTAATGATACTGATACCATTAGATGGGAGAAGGTCAATTATAACTTTGACCAGATCTTAGCAAATGGCGGTAAAGAGGGACCGAGAGGTACCAAGGGAGACGCTGGAGCAGTTGGTGCTACTGGTGTTAAAGGAGACAAAGGAGACCAGGGAGACCAAGGAATTAAAGGTGAAACTGGTATTTCAACCAATTTTTGGGATCAGTTTACACATGATTCAATTAGCGCAAACGTTTTAAAACCAAAAGACGGAACAAATAGTCAAGAGACTGTAGTGTTTATTGGCGATACTACATATACTGAAGGTTCTGCTGCTGGTGATTTAGATCCAAACGCACAGCTTGTGGTTGGTCAAAGTAGTTCTTTATTCTATGCACAAAAATGGTTAGCATATGGAAGTGGATTAACTGACATTGCAATTAGAGGAGAGGCTACAATAGATTATGATGGCAATAATAATGCAGGTACAAATTGGGTTTTACAACCAAACTTTGGAGGCGCAAATACCAAGCTAACTATCCAGTCACATGTGCTAAGATTAGATGCTTATGAAAAGCTAAATATCTCTAGTACTACAGGAGTAGAGTTTTTAGCAGGTGGAGCAATTGTAGTTAAACCTAGTTTTACAGCTGATGGAATTTCAACATTTAATGATAATGTGACCATTAATGCAGATGCTTCAATAACTGGAGAATTAACAGTTGGCGGAACCGATTCATTCTTTAACGGAACCGGTTCTATTAATCTCCCTTCTGGTACAACAGCACAAAGAACTGCTGGAAGTCCGATAGGCGCAATTAGATACAATTCAACTTCTGATAAATTTGAAGGATATGATTCAACAGTGTGGGTAGATTTAACTAGACTATCTAATTCAGCAAAGACAACTTATGTTGCGGTACAAACTGATTCTGATTATTCATTAGGTGAAGATGGTAAAGTTAATCTAGTTGCTTCTGGAACTAAAACTGTTAGTGTTGGTGTTTCTGACGTAAACATTATTAAAGATACTAAACTAACAACATCAGATCTATATTTTATTACTAAAAATAGAGGAGTTGTTTTTCCAGTTGGAAATGATTCAGCCGGTCTGTCTGGTTCCAATGGAGCCACTGGATTTACTGCTGGTAATTTTGGTTCAGATATAGTAGACAGAACATTAAGAGACTATTTTGAAAAAGGAGACTATACTCCTACTAATCCATTAGTTAAAGTAACGGATAGTTCTTCCACTGCTCTTGTAATCGCATCGTCAAATTATACCGACGGAGATTTTGATGTAAACTATACTAAAATTGGTAATTTAATTAATGTTTTTGGTCAATATGAATTTAAGACAACTAGTTTTGGAGGATCATACACGCTGTCTGACAATTTTGGATTAAAACTAGGAGTAAACAATGAATTTGCATATACTAATAATTCTAATTTTGATATTATAGTTAACGTTGAAGTAGATAATTTTCAAATATTAAACGAAACAGCACCTACGAGTGCTGGGAATGAACCATCAGATCCTGAGAATACTCCGGCTTCTTATTTTGGAATTATTAGACCAGGAGAAAACACAATCCGATTATATGTTAGGAGAAATACAACAGCAAGTACTGGAACAGGAAGTACTCCAACTAGCCCAACGAACGGAGCTGTAGTAACCATTGCAGAACCGGTAAAACTCAAACATGTAGTAACATACAATACAGGTAGCGGTCAGGTTCCTTTAAGTATTAGATTTAGTTTTGCAATGCCTGTTAATTATGAATCTTACACTAGTTTTACTACCGGCGGTGGTGGTAATACAGGAAACTCACAAGGAGTATAATAATTCTAGAAAAGATGATAACATTAATTAAAATATTAGACTTTTTTAGGTCGCTTGATAAGAAAGTGCTAGCATTTATTGGTGGTGCTATTCTTGTTTTATTTATGATGCAGCAATGTAATCGCATCAGTGAGTTAAAAACTGAAATTAAGCAAGTTGAGGCTCAAGCTGAGAATAATCTAAATAACTACATTGCAGCAAATGACTCAATTAAGTATTTTAGAACCTTAAACGGAGATATGGTCGCTCAAATTTCAAGCTACCAATTTTCAGTTGAGGATTTACAAAGGGCAAATGGTAACTTGCTGAAAAAATACAGAAGATCACTTCAATTAAATAAAGAACTTGAAGGTGTTAAGAATCTGCTTGAGAGTGAGTTACAAATAAAGGATAGCATTATTGCATCTGCAAGTTCAACCAGACTAAGCGACAGTACTGATTTAATCGAGTTTAAAGATTATGTAGACTATGGAGATGGCAATTCTAGAGACCTTTCAGGTTCTTTGGTTGTAACTAAACTTGATAGTGCTCTTGCAGCATCTGATGTTAAGATTAGATTAAGTCAATCAATTACACTAAGAGCAGCAGTTGAAGAAGTAGATGGAAGGGATCAAATTAAGATTTCTACAGGCTACCCTGGTTTAACGATCGGTTCGATTGAGAATATAAATTTGATAAATAATAAGTTAAACGCAACACCATATACTAAGAAAGCTGGATGGTCAGTTGGAATTGGAGTAGGATATGGAGTTATGTTAAATAATGGACAGCAATTAGGATTTGGCCCAACAATTGGAGCACACCTAATTTGGTCACCAAAATGGTTAAGATTTTAATATGGCACAATCATCAACATACTACAGAATTGACGAAGATGTATTGTTAGAGTTCGTATATCACGATCAGTCTAACCCTACAACATATGACATCGAGGTCGATGACAATGGTAGTGAGATAAAAATTCTCAATACGGTTGATGGAGATCCATTCGCGAAAAGACACTTAATTCATGAGCTTGGAGGAGACGTTGTTAATTTTGACGTTACCTATTCTGCAGGATATCTTGTTATCGAAGGATTTGCAGCTCGTAAATTACTTCTACAATCAGGTAAAACTTACAAATTCAACCTTGGAGACGGTACTGGAAATTATATTCCAGTTGCTAGTAACTTTAAGATTAAAGGAACTGTAGGTACTGGAGGATATTCAACGGTAAATGGAAACACAATTTTGACATTTACTCCAGTAACTAATGGACTTGCTGAGTATTATTATGATGACTTGGCTTCTCCGTTAATTGGTGGAGTTATTAGTGTTTCTGAAAAGGCAAATCCATTATTTGCAAATCCAGATGAGAATACTGGAAATGATATTAATCAAATTATTGGTAGATACCATACAGTTCAAGCACCTGGTGATTCTACGAAATGGGCTCTACTAGGATATGATTCTACTGGAGCATACCAGCAATTTAACTATATTAATAATAACACTGATTGGTTAGGAGAAGATGAGACCGATTTATTAGCTTCTCAGGCAAATGCTACAGCATCAATCAATTTTATTAGATACGATAAAATTAGGCTACACTTAAGAAGTGGTTACAATTTTGCAAGTAGAGGATATGAAGGTTTCTTATTCCAAGTATTAGCAGATAGAACTAGTGGAGTACAAAATAACCTAACTCAATTAGTTTACTTAAACCAGTCTAATTACGAGATTTCAAATCCAAAACCATTTATTCTTGGAGAGACACTATTCTCTAAATTTATTGAAATTAAGTTTCCAACTGTTTTAGCAAATCAGAACCCACAGTTTAATGATGTATTCTACGGTGATGGCAATGCTAATAGTTCAGATTTAGACCCAACTTCAAACTATGGAGTTGTATTTAGTCTAATTGACAGATTATCGACTGAGGATGGATACGATTATATCTATACTGCTGAGGAAAACGCGTTCACTATTTCAAGAGAGGACGAGTACCAAGATTTTACAGCTGTTATTGAAGAGGCAAATGACGGAGATTACTTTAAGATTTATGGAGAAAGAGATGGTAGTGCAAGTGCATTCGAAGCTTACGTATTAAACAGGATTAATACCTCATCAGATGACATTATTGTTATCTATGGTGTAGAATTATACGAACAAATCGGGATGGGTCAAGTTAAAACGTTCGATACAACGTTTACTCAAACTGAAGATTTTGCAAACCCTATCATTTTCCGACCAGTTGTAATGAATGCAAGTACTGCGGTTAACTTCTCAATCGACGTTACGATGAGAATCTATAACGAGACTGACAATACACAAATCGTTAAGAAGGCAAGTTTAACCTATAATTCAGCAGCTAAATACGGTAAAAAACTACAGACGATAAATATATCTGGTAGAAACACAGTAACTGAGGTATTTAATACTCTTCCAAATCTTTCACAGAACAGAAGTATTAGAGAGGCAATTGTGGCTTCAATACCAAGATCGATTAAGAACGTTAAAACATTTATTGAGAGATATAATGTAGTTGCAGCAGTTAACCCTGCAGAAGTTTCAATCACTGAACTTGGACAACTTAATAGTATCAGAGATTTGAATAGCCCAGAATATCTTGCTTCAAATCAACTAGAAATTGGAGTCTATCCGATGGACAACTACTATAAGTTTAAGATTGTAAGAAAGAATGGCGACGATTTTGAAGCAATGGACTTCACATCAGTTGAGAATATGACTCTTAATTTTATTGATGGACAGGTTCGTAAGAAATTCAACCACATCTGTAATAGAGACGTTGATATGAGTAAAGGAGAGGTTCTATTTAAAATAGATAGTGGAAACGCTACCGAAATTAGAGCAATGCAAACTAACTCATTCTATATTGGATTAAATAATGGTAGTGAAGAAACTATTGTTATCAAAGGAAGCTTTACAGTTGAATAATGATTCTAAATAGTAGAAATAATACATACGATTTTAGGTTCCCTAGAAACTTTATCCCAGATGAAGTAGCAGATAAGTACAGAAAGTACCTTGCTAAGATTCCAGGTAATATAATGGCGGAGCCAATCGACTTTGTAAATTATTCAGTACAGGGTCTTAATGTTCCTGGAATTAGCTTTGATCCAGTAACTCAAAATGACTGGGACGGTACAACAAGATATCATCGAGGTTCTCAACCAATCCAGAATACAGTAGAGAGACAATTTACAGTAACAATGCAGTTACTTGACGGCTTCATTAACTACTGGATTATGCAAGATACCCTTTTATATTATTATTCAAGAGGAACTAAGGATCCGTTTACCCAAGACCTAACACTACGAGTACTTGATGCTGAAGGTGCAAGTGTTGCATTCTTTAAATTTGAGAATCCAATTATGAACTCAATTAATGAGTTGACCTTGAATATGAGTGATAACGTGGCCGACTTCAGTACATTCGAAGTTACATTCTACTACAATAAGATAGACTTACAAATCGAAATTGACTAATATATACAATATGAAAGATATTAAGACATTTAAAGAATACCTACAGGAACAACAAATTACTGAAGAGGATCTAAGAATCTTAACCGAAGGTTTAGAATCTGAGTGGACTTCAGAGCTTGAAGCGAAGGTTGATGAGGCAATTGAACAATTCGTTGCCGAATACTCTAATGAAAATGGAGAACTTGACATTAATAAATTTAATGAAGAGTTAACTAATGAAGGTTTATTAGGATCTATTTTTGGTGGTTTAACTGGATTTGCTTTAGGTAAATCAGTTGGTAAACTAATTGCTAAAGTGTTAGGTATTCAGAAGGGAGTATTTTACGATCTATTAACTTCAAGACTTGTAGGTGCTGCATTAGGTGCTGCTCTTGGTAAAAACATGTAAATGAATTACCTAGCAATCGACTTTTCCCTAAATTCTCCAGGGATTTGTCTATATAATGATAAGAGTAAAAAGTACCACTTCATCGCTTATATGAAACCTGGTACTGGGTCAAAGAAGGAGCAAAAGCTCCAAGAGGAGATGTCTCTTTTAAAAGACGTTACTCTCGTTAGTCAGCCTGATTTTACAAAAGAAGAAGAGTTCTCAAGTGTTGAGCTTGCAAAGGTCAAAAGATATGACCGAATGGCAGATGATATTATCAATTTAGTTTTACAGGATTGTTTCGAAGGAGAAGGTTTTACAATTGCTTTTGAGGGTACCAGTTATGGCTCAAAGATGGGGACTAATAATGTAATTGATATGGCTGCTGGCGCCGCTATCCTAAAACTAAAGCTTCTTAAAACCTTAAGACCAGAAGACTTAATGACTGTCGCTCCGACCTCAATTAAGAAATTTGCTGGAAAGGGAAATATGAATAAGTTACAATTGTTTGAGGCTTTTTTGGAGAATCGAATTGGGGACGAAAACCTAGAGAAGAGCCCCTTATATGCTTGGATTAAAGAACAAGAGTTTGGGAAAAAGATACCAAAGCCGCTTGATGATTTAGTGGACGCGTTCTTCCTAGCAGCTATGATATCAACCCCTGAAACCAAGTAACCTTATCTCTCTTTCAAAGACCTGAAAGTTATATGCACCTTTGAGAAAAAAGTTTCAAATTGTGCTAACTTTTTGCGTGAAACTTCCCATTTCTTAGATATATAATATATGATGATGTTACAAGCCAACATTCGTCCGATACAATAATCTTTAAATTAGGTCCTCAATTAGAAGGAAACGTTCAAGCGCGACAGCTTTAAAAAAGATTTAGTATCAACCTATGGCGGTGAAACATTGTTATTTAGAGGTATATAAAGTACACAATTAAACATTTTTAAAGGTAATTTTTAAGTATTATGGCAGATTTTGACATTTTCAATTTGGGTGTAGAAGACGTAGAAACGCATCAACCCCAAGCAACAACATCAGCAAATGAAGTTTACAAACCAACAGCTGATGACGGTAAAGACGGAACTTACAAAGCGTTAGTTCGCTTCGTTCCAAATCCTGAGAATCCACGTAATTCTCTGATTCAAAAGTACGTACATTGGCTAACAGATGCTAATGGCAACGGTAAATTGGTAGACTCTCCATCAACAGTTGGTGAGAAATGCCCAATCGCAGATGTATTCTGGAAACTTCGTAACAGCGACAGTGCAGTAGATCGTAAAGCTTCTGACAAACTAAAAAGACGTCAGCAGTACTACTCACTAATCAAAATTATTAAGGATCCACAGAATCCAGCACTAGAAGGAACTTACAAAGTATTCAAGTTCGGTTACAAGATCAAAGAAAAGATCGATGCTGAATTGAAGCCAGACTTCGGTGAACCAACACAAGTATTTGACCTATTTGAAGGTAAAAACTTTGAGTTGATTATCACACGACAAGGCGAATACAACAACTACGATAAGTCTAAGTTCTCATCTTCCCGATCAGCAGTTAACGTTAATGGTGAACCAGCTGAAAGAACAAAAGAATCAATGGCTGCAATCAAAGCAGAACTTGATGAAGCACCTTCACTCGCAACTTACGACTACAAAGCATGGGATGGTGAAACTCGTGATTTTGTAAATGGAGTACTAAAAATGTATTTGAATCCTGGAGATGCAATCTCTGAGATCTCAACTTCATCAACTCCAAAGAAGTCGGCACCAAAGAAAGAAAAAGTTGCTGAAGCTGTTGCTGCTCCAACAAGCAGTTCAACTACAGAAGTTTCAAGTGATGATGATTTAGATTCTTTCTTGAATGACCTCGACATCTAATCCACAGATAACTCAAGAGCTTAAACTAAAGATTATGAAAGCGCTGAAAGACGTTTGTCTGACAGCACATTCAAGTCCCAACAAGCAAATGCTAAAGGACATGCCTGGTAGAATTACTATGGCATGTCCTTATTGTGGGGATTCGCATAGTGATGATACCAAGAAACGCGGTAACATGTATTGGGACACGCTTCAATATCACTGTTATAACTGTGGAACACATACTGATGTAAAGACTCTCTTAAAGGACCACGAGGTAAGACTCCCAAGTTCAGAGGATTCATTTACCATTATTGACTATATCAAACACAACAGGTCTGTAACTTCACAGGCAGATACACTAACACACTCAGTATTTCAAAGTGTAAGTGACTTAGCAATAACAGTTGATGAGTTTAAAAAAGGATTTGGTGCAAGAGAAATAGAACCTGGAGATTGGATTTGGCTCTACTTAAAAAATAGATTGCTTCATAAAAAGAGCGAAGAGTTTTTATTTAGTGCAAAGGACAATCGTTTATGGATTCTTAATTTTACTGGAGACGGTAAGATTATGTCAGCACAAAGTAGAAGAATGAAGGGTAAAGGTAGTCGTTACTTAACGTATGATTTACCTAAACTATATGAAGAGCTTGGTAAAGAACTTGAGCTCTCACAAGAAGATTTGGAAAAGGTAACAAAGTTATCGACACTGTTTGGTATTATGCAAGTAAACTTCCAGCGTCCAGTAACAATGTTTGAAGGTCCAATTGATGCTAAATTCATGACTAATAGTATTGCACTTGCAACCGCAGGTCGTAACACTGAAGAGTTCGATGAAATGGCAACGGTCCGGTATCTATTTGATAATGACGATACTGGTAAAAAGAAAATGATTGAGAAACTAAAAAAGGGAAGATCTGTATTTATGTGGTCTAAATTCTTAAAAGAAAATAAATTAGATACATATGATATAAAGGATCTAAACGACTTAGTTATCAAGTGTTTTGAGTTAAAGAATCCAGCAATTAAAAAGTTGGATGACTACTTCACCTCTAGCTCGTTAGATCTATGGTATATATAGAAGATATTACAGATATGGTTGAAAAGGATCTAGATGATTTTTATAGTGATCGTGACCGATTTAAAGGTATGCGAATGCTGGTAGATTTCAACGCATCAGAATACGAACATGATGTACCGAAGCTTGATCTTGGAAAACCAAAATTTAAGAAGAAGTTAAAGGCTAGTAAGTTCATTAAAGGTAATAAGGGTTCGTTGTTTTAAACAAGATTAGATGTCGAATAAAGAAAAGATTTTAGCACTTGATGGAAAACTAAGTGAACAAAGAAAGGAATGGACCTTAAAAATCCAAGATCTTTCTAAGTCGCTTCGTTATATCAACGGTATGGAGGACACTATTGCAATGGTGCTCTCTAACCGCCAAATTATCATTGATCAGATTGCTTACATAAACATGAAGATCAAGGAACAAGAAAGAAGGATAAATGATAGGTACCGAGAAAAATATCTTGAGTACTATAATTTTGACTATAAATTAAGTGAGAAGCAAAAAGACCGTTTTATCGAAGCTGACCTAGCTGATGAAAACATAATGCTCTCACATTTACAGAACCAATTAGACTTCTTTAAAGAATCGGTAAAGACCCTAGATAACATGGGATTTGCCATCCGAAACAGACTTGCATTAAAAGATCTGTAAGGCAAATAAAAAAACTGTGCCTATGAATGGAGCTCAGTTTAACAGAGAATAAACAACTACTTAGAGTTGATGATGCTACTTCATTAGAGCTTGAACAGTTGAATATATCCTTGACCAAGAGAATAGAATCGTGGAGATTCAACCCTTTGGTCAAGAAAGGGGTATGGGACGGCTACATTACCTATATCAAGGACGATAAGTGGATTCCTGCAGGTCTTTGGAAAGAGGTGATGGACGTCTGTAAAGAGTACAGGTTCGAGCTAAAGATTAATGGCATTAGTGAATTATTTGACCGTGAAATTAATCCAGAATCATTTCAAAGTTGGGTAGAAGACTTCTTTGAAGATTCAGACATTACACCTCGTGACTATCAAGTCGAGGCTGCATATAACATTTTAAAGTTTAGAAAGTGTCTCTCAGAGCTTGCAACATCTGCTGGTAAGACACTGATATCATTCTTAACAGTTGCATATATTTTAGAGAAACAAAAGGCTGAAAAGATCCTGTTTATTGTACCAAACGTTTCACTTGTAATTCAAGCAAGTGAAGATTTTGCAGATTATAACTATCGAAACCAGGTAAACATAAAGATTCAGCAAATTTATAGCGGTCAAAAGATCAGAGCTGGTAGAAACGTAGTGATTGGTACCTATCAATCATTAATTAAGAAGAAAGCCGAATACTTTGACCAATTTGATGCTGTGATTATTGATGAAACACATAAGGCAAAATCACAGTCAATTAAAACGATCCTATCGAAGTGTAAAAATGCCGACTATCGATATGGCCTTTCTGGTACTATACCAAAGTCTGGAACCCTGGATCGACTAACACTAATGGCCTATACTGGTCCACTAATTACCGAAGTAAGTGCAAATTTCCTTCAGAATGAAGGTTATATTGCAAACTGTCGAGTAAAAGTTATTGAGATGGACTACGCAACCGAAGGCGCAAAGAACGCGTTTAAGGAAATGGCATTTAATAAATATGAAAGCAAAGACGTATTTAAATTTGAACAAAATTATATCATCAATTCGCCAGGCCGCCTCAACTTCATTTGTAACATTATTTCCAGAGTACGAGGTAATTCCCTTGTACTTTTCCATCGCATTGAGCATGGTAAGAAGATATATGAAAAGCTTAGACAGGAAAGTGATAAGACAATCTATTATGTTGATGGTGGAACTGACAAGGACATACGCGAAGAATACAAAAAGAAAATGGAAGCCGGTAATGAAGTTGTTATTGTCGCATCGTATGGTACCTTCTCGACTGGTATCTCGATCAAGAAAATCCACAACATCTTCTTTACTGAATCGTTTAAGAGTGAGGTAATTATTCGTCAATCGATTGGCCGTGGATTGAGACAACATGAATCGAAGGACAGTGTTACAATCATTGATTTTGTGGACGATATTAGTTCGCCAGACTGGGACAACTATCTTATTCGACATGCAAAGGCCAGACAAAAAATTTACAGAGAACAAAAGTTCAAATATGACATCAAAAAGGTTAAATTTGATGGAGATATATAAAAGGTATGTTAATCAAAAAATAAGATATTACAAATGGCTAAATTACATTCATTTGAAGACTACGCAAAAATAAGACAAGAGCAAGTTTCAGCTGAAATTGAAGCACAAAAAGAAGCTGCTAGAGAAGAAACAGTAAGAAGTTTTAAAGATCTTCTTGCAGAGTATGGTGTTACTAAGGTTTCAGAATTAGATGAAGATCAAAGAGAAGAATTCTTTGGTAAACTAGACGGAACTGATCTAAATGAATCACTATCTCTTGTAACAGAAGGTACTCGTTCTTTCTTTGGTAAAATAAGCAAGAAGTCAGGAGACATCGAAGCAGTGTATATGCACTACGATGGTTACCCAGAAAATATGTTACCCCTAATCCAAAAGGGTTATAGTGGTGCTAAGAAAAAGAACATTGATGTAGTTCTACAAAATGGTGCAGGATCTGGACTAGAAGCTGACCCAAAGAAAATTAACTATTATAATGACGGAAATGAGCCATTAACTGGTAACATTGGTTCAATTAGAGATTTTATCAGCGATGCAAAACAATCGTGGGCAGAATTTATTTACCTATACGATGAGAGAGATGGTAAATGGTATATGGCTGATACTTATGAAGATGATAATATGGTTCCAGCTTTTGAAGCATTTATCGGTGAAGCAGTTGTAGTTACTGGTAAGAGAGATGCTAAAAGAGTTATGACAGCATACGTTAAATTCTTTGAGAAATATCCAGCTTTAAGTAAAAAGGCTATAGGTGTTCCAGTTAAACATCATGTCGGTGCTGTTAGAGAATTATATGCAGAAGCAATGATTGACGCTAACTTTTCTAGAGAGCTCCCAGCAACTAAAAGAGCAATTCCTGGCGTAGTTTACTCAATCGATGTCAAGGTTGCAGAATTAAATAATGCATCTATTAGAATTTCAGCAGGTAAATTAATGGATATCTGTGCAGCAAACGGTAGTATTATATCAGGTGCAGCTAAATTCTCAGGTATAGCAATTGTTGAAGGTACTGCAATGTACTTAGATTCAATTGGATATACTAAAGAAGCTGAAGATTTAATGGCTAGATTCAACAAAGCTTTTAATGAATCTGCTCAAACAATGGAAGAAAGAATTGCTGAAGGTAATGCATTTGGTTCCGCAAGAGCAAAGGCAATTGCTGCAGGTAAAAGCGAATTTGAAGTTGATGGTAAAACATACAAACTTAAAGGAGTAGATGCTGATGATAAAGAGAATGCTGAAGAGTTTGCAAATGAGTCTGAAATCAATGGAGAACATACAAATCCAGCTGGTTATCCATCTCCATCCGGAGACTCTGAAGATGTTGAAGAAACTGAAAGAGAAGAGGTTGAAGTAATGGGAGAGGCTAAAGTTACTGAAGCTGAAGTAAAATCAGATGATGAATTTAAAGAGTATGCATTCACAGTACTTCAAAAAGCATTTGGTGAAGACTTTGATGATGCTAAAGCACAAGAAGTAGTTGATGGTATTCTTTCAAAATCTGATGGAGACTATGGAGCTGCTGTTGGTATGCTAACATCATCTTTAGGATAAAAAATTAAAAAAAGTTTGGCCTAGATTTTTCTATGTCAAACTTTTTAATTATATTTGTAACTGAATGAAATTATTACTATCATATAGCGACTTTTTAGTTGAAAAGGCAAACCAAGACCTAAATGAGTGGAGAGATTCTCAACTTGTTATGGAAGGAGGTGCTGCTGGTCATATGTCACACCCGTTTGATGATAAATCTCTTACGTTTGGCGACTTTAAAAAACTAATCGAGGCAGGTCTTAAAGGAGAACTTAACTTCGAAGAAGAAGCAACTGAAAAGACGGATGGTCAAAACGTATTTGCAACCATCCAGGATGGAGAGGTAAAGTTTGCACGTAATAAAACTGAGCTTAAGAATCCAATGTCACTGCAAGACTTTAAGAAAAAGTTTGAAGGTCATCCTAGTAAACTTGTTCAGGACACTTTCCAATTAGCTGCAGAGGATTTAGCGTCTCAACTAATTAAAATCTCACCAAAAGATCAAGAGAATTTCGATAATGGTAAGAACTTCATGAATATGGAGTTAATCTACTCAAAGAACCCAAACGTTATTCACTATGACCGTGATGTAATACAGTTCCACGGCATTAAGATAACTGACGGTGAGGGTAATATCATTGGTGAAGACACAAAGCCAGCTAAGAGCATCGCAAGTGCTCTCGATAAAGTAGAGGCTACTATTGGTAAAACATTTACATTCATTCCACCTCAAATTGTAAAACTTGGTAAAGATTTAGATTTTGAAGCTAATAAAGACAAGTTTATTAAAAAGGTAGAAGACCTACGTAAACAATATAACTTAACAGATGCTGATGAGGTTTCTCGTTACCATGAAATGTGGTGGAGAGAGCAAATTGAATCTGTATTTGGAGATCTTCCACAAGACATTAAAGAGGGCCTACTATTAAGATGGGCATACGATGATAAGAAATCTCTAAACATGAGAAGTCTTGCTAAAACTATTACGCCAAAACAGGCAGATGCAGTTAAGCAATTCGATAAGAATGATGTTAAGAAGAAATATAAAGAAAACATTAGACCGTTTGAAGATCTTTTCTTAGAACTAGGAAGTGTTATTCTTAAAAATGCTTCTAATTTTGTTGCAGCTAATCCAAGTGCAGAAATGCAAAGGCTACATAAAGAGCTTAGAGATGAAGCAGCTAAGATTAAAAAAGGAGGTAATATCGATCAAATCTCGAAGGTTGAAGCTGAATTAGCAAGACTTGACCGTATTGGAGGCATTGAGTCTATTATTCCAACTGAAGGTATTGTATTTACATATAAGGGCAAAATTTATAAATTAACAGGTACCTTTGCTGCAATTAACCAGCTAATGGGTATTATAAAATTTGGAAGGTAACATGAAACATGTAAAATTATTTGAAGGATTTCTTAGTGAAAGAAAGGCTAGTCATTATATGGCTGAACTAGTTGACATACTATCAAACCCAGATTCAATGGAAATGATGCCAGAAGAATTTGTAGACTATCTTGTATCAAACTATGCAGTTGATGCCGATACAGCAGGAGACATTTTCGATATGTATTGGTCTCTAGGAGCTAAAGACAGATTTCATTACAATGATGATCAATGGATTAAGTTCCTTAATAAATTAGGAGTTAAGTAATCATGAAACACGTAAAACTATTTGAACAGTTTCTAAACGAAGCTTCAGTTTTAGATCGTAACTCAATGATGGGTTGGATCACAGCATATATTGACGGACCTAGAACAATGGTACGATGCAGGCACAGTAATGATCTGGCCAGCTTAATTTAAATTATTATGGCGCTACAAAACTTAAAGACATATTATAGCGAGTCAAATACTAATGACTTTCAAGCGATGCTTAAACTTCCATGTGTTGTTACTGAGAAGTTACAAGCGTCGTCTTTTCATGTTCAATCAACAGTAGAAGGCTACAATTACTTCAAGAGTGGAAGTAAAAAGCCAATGAATGCAGTCGATAGAACAATCGTAAAATACTACGAATCGGCAATTAGCCACTTTGATTCAATCAGTGAAGATAACAAAGAGGAAATGCCAAAAGACTGGAAGTTTGGATTTGACTATATGATAGATTCAAAAACGGTAAATATCAAATACGATAGAATACCAAAGAACAACTTAATGTTAACACACATTCAAGTTTTAAATCCAGCAGATCATTCTCTTATTAAAAAGGTAATTAGAGACCCAAAGATTCTTAATAAATGGGCTGATGTACTAGAGGTACAAAGACCACAGGTTCTATTTAGTGGAAGTTTAAATGAGTTCCAAAGAGAACAACTTTCTGAATTAATGGCTCTATCAGATGCTGAGTATGTTAAAGTATTTGAAGATATTACATTCTCAAGAAAAATGTACAATATCTTTAACCCAGCAATGAACTCAACTGCGTTAAATGAGGGTCTTGATGGAACTATTGATTCAATTGTGATTAACTTTTTTGATTCTACTTCAGTTAAGAACTTTAAGATTTGTGAAGATGTTGTAATCAAGAAAGAAGAAAGAGAACCATCTCATATGTACCAGCTTTCACTTCTAGATCTAGTTGAATATTTTACAACATATGATATTGAAAGCATCGAATTAAACGAAGAGAAAGCAGATCAAAGATACATTGAATTAATTTCTAAACTATTCAATGCATATGTTTCAGAAAACGCTACCAAATATGTTGGAGTAACATTTGATTCAGCTGATTTTGCTTCTTCTCCAGAATTTAAACTTAACACTAAGTTTATTAAGAACGAGAAGACAATTGAGTATGTTTCAAATGAGGTTCTCGAGGAACTATATAAAATAGCGCTTGGCTCTTTTAGAAAAAGAAGGGTTAAAGAAACACAGATCATTAATGCTGATCTAATGAGACAGATCAACGAGATTGTCGATAAGATCGATAATTCGATTATGGCAAAAAGCAATGAAGCATCGGTTATGACATTCAAAACGTATTTACAAAACCAAGGACTAAAACACCAGGAGAGCCCAATTACTGAAGCTCTTAATGTTAAATATCCTGAACAACAGAAGCTAGTTAATATGTTTGTTGGTAGATTCCAACCATTTACACTAGGACATGCAAAGGTATTAGAAACGATCCATAAGCAAAATGGACATCCAGTTGTAATCTTCCTAATTAAGTCTAAAACTAAGAAGAAAGAAGATGCATTCTCTAGACCTTATGATGAGGACACTCAAATTGAAATGCTAAATAAGTTAAAGTCAAAATATCCAATCGAAAAGGTTTATGTACTACCAACCGCAGGCATCGACCATCTATTTAATGCAATGAGAGCAGATGGATATGAGCCTGTACTATGGGGTACTGGAACTGATAGACTTAAAACATATTCGCATCAAGTCGATAAACCAGTTTATAGAGAAGATTTAGGTGTTAGAACTGATTTTGGTCTATTCGAAATTCCAAGAACTGGTAAAAACATTTCAGCAACTCAGGTTAGAAATGCGATGTTAGCTGGAGATGAGAAACTATTTAAGAAGTTAACCCCAAGCGAAATCCATGGAATGTATGATGAACTAAAGGCTAAGCTAGAAAAGTCGATGGCTGCTAATGAAGCATCACTACTGACGTTCAACGAGTTTATTAAGAATATATAAAAAAACAAATTTTATAAAAAATGTCAAATTTTAACGACTTTATTAACAACTTAGACGAGTCTAGAAAGATTACTCTAAAGAGAAGATATACTGAAAACCATCCGGCAATTGAGGCTGGAAAGGTTGCAAGAGTCAGAAATAAAATGCTAGAAGCTATTGCTGATGGTAAGATTACTCAAGAAGAATTCAATGCAATCTTAAAAGAGTTTTCTACAGATTCTGGAAAATGGATGCGTAGAAACGCAAAATACTTCTCGGTATCTGAAGATGGTATTTCACTTTCAACCTTTGGTAAAAGAGCACTTTCATCAGTTACAGTAAATGAAAGCGAAGAAATTCTATTCGAAGCAACCGTCGAAATGGACGCAATGGATCCAGATAACAAAGACTTCTTAAAGTTCTTAAAGAAGCATAGAGTTAAGATTATTAATAAAGAAATGGAAGGTCCAGGTGGTGGAACTCCAGTTATTACAATGCAAGGTAAAAGAAAGGATCTTGAGGCAGTATTAGCAGACGAAGAGTTTGGTTGGGCTGATCTAGATCTAGCAGAATATATTGAAGAATCAGTAGTTACTGAAAACTATGAAGTGATCTATAGCGATGGTGTAAGTGCTATGAAAAAATTCAGAAGTGAAAAACAAGCTCTTGACTTCATGAAGCAAACCATTGCTTCTAACAAGAAATTAAGAGATATAGCAGTCTACAAACCGGGTATGCATTCAACTACTCAAACTGAATTAGTTGTTAAATTCTGGGGAGATGGTTCTTATTTAGATAATGTTTCTAAGAAGGATCCAGAATTAGCTGCTAAGAAATTAGAAGAATCAGTAGATGCTGATCATGTTGAAGAGGGTAGAGCATTTGTTGCAGCTGCTAGAAAGGCAAAAGATGAAGGCAAGGAAGAATTTGAATATGATGGCAAAACTTACCCAGTAACTATCAAAGAAGAAACAGAAACAGAAGATATAAAAATGGAAAACAAAAGAATGTTTGAATCATTTACTAATTTTGTAAATAATTTATCAGTGAACGAAGATGTATTCGCTGATTTAGAAGCTGCTATTTCAGACATGGACTTTGATGCATATCAAAACCTAGCATTTGAATTTGGAGTAGACGATGGAGATCCAAACCAAATGATGGATTTTATTTACAATGAGCTTGACAAGAAGGGAGCTAAACTACTAATTAAGAACATTAATAAAGGAGTTTATGAATCTGTAGTTAACGAGGCATTTAGTTCAATGAAACTACAGTCAATCTTAACAAGTGCAGGTTCTATGCCAAAAGATTTTGCTAAGGCTTTTTACCAAATGGCTAAAATCCAATTAGATAAAGTTCAAGATGTTGATATTATCGAAATAGATCCAGAGCAGGCTAGAAAAGAAAAGAGAAAAAGCGCAGTATACCTATACTTCACAACAAATGAAAAACCAAACCCATATGCTGGTAGAAATTCTTGGGGAGTTACAACAATTCCAGGAAACACACTGCTTGGAGCAACTAATGGTTCAAACGAATGGCTAGCTACAGATTACGCAAGATCTTGGGGATCTGATAGAACAAAGACGTTATCTAAAACTAAGAGAAATGACGGATCTGGTTTCGGAAAAAGTGCAGCTAATGATACTTGGGGTTCAGGTATTTCAAGTCTATCTAAAGTTGCTGAACTTGCTGATAGAGCATACGTTCTAGACTTAGATATTTTAAGAGCAAGATATTCATCAACCGCAAAAAGAGATGAAAGAACCGCTGCTAAAAAAGGAGCAACTGCGTTCCAGAGTGATAAGGACTTCAAGAAACAAAATCTTGACAGATACCATACTATTTTAGCAGACAGAGCAGCTTCAATGCCAGTAGACAAAGAGGTTCTAAAAGCAATTGATGTAGTTACCTCTCAAATTAAAGATGGTTTAGCTACTGGTGAAAAAGGAAAGTATGGAGACGTTATTATTGGAAAGGATCCTAAAGGCCGCGAGGTTAAACTAAGAGATGCTTCTAACGTAATGCAAAATCTTCTTGATGACTTTAACAGATATGTAGATTACACTGAGCAAGCAAAGCGTGAGGAAGAGGCAGGTTATGGTAGCGATTACTATGCAAGAGAAGTGAAGAACTATGCTAAGTCAATTAAAGACAGAATCTCTAAGATTGAAAAAATGGATTACGTTTGGTAATCAAAAATAAAATAAAACGATGAAACACGTACAATTATTTGAGCAGTTCGTAGATGGAACAAACTCAACAGTTAATGAAAATAAATACGCTAAAGCTGGCAAATTAGGTTATAATGACCAATTCTTAGGAAGAAAATCTCTTTCTAAAACTTTAGCAGTAGACTTAGGTTTAAATCCAAACCACGAGTTTGGCGGTGGAGACTGGTTAGGTTTTGACTATGTATCACTTTATGCAACAGGTGGTAAAAAAGCAGGAACTATCTTAGATGACGCTTTAACAGGAAAGTACACTTACGACGAGTTAAAGGCTGCAGCTGCAGAATTCTTAGGACTATAATAAGTTATGCCAAGTACATCTAAATCGCAACAAAGACTAATGGGAGTCGCATATGCTGTTAAATCTGGCGATATGCAAATCTCTGATGTTGATATGACATATAGAGATAAGGTAAAAGATCTTGTTGATGGTATGACACTCAAACAATTAAAAGATTTTGCAGAAACTAAGCACGAAGGATTACCAGAAGTTGCAGAAAATATCACACCTGCTAACATCGGTGGAATGGGGCCAGTCATGCTCCCAACTTCATCAACAAATGGCTCTGGTGATGTTCCTGCAGGTCAAGGTGATGCGAAGCAAGAATATAAAAAGAAACGTAAAAAGATGAAATACGTAAAAACATTTGAATCTTTCTCTTCAGTCAATGAAGAGTATATTGAACTTCCAAGTCTTGATGTACCTTCAACTGACCTAATCGAAGCATTTAAAGAGTGGTATAAAGATACTGCTGACAATTGGGAAGAATTCAAAAACGACATGGCAGAAGATTCAGTTGATGAAGCTGCTAAGAATGCTCAAATGGAAATCTTAGCCTACCTTTCTAACGAGATGAATAACATTATTAGAGATAGAAAGTTTAAGGTTAGAATGGACCTTAAATAAAGAAACTAATTATGAAACACATAAAATTATTCGAACAGTTTATCAACGAATCTCATTTTACTGCAGGCGACAGCGTAGAATGTATTGATAGCGGAATGATCGGATCAGTTATTGGATCTACTGGAAATGGTGATGAAGAAATCTATATTGTCTCTATTAATGGAGAAACTAAAGAGTATTCACCAGAAGAGCTAACACTGGTAGAGTCAGTACTTAATGAAATGGACTCAGAAGCTGCTTTACTTTTAGCAGATGAGGTTAGTGGTGAAGTATACACTGCAAAACTAAAAGGCAAATCAGCTACTATTAAAGCAACGACGACAACTAAAACTTGGGATGATGGTGTTCCAGTTCTAAAAGATTTAGCTAGAGGCAGTGCAAAGTCAGTCAAGTTTGAACTATATCAAAGACCTTTTAAAGTGATTCATGACGTAGCTCACGATTGGTTCTACTTTACAGATGGTGGAAAATGGTATGGTCTGCATAGTAATGATGGCTATTATGAACCAAGTGATTTACCATTTGAAATGACACTTGATTAATTCACATTATTTAAAATAATTTAAGCCGAGATTTTTTAGTCTCGGCTTTTTTGTTTATATTAGCTTAGGAAACAAGCGTGAACCTTCACATATAAGTAATGTACCCCTTGCCACAAATTACAAAGCTACTCATATGGTAATCTCATATTTAGAGGCAAAGTGAGAAACTTCTCAAAAATCGGGTATATAAACAACATAACTTTAAAAATAAGCGAATGCTATTAGATATAGAACAAAAAGACCAAGAAATCATCGTCTCATATTACGATAAAGAAGGTAAAGTAGCATTTAAAAGATATCCAATCTCTCAGTTTGAAAACTGGGTAGTCACTGAAGAAAAAGATAAGTGGAAAGACGGAACATTTAGAAACTGGGACGGTCGACCAATTAAAAGACAACGTGCCCGTAACTTCAACAAGTTCTCATTAGTGTATTTTATGGACTCTCTTCCTGAAAAAGATCAGGAAGAAATCTTTGCATTTAATATGCCAAAGACCTACTTTGTCGATATTGAGACTGAGATTGTTGATGGTTTCCCAAAAGCAGAAGAGGCAAAGAGTAGAATTCTTACCTTTTCGATTATCACACCTGATCGTAAGGCAATTGTGCTAGGTCTTGATGATTTATCTAGCGAACAAATTAAGAAGATTGAAGATGACACACTGAAACACTTCAAGAAATACGATCAAGATTGGGAATTCAGTTACTATAAATTTAAGGACGAATACAATATGCTGTACACGTTCTTACATAAATTTATGCCAAAGTTCCCAATGATGACAGGTTGGAACTTTATTAACTATGACTGGCAATATATTGTTAATCGATGTAGGCGTTTACAAATTGACCTGACTGAAGTTGCGATCACTGGAGAACTTGATAAGACTGACTCAAGACCCCTACATATGGGTATTCTTGATTATATGCAACTTTATGATAAGTATGACCGAAGTGTAAAAGTAAAAGAGTCAAATAAACTTGACTTTGTTGCTGGGCAGGTTCTTGACGTTGCAAAGATCAAGTATACGGGTGGTCTACAAGATTTATATGAGAATGACTTCCAAAAATACGTATTCTATAATGTAGTCGATTCTATTTTGGTATACTATATTGACCAAAAGCTAAAATCGATGGAAGTAATTATGACATTGGCAACTATTACAAAAATGCCATTGTATAAAGCAGCTTCTCCAGTTGCTGTAACCGAAGCATTGATGGCCCGTAAAATGGCTGAAATGAATCGTAAAATTGGAGTTGACTATAATCAAGAGGATAACAAAAAAGACGGCAAGTACGCAGGTGCATTTGTAAAACAACCATTAGTTGGTTACTATTCTGGTGTAAGTGCATTTGACTTTGCGTCACTATATCCTTCAGTAATGAGACAATTTAACATCTCACCAGATGCTTACGTTGACCTTATTCCAGAGAATGAAATTGAAGAGCGTCGTAAAAACATAGATGAAATTGTTTGTGAAAATGGTGTAGTATATAAGAAAGAAGATTCGATCTTGAAAAAGATTCTTAGCGATTTATACGCACAGAGGAAACAATATAAGTCTATATCATATGATTATTATGAAAAGGCTCATGAACTTAAAAAAATATTTAAGTAACCAGGACCCAAACTTGTTGGATAGCAGAATATATAAACAACTAGCTGGTAAAATCCAACAATCAAAAGGTCTAATTCACTTTAGACCTTTTTTAGTCTAAAAAATAAGGTAATATTAGAATATGTCACTATTTGAAGAACGAATTGAATTTAAACCATTTGAGTACCCGGTATACTACACCGAAGGTTGGCTCAAACAAGCACAAGCATTTTGGTTACACACTGAAATCTCAATGCAAGGAGATGTTAAAGATTGGAATGAAAGATTAGAAGAACACGAAAAGAATTTAGTAGGAAATATATTATTAGGATTTGCTCAAACAGAATGTGCAGTTTCAGATTACTGGACTGGTATGGTTACTAACTGGTTTCCAAAGCATGAAATTAAGCAAATGGCAATGATGTTTGGTTCACAAGAAACCATTCACGCAACGGCATATTCATACCTAAATGAAACACTAGGATTAGAAGACTTTACAGCGTTTCTACATGAACCAGCAACTGCTGATAAATTTGAACACTTAACTTCAGTTGAAGCTGATTGGTCTTATGAAGATTTAGCATCAAGTTCAGAAGCTAGAAAGCAGGTAGCTAGATCACTGGCAATCTTCTCTGCTTTTGCCGAAGGAGTTTCACTATATTCATCATTTGCAGTTTTATATTCATTCCAGATGCGTAACCTTCTTAAGGGGATTGGTCAGCAAATGAAATGGTCAGTTCGTGATGAATCACTACACAGCAGAATGGGATGTCAATTATTCCGTCATATGTGTGAAGAATATACTGAACTAAAAGAAGAGGTAAGGGACGATGTTGTACGTGCTGCTGAATTAATGGTCGAAATGGAACATAACTTTATTAATAAAATGTTTGAAATGGGAGACCTTGAAAACATGAAGGCAGAAGACCTTAAACATTTTATCGTTAAAAGAGCAAATGAAAAGATTGCTGAACTAGGTTACAGTGATGGACCATTTATGAAGTACGATGAAGATAAAGCATCTGAACTTGATTGGTTCTACCACTTAACTGGAGGAACAACACACACTGACTTTTTTGCAATTAGACCGACTGATTACTCAAAAGCAGGAGAAGACGAAAACTGGGACGAAGACGATATCTTTTAATCCCCAACACTATTTAAATGATTAACTTTTTTAAAAATAATGACAAGAAAATGAGCGAAGACGCCAATGGTATTAATCATGGTGAAGCTTTAGGCTGGGAACTCGGAGTAGATTTTCCAACATGGGCTAACACTGAAATCTATGTAAAGACAATTAGCAACGGTTACCTTTTAGAGGGTGAAACTCCAAAGGATGCATATTGGAGAGTTGCAACAACTGTAGCAAAAAGGTTACAAAAACCTGAAATGGCTAGCAAATTCTTTGACTATATCTGGAAGGGCTGGTTAAATCTTGCTTCTCCAGTACTTTCAAATACTGGAACTGAGCGTGGTTTACCAATCTCTTGTTTTGGTATTGATGTTGCTGATTCAATTCATGATATTGGCTCAAAGAATCTAGAAATGATGCTACTTGCAAAACATGGAGGCGGTGTTGGTATTGGAATTAATCAAATTAGACCAGCAGGTGCTAAGATTCAAGGTAATGGTACAAGTGATGGTGTAGTTCCATTCTGTAAAATTTACGATTCAACGATCCTAGCGACTAATCAAGGTTCTGTTCGTAGAGGTGCAGCTTCAGTAAACATTGACATTGAACACAAAGATTTCTGGGAATGGCTAGAAATTCGTGAGCCAAAGGGAGACGTAAACAGACAGTCTCTTAATCTTCACCAATGTGTTATTGTTCCTGATGGTTTTATGGACAAAATCAAACAGGGAGACAAAGAGGCACGTAAAAGATGGGCAGCTCTATTAAGAAAGCGTAGAGCAACTGGAGAACCATACATTATGTTTAAAGGTAATGTAAATAATGCCAATCCAGATGCTTACAAAAACAATGGTCTTAAAGTTTACATGACCAATATCTGTTCTGAGATTGCACTACACACCGATGAAAATCATTCATTCGTATGTTGTCTAAGTTCATTAAACCTTACAAGGTATGATGAGTGGAGAGACACTGATCTTATTTACACAGCTACTTGGTTCTTAGATGGCGTTCTTGAAGAATTTATCCAGAAGGCAAAATACATGCGTGGATTTGAGAACTCTATTCGCTCAGCAGAAAAGGGAAGAGCACTAGGACTTGGAGTTCTAGGATGGCACACTTACCTACAAGACAGAAACATTCCTTTTGAAGGACTAGCCGCACAATTTGAAACTCGTAAGATTTTTAGTGAGTTAAAGACCGAAAGCGAGAAAGCAAGTCGTGATATGGCGAAAGAGTATGGTGAACCTCTATGGTGTGTTGGTACTGGAATGCGTAACACTCACCTTAGAGCCGTAGCTCCTACTGTTTCTAATAGTAAACTAAGTGGTAACGTTTCTCCAGGTATTGAACCATGGGCAGCAAACGTATTTACTGAACAAACTGCAAAAGGAACATTTATCCGCAAGAACCCTACTCTTGAGACGGCACTTGAAGCAATTCGTAAAAACACAAAAGATACATGGGATAAGATCCTAGAAGACGGTGGAAGTGTTCAAGGAATTGACTGGATGGATAACTACTATGTACATCATGGAGAATTAGAGGGCATTCCAATCAATAAAGATGAATTGTCTGAAGAGGACATGAAAGATTTTATTCCGATGAAAGATGTTTATAGAACATTTAAGGAAATTAACCAAATGGAATTGGTACGTCAAGCTGGAGTTAGACAACAATATGTTGACCAGGCAGTTTCATTAAACCTAGCGTTCCCAAATACAGCGGATCCTAAGTTTATTAACCAAGTTCACCTTGAAGCGTACGATCAAGGTATAAAGACACTCTATTACATGAGAACGGAGAGCGTTCTACGAGGAGACATTGCAACCAGAGCAACGGATCCAGATTGTTTATCATGTGATGGATAAAGACGGTGAGGTTTGAAGACCTCGTCTTAGGACCGTTACATCGTTAACGGATTTTAGCCAGGGAATTCGCTACTCCCTGGCTTTTTTATGTGAAACAGTTTGGCTAGCCCTCATATAATAATCAAATTCTTTAAACAAATAAAAAAATATGAAACTAGTAATTGATCGAGTTGACCAACACGCTTTGACTGATTTTATCAATCGTGTGAAGTTAATTGATTCTTTCATCTATTTGAAGATGGACGAGAATCGCATTACTTCTGCAGTTTATCTTCCACAAAGAGATGCTGTGAAGTACCACGCAGTTAACACTGACACAATCTTTAAGCTTTCATCAGTTCCGAAAACTGATAAACCAATAAAGATTGCATTCTTTGACGGTGCTAAAGTTATTGATGCTATTAAGCACTTCGATGCTGATGCAATTAAAGGTGAAATTCAGTTCATTGAAAACGATGAAGACATGGTTGCTTCAACACTTCGTCTATTCAATGATGAACTTGAAATCACATTGTCTTGTTCTGAACCATCTCTTGGTTTTAAAGATCTTACTCAAGAGCAAATTGAAGGTATCTTCTCGAAAGATGGTAGTGAATTTAACTTTGAATTGGACACTTATTCAATTGGTAAAGTTAAGAACCTATTTAGTCTTGATAAAGACGAAACATTTGCAATCAATGCAAACGCTAAAGGCGTAAATGTTAAAGGTAAATCATTCAACGTTGTAATCAACCCAGAGAGCAATGGCAAAGGTGAAGTTACAGTATACAAGAAGTATTTGAACTTGCTTGACAAAGAAGAGCAAACAGTTTACATTTCTTCTTCAAAAGTTGTATTCGCATCAAAAGACAGCGAAACACTTCTAACTGTATCAACCTGCCAAAACGCTTAATATGAACATAGAAGAGTTAAAGAATAAACCAACCGATCAATTAAGTAAAAGTGAAGCGGAGTTCCTCATAAACTATTATGAGGAACTTTCCGCTAAGTACACTGCTTATGAACAGGCGGTAAAGGTAACTTTGAACTCGATCTATGGTGCATTTGGTAACAAGTGGTTTCACTTCTTCAATATTGATATTGCAGAATCTATCACATTACAAGGTCAAAATGCGATCCTGTATTCTGAAAGTATTCTAAACAAGTACTTTCAAGAGTTCTTTCATAAGGATACGATGGTTCATGAACACTTCAATATTAAGGTAAAACACCAGCTTGAACGACCATCAGTAATCTATATCGATACTGATTCTTGTTATGTTCAGTTTGAAGAAATGTACAATTCAATTGAGTGGTTAGGAGAACCTCTTTCAATCGATACATTTATCATTGAGATTTATGCCCTTAGACTAAAGGACTATATCATTAAAGCAATGGAAAAGTATGCAGAAAAGAGAAACACTGACAACTTCTTGGTATTTGAACTTGAAACTGTAGCATATGGTGGTATTTGGATGAGTAAGAAAAAGTACATTCAAAATATTGCATGGGATGATAAACTTGAATCAACCGATCGTCACCCTTCATTAAAGAAGATTAAGACAATCGGATTCGATACTATTCAGTCATCTACACCAACTTTTGTTAGAGGTAAATTAAATGAAGCTCTTAAAATCCTATTTAAGAAGCATGAGAAACCAACAGCAGAAGATCTACAAGAACTTGTTACTTTCATGAAGCAAACGAAGAAAGAATTCAAACTTGCAGATATTGACGATATTGCGTTCAATAAGAGAACTAATAATATTGAAAAGTATATCGTTGATGACCAAATTGAACTTCAGTTTGGATCGAAATGTCCACCGAATGTAAAAGCGGCAGGATTCTACAATTACTTATTGAACAACAATAAAAAATATAAAAACAAGTATAAACTAATTGGTAACGGGGAGAAGTTAAGAATCTATCATGTGAAAGGTAATATAAGTGATATGTTCGCATATATGCCAAGTGAACATCCTTATGAGTTTGCTCCACCTGTAGATTATGACACTCAATTTGAAAAGTCGATGATTGATCCACTTAATCGTGTACTAAAAGCAATTGGACTTCAGACTCTTGATACTAATCTAATTTATGCTTCAGCATTATTTTAATTATGGACTTAGAACAGCAAATTATCGACCTACACAAGCAATATCCAAACGATATGGAGCTTGGAGAACAAGTAAGAATAATGGCTTGGTCATTAATGAAGAAAGAAAATGACCCAAACCAACTAAGCCTCTGGAGTGAAGAGGAACTCGATGCTTTAGGGAATGCTTGATTATAATCAACTTTCAGAAGAGCAAAAACAAATCGTACGAGAATATCAAGCGATTCACTCACGGCTGCATGAACTTGAGGAACAAATGGAAACCTTAAGTGCTGAAGCCAAACAATTGATAGGACAGCTAGAAGCTCTCCGAGAAAAAGATAAAAAAATTAATAACAATGGCGAAAAGTAAACAATTTAGCTTTGATGACATTAATGCTGAGCTAGCAAACTTGAATCCACTTGGATCAGTTATGTCAAACTCTAGTTTTAGTGATGTTACTGAGTGGATTGACACAGGTAATTATCACCTTAATGCATGTGTTTCAGGTTCTCTATTTGGTGGATGGCCAAACAACAGATCATGTTCGATTGCAGGACCTTCTGGTACAGGTAAAACCTATCTGATCCTAAACTCTATTCGTAGAGCAATCGATATGGGCTACAACATTATCTTCTATGATTCAGAAGCAGCAGTTGATAAAACCCTTATGAAAAAGTTTGGTATTGATACTGATAAAGTAAACTACCAACCGATTAATACGGTACAGGAGTTTAGATCTTCAGTAACTACAATTACGAAGAGAATGCAAGAGGCAAAGAGAGGCGGTGCAGAACTTCCAAAGATGATGATTATTCTTGATTCTGCTGGTAACCTTGCAACTCAAAAAGAGATTGATGATGCAGTTAGCGGTTCTGAAAAGAGTGATATGACGCGTTCAAAGATCTTGAAGTCAATCTTCCGTATCATTATGACACCAATGGCTGACCTTAAGATTCCATTCTTATTCACAAACCATACGTACCAGACACAAGACTTTATCTCTCGTCAGGTTGCAGGCGGTGGAACAGGACCAGAATATGCAGCTTCTATTGTACTATTCTTAGGAAAAGCACAACTTAAAGATTCTAGTGGTGAAAAAGCTGGTATTATCGTTAGCGCAAAACCAAATAAGAATCGTTTTGCTAAACCGCATCCAATCAAGTTCCACCTACATTTTAGCGAAGGAATGAACCGTTATGTGGGATTAGAACAATACATCGATTGGGAAGAGATCGGTATTGCAAAAGGTACAATTGAAAAAGGCGAAAAGATACCTAAAAAGACAGCACGTAATTGGATCTGTAAGCATCTTGATGAAACAGTACCAAACAATGAATTCTTTACTGAAAAAGTATTTACTCAAGAGGTCCTAGAAAAGATCGAGAAGAAGATTCACCCACTATTTAACTATAATACTGAGGTTGAATTTGATTTTGATGAGTTAATGGAGGAAACTGAAGACTAATTTCTTCTATAAGCTTAAATAATTTAGACCTATGCAATTCGGACAAGACTTCGAGAAAATATTCTTTAGAATCTCATTAGAGAAGCCTAAGTATCTTCAATCAATTAAAAGCGGTTACTATACCTCTGAAGAAATTGATATTTTGAGCTATCTTGCTAATAAGTTCTATGTTAAGTTTAAAGAGACTCCAGGAAAAGAGCAACTTAAACTTCTAGTACAAAATTACAAGAAGGCAAAAGAAAAGATTACTGACGGTATTCTTGATGTTATCTTTGATGTTGATCTTGCCCAATATGATGAAGAATGGCTTACCTCAACTGCAGAATCTTGGATTAAGTGGAGAACATTTGATACCACTCTGATTGATACAATCGAGTATATTAAGACAACACAGGTTACACCCGACAATGCGGATAGTATTATCCAAAAGGTAAAAGGGTTAATTAACGAGAGAAACAATATAACATTTAACTCAGACCTTGGTCTAGACTTCTTTAATCCAGAAGATCACGATCAAAAAGAAGCTGAAAAAGTTAGCTCTGGTTATAACTTCGTCGATCGAGTACTTGGCGGTGGTTATGATAAAGGTGGTAACCTAGTAGTTTATGCTGGAGAGCAAAACATTGGTAAATCAATCTACTTGGCAAATGATGCTGCAAGTTTTGTAAAAATGGGAGTTAACACTGTTGTAATTACAGCAGAAATGGCAGCTCACAAATTTGTAAAACGTATTGGTTCTAATCTTCTATCAATTAATATTAGTGAATATTCTGATAAGGCAAAACAAAAAGAGTACATACAACGTCGACTTGAAACAGTCGGTGATGGTTTTACTCCTCCAGGCCAGTTATTCATTAAGCAAATGCCAACATCACAAGCAACGGTTCTTGATATTGATGCATACATTACTCAACTTGAAGAAGAAAAGCAGATTAAGATTGGAGCAGTTGTAATTGACTACATTAACATCTTGGCAAACTATCGTAATCCAAACAGTGAGAACACTTACTTAAAGATTAAACAAATTGCAGAAGATTTAAGAGCAATGGGTCAACGTCATGATTGGTTAATTGTAACAGCAACTCAGATTACAAGAGGAGGTTATAATTCAAGTGACATCTCAATGGGAGATATTGCAGAATCAGCTGGTCTTTCACACACTGCCGATGTAATGTATGGTATTATTCAAGATGATTTAATGCGTGCAAGTGACGAATACTGGCTCAAAATCTTAAAGATGAGAGATGGTGAAGGAAAAGGAACAAAATGTAAACTAAACATTAACTGGAATTATATGCGTCTGGTAGAAACAGAAGATATAACAAACAGTAATCTACACGGAATATGATAGAAAGAGATAAAATATTTGACAATAATTTTGAATCACCAGACTTTGAGATTTTACCTAATTTCTCATTTGATTTGGACCCTTCTTGGAAAGACGATCGATCTGAAGAGGACAAGATTCATTATGATATGATCGCACGAGAAATACACAAGCTGGTTACGGCCTCTAGATTTAAGATCTTTAATGAAATCGACGACCACGGGAGAAGCGTAAAATTAAAAAAGGTTGAAATCAACGACGTATATGGATATATTGTCGGTGAGATGCTAACAAAATACAGTAGAATTGACCTATTCAGCGAACTATGTGTCTATTTTGATATTAACCCAACTAAGTTTTATAATTCACTTTCAAACATTTACAAAGAAGATTTAATTGAAGAGCTAGACCTCAAGACAGGAGTCCTTGGAAAGAAGAACATTAACAAGTTATTCTAATGATTGATTCTAAAGTTTTTAACGAGGGTGCAAACAGGGTTTGGATCCTCGGAGATTTACACTTCGGAGTTCGGGCAAATTCTCAAGAATGGCTCGATATCCAGAAAGAATTCTTTGAAAAGTACTTTATACCAACTCTTAAAGAGCATGTAAAGCCAGGTGATGTATTGGTTCAGGTTGGAGATACGTTTGATAACCGACAGTCGATCAATATTAAGGTACTAAACTATGCTGTAAATCTGTTTGAAAGGTTAGGTAATATTTTACCAGTTCATGTTATTTGTGGTAACCATGATATTTGGGCTAAGAAGAGTAACGAAATTACTTCAATTGATAGTTTGAAATGGATCCCAAATGTACAGATCTATAAAGAACCTCAATTGATGGACTGGAATGGTCGTAAGGTTTTAATGATGCCATGGAGACGTGATACTGCACATGAAACTGAAACACTTGCCGAATTTCCGACTGCTGAAATAGTATTTTGTCATTCTGAAGTAAGTGGAATTTACCTAAATGCAAAAGTAAAGAACGCGCACGGTACTAGACCTAATGTTTACTCAAAGTATACTCGAGTTTACAGTGGACATATTCACTATCGACAAGAGAATGGAAAGCTCTTATTGGTCGGTACTCCATATGAATTAACACGCTCAGATAGAGGTAATCAAAAAGGATTCGATCTAGTTGATTTAGAAGACATGTCAGAAACATTCTTCCCGAACAACATATCACCAAAGTTCTTGAAGTTTAATATCACGAAGTTATTCGATATGACTCTCGGTGAATTTAAGGATCAGATTAGAAATAATTTTATTGATTTATATGTTCCAAGTAAAATTGCAACATCTAATTCGTTAAGTGAATTAATTAATAAGATTCAAAATATTGGTCGAAGATTAGAACCGAACATTTATCAAGAGACTGATATTATTGATAAGGACTTCCACGATCTTGATGACGAGATCTATAAGAATTACAATATATTAAACCTTTGCGAATCGTACGTTGAAAACTTAAATTATGACGACGATACGAAACAAAAGTTAAAATATAAACTAAAACAGTTACACGACCTTTGTGCGTATAACCACGATATTGACAGATGAGAATAGACTCTATAGCATTTAAGAATTTTGCAAGTTACGGAAATAAGGTACAACGAATAGAATTTGAGGATGATTTCTCAGAATTGTTTTTGACCTTAGGAAAGAATGGAGATGGAAAGACAACAATTGCAAATGCTATCATCTTTGCCCTATATGGTAAAGTTGAAGGTGTTAAGTTAGGTGATCTTCCAAACCGAATCAATGGTGAGCTTTGGGTACAGATCAAACTTAAATGTGGAACTATTGAAGTTGACATTGAGAGAGGACTAAGTCCAACTATCTTTAATGTTAAACTAAATGGTGTAGAATTCGACAAGGCTGGTAAAAAGAGCGTTCAAGACTATCTTGAAGAAGAGGTATATGGAATTCCTTACCATGTATTTAAGAACATTATTATCCTATCAATTAATGATTTCAAATCGTTCTTAACAATGAGTAATAGCGATAAGAAACAAATCATTGATAAGATGTTTGGTTTCTCTGTATTAAATGATATGCAGCAGAAAATCAAAGATGAGAGAAAGAATGTCAGACTTGAAATAGCAGGCTATGAATCAGAATTGAACCAAATTATGGAATCAATTCAATCAGTTCGTCATAAATTAAATACTCTACTTGAAGAATCTTCTCAAAAGAATAAGGAAAAGATTGAAGAGCTTAAGAATCAGCTGACCCAATTAAATGAAGATGCTAAAGGTCTTAAACTTGAAAAGGACGAGCTAACCAAAATTATTGGTGAGTCAAAAGAAGAATATGACGATGCTAGATCTGAAGCTTCAAAACTAAAGCACGAGATTGAGTATCTGAAAAAGAAGATCGATCTTTATGAGGGTGGTAACTGTCCAACATGTGAGACCAAACTTGATAGTGAATGGCATACTCAAAAACTTGACGAGTTCCAGGACCAGTTAAAAGAAAGTGCAACTGGAATTAAGGAACAAAAAGACAAGATGGATGCTACTAAGGGCAGAATCGATGAACTTTCAAATCAAAAGAAAGGAATTGAATCAAAGGCATCCAATATTAAATATGAGATGCAGTCTCTTAAGAATGAACTAGTCAAAATTAAAGATACGTCAAGCAGTGATCAGTTCGAACATTTAAAAAAGCTAATCGAAGATTTTGAAGATAAAGAAGCTAAGAAGTCTGCTGAATCAAGTAAATTGTCGAATGATTATCAATTTATGGAAATGGTTGAGAACATCCTGGGTGAAGACGGTGTTAAAAACTTAGCAGTAAAAACAATTCTGCCAGGTTTAAATACTAACATTGCCGCGATGACACAAACAATGCACTTACCATTCCATATTAAATTTGATGAGAAGTTTAATTGTATTATTAATCATTTAGGAGAGGAGATTAACCCAATGACCCTTTCTACCGGTGAACGTAAAAAAGCAGACTTTATTATTATCATTGCGATTATTAAAATCTTAAAGTTACGTTTCCCACAACTAAACCTACTATTCCTTGATGAATTGTTAAGTTCGGTTGATAATGACGGAGTACACAATATCTTAAAGATCCTATCACAGGTTATTAAAGAGAACAAGATTAATACATTTGTAATTAACCACACTGTATTACCGCATGAAATCTTTGATAAGAAGGTACAGATCTATAGAGAGAATGGTTTCTCTAAATTCGAAATCGAAAGAATTGAGTAGGATATATAGTATATCTGAAAAATTATCATATAGATGGCAACATATAACCTTAAATTCAACAAAGACGACAGTGTAGTTAGGCACCTAATTATTGGCCTACTCGCTGACTTGAATCAAAAGTTAAGTTTCCATCGTCAGGTTTCGAATGATAATAGAGTCGAGGTAGATGTACCATTCTACTATTCTATTACAGGAGACGAAAACTTCTTACGTGATGAATTTCTATTCACAACGATCGGTGGAGTAAATTGTGTACCTGATGGACAAAAAGCAGATGGTAATTACGACCAAGTTCCAAGAGGAATTATCAATATAACTTCACTTAATGTCGATCCTTCAAAACTGGTAAACAAGAGAAATCTTGGTCAATACTCAGTCCTTGATAAGGACGGTGTAATGCAGAGTTATGTTGCTGAATTTAGTATGATTCCAATCGTGTTAGGATTTGATGTTACAATTGTAGTTTCAAGTCAACTTGACCTATTTAAAGTTACTGAGGCGATCATTAAAAAGATGTACCGTGCTAATTACTATAATGTAGAAGTTGGACATCTTGAAGAGGGACTTTACAGAGTTTCTTCAGAGTATGCAGTACCTGATGATTATAGTTTAGAAAGACCGGTTGAATTCGGATTTGGCGAGAAAGAGGACTTTAGAGTTACCTTTCCTCTAGAAATCAATTCATTTATTCCATCATTTGACTTCTCAACTGCAAGGCATGCTGGTAATAGAATGGAAGTTATTGGAAGCTTTAATAATACACAAAATGGAGAAGTTGAAGGACCAGATGCTCCACTACTAGGAGACAACTATAGTGTTACTGGTCGAGAAGTTCCATTTAAAGAATAAATACTTGATATATAAAGAAAATTAAAAAACCATAAAATGGCTACAGTTAAGAAAAATATCTTCACGATTTGCTTTGAGTCTGGCGAGAACTCTAAAGTAGTTTATACTGCTGGAAAATTCTTCAACGTAACAGAGAGCGGAGTTTCACCAATGTCGACTGCAAACAATCCACTATTGGAAGACCTAGCATATTCACTGAAGAACTTTAATGTAACAGAAGAGGGCTTAAGCTTTTACTACGATTTAAAATCTAAGTCTATCAAAAGAATCACTGAAGGAATTGTTTCAGCAGAGTTTCAGCAAGAAAAAATGAATGAGTCGGTTGAGTCTTTCAACGAATTGATCGAGCTTAACGCAAAACTTTCTGAAGTAGAAGCTCTAAGAAAAGAGCACAAACTTGCTGGTAACGAAGCTGCAGTTTCTGAAGCGATCAACATTATTTCGGAAATCAAAGCATCGATTGCTAAGGTTAAGGAAACAGCAACAGTTACTCTATACAGATACGTTGCAGAAGAAAATAAAGTATACGTTAACAATACTGAAACAGCTCTAGAAAATTTCACAGAGAATATGTTTGCTGCTGGTTACATTAACTACGCAGACAAAGCAATTCTAAAAAAGTTCGAAGCCGCTGCAAATAACTTTGATAAGTATTCAGTCGCTGAAAACCTAACAGAAATTACTGAAGATGTAATTACTGTTTCAACATTTAGAGTTAACGAAAAAGCTTTCGTTTACAAGAACAACGTAGAAACGACAATTACAGAATTTAAAGAACTATCTGCGGTAGCAGCTATCGATTATATTTCTGAAAAGACAGGAGAAGATGTATCATTCATGTTCGAAGACGTCCTACAGGCAAAACTAGAATTAAGATCTAGATTAGATGCTAAAATCGAAGAGACTTTAGGGTTAATCGCGTTCTTAAAAGATCAGAGAAATATTCTAGCAGAGGCTAATAAGAATATCCCAGAAATTAAAGAAGCTGATAAATTAATTAGTTCTGAAATTGCTAACTTCGAAAGAATCATTTCTATTTTAGAGAATGATGAGTTAACAAGAAACGACGGATTTACAAGTGGCATACTAAGCACTGAATATGAAGGCCATGCAGCTGGAACAGAAGTAAAAGTAGATGCATTAGACTATACAACTGCTGGTAAAGACGATATGATTACAGTTGTTATCGGAGAAAGCAATGTTAAAGTACTGAAAAAACATGTTGAGATTAGTTCTAAAGAAACAATCTAATAAACATAGTTATTAACAATAAGAAAAGGGCCAATTGGAAACAATTGGCCCTTTTTGTCTATAATCTAAAACAAAATAAATTATGAGTTTATTACAGATACTTATTATTCTTGCCTTTGGCCTTTGGGGCTACAAGAATTTTGAAAATAAAAATAGAGAGCCATGGAGAGGATTCTTATGGGGATTCTTTTTAGGCCTGATTGGTGTCGCTATTACCTATATGTTTATCACTAAAGAAATCGAAGAAAATAATGGCTAGAAAAAAGAACTACCTAAACAATAGAGACCTTTATGATGAAATCGTAAAGTCAAAGGAACAGGATCAGCTTACACCAAAGGCTGAAAAAATGCTTGTTATGTTGGCTGAACGCGCAATTCGTAAATTAACCTATGTTAGTGAAGACGATAGAAACGATTGTTTACAATTTGCGCTATTAGATTTATTAAAGTATTGGAGAAACTTTAACCCAAAGTATACGAATGCCTTTGCATACTTTACTGAGATTGCAAAGCGTGGATATGCGAAAGGTTGGAATAAAATCCACCCTAAAAAATACAAGTCTACCCTATCGCTTGATAAAAATAGCGGAAGCTCAGATCATGAGGGTGGATTGTTCAATATCTGATGTCAATAAAGAATGTAAAACCAACTAAAAATTCAGGATTTAACCAAGGATATTTCACACCAACATACCCGCAGAAATACCTTGGCAAACCTCCTATTATCTACAGGTCATCATGGGAACGCAAATTTATGATTATGTGCGACTCTAGAGATGATGTCGTGGCGTGGTCCAGCGAACCTGTAGAGATTAAATATTGGTCTACATTAGATTCTAAAGTCAGAAAGTATTACCCTGATTTTTATATGAAAGTACAAAAAGGTGAAGGTATCTTTGAAGAATTTCTGGTAGAGATTAAACCATCAGAACAACTTAAAAAACCACAACCTCCAAAAAAGAATTCTAAAAAGGCTCTTAACTCATATAAGTTTTTAGCCGAACAGTTCGTTATTAATCGCGATAAATACATATATGCTAAAAAGTGGGCGGAAGAAAGAGGTTGGCGATTTATTGTCTTAACTGAAAAGACACTTAAATAATGGGTGAAATCAAACGACAAATCAGAAAACTAAGTAAAGGCGCCGGTGGTAAACCATTGGCTAGAAGATCTGCTGAAAAGTGGTTTAGTGCTGGCAAAAGAAAAAGGTCAGATAAGTCAGTATCTTCAACCGGTCAAAGATTTAGACCTGGTAAAATTTATGTGTTTGAATATAAGACACCAAAGGGAATAGACCGTTTAGAATGGTGGGATCAGAATCCGGTTGTACTTGCATTAGATCCATATAAGGGAAACGACGTTGGAATTAACCTTAACCTTTTACCAGTTACAGTAAAAGAAGAAATGCTAGACTTGGTATATGACAGAATGCAGGGTCAAATTAAAAGTCAAACAATGGGATCTAAATCTGGAGATGCGCAAAGACAAGGACAGATACAATTTAGTTATGAAGGTGCAAGGTCATTCTTAAAAAGATATGGATATGATTTTGCAATTAGACAATACATACCGAATCTAAAGTCAAATCAAGCAGTAATTGCTTATGAAAATTGGGCAAATATTGCACTTTGTGATTTTATAGATTTAAATGGAAGTAGTGTTGCTAGTGTCAGAGCCCAATTTAGAAAACATAACAGATAACAAGAATATATACTAAAGAATATAATATTAACCTACAATGGCAGGATTTACTAATAACAACAATGGTCCATTAAGTACCAATAAAAGACCTTTTAGACTTTCAGATTCTCTGAGAGCTCTTTCGTCGTTTGGTATGAGATATGACGACCTTGTATTAAGACAGTCTCAAGCAATTGGTCCAATGGAGGATCAAATAGGTTATGGTCAAATGAACCCACTTGGATGGGACAATGATGATATCTATGGAGCTTTTGCTGCTCTTTCAATGACCGATATTAACCTAAAGAAAAACATTCCATTCTTTGATAAAGACTATGTTGGAAAAAGAGACGACTTAAGAAGATTCTCGATGAATGATGAGATTGAGGATATCTTAGACATTTTAAGTGATGAGACGATTGTTTATGATGATAAGAATTTCTTTTGTCAACCTGAAATTTTAGGAATGGATGCATCTGGAGATGTTGAAAAGGACCTTAACAAATACTTTAAGCAAATCTATCAATACTTTGGATTCACTCAAGATCAATCAGCATGGTACTATTTTAGAAAGTTCTTAATTGATGGTTACCTTGCATTTGAAATTATCTATTCACCGGATCAAAAGACCGTAATTGGTTTTAAAGAACTTGATCCAATCACACTAGTACCTGGTTATAATAAAGAGGACGGTAAGAAAGTTTGGATTCAATATAAGGACGATCCAATCAAGCAGAGAAAACTATACGATTCTCAAATTGTATACATCTCATATTCGTCAATTACAACCGCATCTAGAGTTTCATACGTTGAAAGATTGGTTAGATCGTATAACCTTCTTCGCATCATGGAACACACTCGAGTGATTTGGGCTACAACTAACTCGAGCTTTAGAATGAAATTCATTATCCCAGTTGGGGGTAAATCTAAAACACGTGCTAAACAATCGCTAGCTCAATTGATGCATTCATATAAAGAGAATGTTGAATTTGATTGGGATAGTGGAACTCTACAAACTGATGGTAAACCAATGCTACAGTTTAATAAAGAGTACTGGCTACCAAGTAAAGAGGGAGAGAGCCCTGAAATTGAAACACTTGGAGGAGACGGACCAGACCTATCAGATACAGAAGCACTAAAATACTTTGCTGATAAACTAAAACACGTTTCAAAGATTCCGTATTCACGTTTCCTATATGAAGACGGCGGTGGTGATTTCAATATGGCTGCTGATGGTATGATTCGCGATGAAATTAAATTCTCTAAATTCGTTAAGCGTTTAAGATCTACATTCCAAGAGATTTTGGTTAAGCCATTATACTTGCAAATGTGTCTTAAGTACCCTGAATTTGAGAACGATCCACAATTCAAAACTCAAGTTGCTCTAAGATTTAACGAAGAGAACGTATTTGCTGAACTTAAGAATTACGAAATAATGGAGCGTCGCCTAGACTTTATTGGTCAAATGCGCGATAGTCTAGTAGAAACCAATCCAGAAACAATGGATGAAGAATACTTCTTCGATATGGACTTCCTAGTTAAGAAATACTTAAAAATCAACGATGATGATTTAGCAGCTAATGCAGCAGCAAAAGCATCGAAAGCAGCAGAAGAGGCTGGAGAGGAACCAGAAGACGAAATGGGCGGATTCTAAAAAAGATAAATAGTTTATGAAATACGTAAAATTATTTGAGCAGTTCATCAAAGAGAACACAGCAAAACCAAATCCAGATTCGGATGTTGTTGCTGATGACATCACACTTGAAGATGAAAGAGTTATTAGCTCAGCTGAAATCATTGGCGCTATAATTAATAGTGAAAGTGAAAAAGAGCTAGAGGATTACTTTTATGATAAATATGGTCAAACTGCATTTAGAGCAGGAGAACTAGCTGGGATTAAACAACTTTGGAATGAATACCAAGCCGAAGTTAAAGAATTAGAAGCTGAAGAGGAAGGAGAGGCTCCGGCTACAGAAGGAGAACCTGAAGCTGAAGGAGAATCTGAAGATGGTGCAGCTGACGATATTCTAGACGACCTATAAAAGTTTATCATAATAAAAAGATATATAAAAAAACAATAAAACTCAAAATATGGAAAATATGAAGGATCTTTTGATTGTAGAGATGTCATCGAACGCTCTTTCTGTAGAAAATACAGAATCAAAAGACTATGTTTTGGAGGGTATCTTTGGTGAAATTGATGTCAAAAACAAGAACCAAAGAATTTATACTGAGGACGAATACGTACCTCAAATTGAAGCTCTTCAGCAGAAAATCAAGTCAGGTAAACTGTTAGGTGAATTAGATCACCCATCACAGTTTGATGTTTCTTTAAAGAACGTTTCACACGTTATCGAGGAACTATACTATGACGGTGAAAAGAAGCAAGTAAGAGGTCGTATCAGACTTTTAGATACTGATGCTGGTCGCCAAGCAAAAGCATTAGTTGATGCGGGCGTACCTCTACAAATCTCATCAAGAGCAGCTGGTGCAGTTGAATCAAATGGTCAAGTAAAAATCAAACAACTATTTACTTATGACCTAGTAGCTGATCCAGGATTTGAAAACGCTGAACTAAAGCGCGTTAACGAATCTTACGGTTTTACTACTGAAGGTGGCTTGTATATTTATGAGATAAATAAAGAACAAGAAAACATTACAACAACTCAAATTATAGAAAATCAAGAAATGGCAGACTTTGTAAAAGCTGACGACTTCAACAAGTACACTGAGTACCTTGCAAATGAAATCAAGTCGTTAAAAGAAGCAATCGAAACAACGAACCAGCCTGTTGAGAGTGAAGTATCTGAAGCAGATCTAAACGCTGTTAGAGAGCACAACGACCACATTGTTGAGAACTTTAACAATCTTTCAGAGTACGTTAAGTACCTTGCAGAAAAGCTAGATCAATCAATTCAATACTCTGAGCATGTAGCTGAAAAAGCTGATCAAGGAATTCAGTACTCTGAAGAAGTAGCTGAAAAACTAGACCAGTCAATCCAATACACTGAGCATTTAGCAGAGGGTATGGAAAAGGTAAAAGAATACGCTAACTATTTAGCTGAAGCTCACAATGAGAACACAACTTCAGGCGAAAAGTTAATCGAGTACGTTGACTACCTAAAACAAAATCTACAGTCAGTAACTGAATACGCTCAGTACATTGCTGAATCTATCAACGAAAATCTAGTAGTTGAAGAATTAGGCGAAGGATCAGATGATGAAGGTGCTGCTAAGGATATGGAAGAAATCGAAAAGAAAGATTCTGAAGTTGGTAACAACGCTGAAGAAGGAGATGTAGAAGGAGAAGAAGTAGCTCTACCTGCAGAAGAAATCGAAGCAGAAGACACAAAAGTAAATACTGAAGCTGATAAGAAAACTACAGATACTTCAGCTGAATTAGAAGCAGATCTAGAAGGAGATGCAGACGATGCTGGTAAAGAAGTAGTTGAATCTTCTGAAGAAGTTGAAGAAACTGAAGAAGTAGCTGGAGAAGAATCTGCTAAAGACATGGAAGAAATCGAAGATGAGCACGAAGAAGAAATGGAAGAAGAAGTTTCTGCTGCTGAGGCTTACAAAAACGAAATCTCTAGCAAACTAAGCTCACTAGTTGAAGCTGCTACGAAGAAAGAAAACGAAAATCCATCATTCTTTAAAATCGTTTCTTCAAACGTTCAAGAAAAGTACAACGCACTTAACGAAGATGCTAAGACTGAAGTTAGAAGAGCAGTTTCTAAGAGAGGCTTTATGACTGAATCACAAATCGAATCAATCATCGAAAGCTCTAATCTAATCGTAGAAAACAGAAATGCTGAACCGTTCTTCATTACTGCAATGCCAGTAGAATACAAAGAAGCATGGGAAACTCTATCTGAATCTAAGAAGAATCAAATCATGGCTCAATCTAAGTACCACAAACTTGGAACTGAGTACCAGGTAAGAAACTTCTGGCAAACAAGAGACCTTAGAGAGACTGCTCCAGTAATGGAAAAGCTTGAAATGGTTAAAGAATCTAAAGAAGAAGAAAAGAAAGGTCTAGGATATGATATAACTTCATATGCTGAACAATTCAAAAAGAGATTCAATAAATAAGGATATATAAAAAGATATCGACGATAGGGCGACAGAAGCAGAAAGCCCAAATATGTCGAGTTTAAACAACAAACAAAAACAAAAATCTGAAAAATGGCAAATTTAATTAATGAGGCAGAAATCAGAAGTACTTGGGCTCCTGTAATTGAGGAAGCAACTGGTATCAATGATTCTAACAAGCTGGCTTGGATGTCAACTTACTGTCACAACCACAAGCTATACGAAGATGCTAACATGATGAGCTTAGGTTCAGTTGGTTCTTTCAATAGCATGAACATCGGAGGTATGGGCGCTGTAGTTCTACCAGACACGGCAACTGGATTTGACGCACAAAGAGGTTCTGGAGACAAAGCTCCAACTCTACTTCCACTAGCAATGCAAGTTGCTGCACAAACAATCGGTCTAGATTTAGTACCGGTAATCCCAATGGCAGGTCCAATGGGTCTTTTATCTTACCTAGACTTCGTATACGAAGGTGGTAGAACTGATAACGACGTAACTCCAACTTACGTAAAAGTTGATGGTACTGGCTTATCTGTTAAAAACGACGGTCTATCTCCAGCATCTGATTACGCAGTATTAGTTGGTACTTCACGTCTAGACGGTGTAGGTATCTACAAAATCACTGAAGCTGGTGAAGCTGCAGTAGCAGCTGGTGGTACTATCGCAGGTCTATTCAACGGTACTAAGATTGTAGTATCTCTAGTAGCTGCTCTAAACGACCACATCCCAGGATTCTCTGGTAATGAGAACGCTGATGAGGATCTACTAGATGCTTCTCCATTCTCAAGAGAAGTTGGTGAAAGAACTCCTGATAACATCATGGGTCTTTCTCTATTCAGCAAATCAGTTGAAGCTGAGACTTTCCAAGTTGCAGCTGCAGTAACAAGAGAGCAAGTTCAAGACCTTAAGCAATTCGGTGTTGACGCAGTAGCTCAAGTTGAAGCAGTTTTAACTAACGAGTTAACTCAGTCAATCAACTCTTACATCCTAGGTACTATGAGATCTATGGCTGAATCTAAATTAGGTGCTCTAGCACTTGATTACTCAATCGTTGGTGGTAACACTTACGGTGATCACAACAGAAGAATCTTAACTCACGTACTTGCTGCAGCGAACTTAATCGCTAACAGAGGTCGTAGAGGTGCAGGTAACTTCGCAGTAGTTGATGCTAAAGTAGCTTCAGCTCTACAAGGAGTTGCTGGATTCGTTCCAAACCCAATGGCTAACACCATTTCACAAGTTGCAGGTGCAATCTACCCAGTAGGTTCTGTAGCTGGTATCAATATCTACACTGATCCAAGACTTCCATTCGATGGAAAACAAGTTGCGGGAGAGGAAACTCACGAAGTTCTAGTAGGTAGAAAAGGTGATGGTAACGGTGCAGGTCTAGTATTCATGCCATACCTAATGGCTGAATCAGTACAGACTATCGCTGAAGGTACAATGGCTCCTAAGGTAGCTGTTAAATCTAGATTCGCTCTAGTAAAAGCAGGTTTCCACCCAGAGACTCAGTACCACAAATTTAACATCACAGGTCTAGAACTATAATCTTACGATTAATTAGTATAACCTATATTGAAAGGGTCTCTTCGGAGACCCTTTCTTTTTGTGATATATAAGGGTATATTAAGCCAATTCAGTATGATTAGTATTATTATGCTTTCGAACCTCATGTCATATGAAGGTTCTAGAAAGGATCCAGAGGCTAAATTTATTAGAGCTGTTGATTCCTACTTAAATCAAACAACATCATATCCAAACGAATTAATTATTGTTAGCGATGGTTGTGATATTACCAATCAATTGTATCAAGAACATTTTAGTGAAACTGGAAGGGTCAAGCTGATTAAAATGCCCAAATCAGAAGAGGGTGTTTTTCCAGGTACTTATCGACAGGTTGGAATAGACAGTGCCCAATATGAAATTATATCCTATTTAGATAGCGATGATATTTTACTACCTAATAGAATTAATCAATGTGTTAATTTATTAAGAGCATCTGGTAAAAAAATGATTCTAGACCAATATTACATTTTTCCAGATACTCAACGTGTTAATTCAGAACACCTACAAACTGCTAAAATAATCTCTAAATTTACTCTATATGGTATTAATTTTAGAAGAGTTAAGTCAATGTGGAAAGGATCGACTGCACAGCTAGTACATTATAAAGACATAAAATCAAAATGGACTGATGCTAAAAGAGGCGAAGATGCTAATTTTATAAACTCAATATGTGGCGAGTTTATGTATAATAAAAACCAACTTATGCTACCAATTGATGGATATGCAGTATGTCACCATCCAATATTTGGGTTTGATGTTTAAGATATATAGACTATAAATAAAAGAATACAAAAATGAAGCTATCTAAGAAATTGATGCTATTTGAAGAGTTTACCGAGGTAAAGACTGATGTTGATGTTAAGGTAGACACTAATGTAGATTTAGGGGCTAAAGGTGAAATCATCCAGGATGTCGATACTATTATTTCTAAACTTGAAGATCTTGCTAACAATCTAGGTTCTGATAGAGTTGGAACTACTGAAACTGCAAATGAGTCTAATGAAATTCTTGTTGAAGGCGCCGCTGATCAATTAATGAGCGCCGAATTATATATGTTACCATTAGTAGCTGCCGGTTTAGTTGGAGGTGCAGCAGTTGGAGTTGGAGTTCTTATAACAAAGGCAATAAAGAGAAAAAAGATCAAGAAGCTTTTTAGTAAAGAGATTGAAAAGCCTAGACTAGAAGCCATGAAGCTTAAAATTCAAAAGGCTAAATTAGAAGGCGATGCTAAGAAAAAAGCTGAAGATAAAATTAAGGATCTTGAAACTGGGGCATCTACAATGCAAAGTTCACTCGGTGAAAAGTACCCAAATTCAAAAGATCTTTTAGCTGCTCTTAATGCTGATCTTAATTTTAAGATAACATCTACCCTTATAAAATCAGGAGCTCTTTCCACATCAGAACTTGAAAAGGCTAAGCAAACTAATGCAAACGCACAGAAAACTATTGAAACTGCAAATGCAAATGCAGCTGAACAAAAAGAAAAAGGAAAAGATTTAGCAGCAAACGCGACTGACGAAGAAAAGGATAAAATCAGAAAGGCTGCAGAAGAGGCTAAAGAAAAAATGAATGACAAGGAAGACAATCCAAAGGTTAAAGCTGCTGAGGATAAAATTAAAGAATATGAAGATGCTATTGAACAACTGAGTAGTAAAAAAGATAAAGCATCTCAAGATAAAGTAGGAATATTACAAGCAGCGCTTGCTAATAAAAAGAAAGAATTAGAGAAGTTAAAAGAATCTTAATCTAATCGCTTTTTAGCATTTTTACGAGCTAATTTAAGGAACTCCTGTCTCTCATTGAGCAGGAGTTCTTTGCATTTCTTGCGAAACTCAATTGAACTCTTAAGAATACGGCTATCAACCATCGGAGCCTTTAAAATGTCATGGTATTCTGGATGGATAAAGTTTTCTAGGTCGAAATTCATAAATTTGGCCCTAATTGGTTTACCAGATATCGCACAAACCCAATCGATTTGATTATAGTTGTTCTCAAGTGTCTGCTTATCAACCGCTGCACTGCTTTCCCAATCCCAATATAACTTTAATGCCGCAGAATCTTTTACCGAAGGTCTCTGTATTTTAAGAGCACACTCAACAAATTGATCGCTTTCAGCCCATCGGTAGATATGCTTGTGTTTAATTAAAAACTGTCGAAATGATTTTGGCAAATACTGAAGGACAATCCCAAATCTGGCCCCCTTCTTATTAGAGCTTCTTACGATATTAATCTTCGAGTAACTTATTGCCATATTTGTATTTATTCGTGGAAACAAAATGGCCTAGGCTCATATAATTAGCAAAGACTTTTGTATGCAATCAATAAATCAACTCTTTACAGAGAAATACCGTCCAAAAAATTTGGATGAGTTGATCCTACCGGATCGAGTTATGAATAAGTTCAAAGATGGCTTAGTACAGAACATGTTATTTGCAGGTTCACCAGGTACTGGAAAGACATCGACTGCGAAAGCAATTGTAAATCAATTTGAACTTCCATACCTCTATATTAATGCATCTACCGATACTTCAGTTGAAGTTATCAGAACCCGAATCATTGACTTTTGTTCTACTGTTTCGATTATGGATAAAGCAGGATTATTTAAGGTAGTGATTCTTGATGAGGTTGATGGTGTAAGTGATCAGTTCTTTAAAGCACTTCGCGCAACAATGGAAACATTCGCAAGTAATAGTCGCTTTATTGCAACTTGTAATTACATCAATAAGTTACCAGATCCAATTCTTTCACGTTTTGAAGTAATTAACTTTGACTTTGATAAGGAAGAAGAGGCTGAATTAACAAAGAAATACATTCGTCGAGTGTATGATATCTGTGGAAAGGAAGAAATGACAATTGAAAAACCAGCACTGGTTGAATTTGTTCGTCGTAATTTCCCAGATCTTCGCAACACTCTTAATAAACTACAAGGCTTCAAAACACAAGGTACAAATAATATTACCGTAACCGATGTGAAGAAGTTTAATTCAGTTTATAAAGACGTATTTGAGTTAATTTTTAATGAAACGGATCCAGCAGAAAATTATAAAGTGTTGGTGAGTAACTACTCAAACCGGGTAGATGATGTATTGGCGGCATTAGGCGCCGAATTTGTGGAATACATACAACAAGAGAAACAACAAAGCGTTAAGAACATACCGCAAATTATTGTATCAGTTGCACAACACCAAGCACAAAGAGTACATGTGATTGACCCGGTAATAACGATGTTAAGTTGTGTGTATTCTCTACAGACGATTATAAGATCTTAAAAAAATATTGCTACAGATTTTTTTATGTCAAGAAAAATGATTATATTAGATCTGTAAAAACAACATAACAATGAAAGTGGGAAAACATACATTACTTATCGACGGTAATTACTTCATCTTTAGTAGATTGTTCGTAATGCCAAGACCAAAAAGCGGAATGCTTCTTGGTGATGACAAAGCAAAGGCACAGTTTATGCGTAAGCTGTCAATTGACTTTGCATCTGAAATGCGTAAACTTCAAGGGTTTGTCGATGATGTTGTAGTCACCGTCGATTCTAAATCTTGGCGCAAAGACCTATACCCACAAGCTGATTATAAAGGTACTCGTAAACAGGACAGCTCAGTTAATTGGGAAGCTGTTTATGATGTATATGTAAATTTCCAAGAAATCTTAAAATCAAAGGGTGTTACAGTTCAACAAACTTCAGGTGCAGAAGCAGATGATGTTATTTTCGGCTGGTCAGTAACTCTTAATGATCGTGGTAAATCTTGTATTGTATGGACTGGTGATCGTGATTTGATTCAACTTGTTAATCACTCAACTGCAAACGATGCTCATACAATCTGGTACTACAACTCTAAAAAGAGTCTTTATGTCTACCCAGGATTTCAAGCAGATATGGATCGCTTAGCATCTGATGCTCTTAGTGATGATGAAATGCTATTTAATATGAGTGGTTCGCATGTAACTCGTGATGACTACCAACGTCAAATCCTAGCATGGATTCAAAAGAATAAGATTCAAACTACAGAAGTTGATTGCGATGAGTTTATCTTTAAAAAGGTTCTAGTTGGCGACAGTAGCGATAACATTGCTTCAGTTGTAACATGGCAAAAAGAAATGAAGAATGGTAAACTTCGCAACTACTCAATTACCGATAAAATGGCAGAAAAGATTTGGGAACAATATGTCAAAGAATTCGATACTTTCGAAATTGACTACTTATTCTCAGATGCTCAAAAAAGTAGATTGTCAGACATTATCCATCGAGTAGTTGGTAAGAGTTCACCTGCTTTAATTAAAACGGCTCTCAGTAGTAATATTGGACTAATGGTTCTACATAACCACATTATACCAGAAGCAATCCAAAAGGCAATCTATAAAGAGATTGACTCTTTATGGGAAGGAGCTGTTGAAAATATGAATGTTCTATTCGATAAGGATAAGATTCTAGAAGGAACTCATTGGTTGGATGGTTCAAGCGAACCTGCTGGTATGGATCCTTTTGCTGGCATGGATATTCCTCAAGAGCCAAAACCAATGAAGACAATTGGCAAAAAGAAGGATGAAACAAAAGCAAAGCCAAAGACTAAAAACTTAAATAACCTATTCTAATGATACCAACGCTTGAAGAACAAATTCACATCGAAGAGATTTTAGCTGAAGCAAGAGCTTATGGTCTTGATTGGGAAGTTAAGTCTTGGGCGATGCAATTCATGAAAGATAACCCTGAAATGCCACTAGTAGATGCATATCAACTTGCATATATGGAGTGGGTTAAGTAACTATGCTAGACGAAACTAAACTATTTGACTTCGTGAAAATAATGTTCACGAGGCCAGCAGACTATAAGAAAATAAAACAAATCAACAAGAAGCGACATCACTTTATGATTAATCGCTTCTTTTCTATCAAATACCCAGCAAACTCACAGTTATTTAATGTTAATGGTATTAATGGTGGAAATGTAGTTGAGAGTTGGTCAATCGTTGCTTCTCGATTTAAGAGCGTTCCCGGTTGGATCTACACTAAAACCAAAAAGGCACCAGCCAATAAACAGGATAAATATATTCCAGATCCTGTTGCTGTTCGGCTTTTTATGGAAAAGAATGAGATCGGAAAAAGGGAATTCGAAGAATTAAAAACCTTTGCAAAAGATCAATTGTATGACGATTTGCAAAAAATTGAGAAGCAAATAGATGTTTACTCCAAATAAAAACAACTTTACTGAAATTGTCGACATTGTACTATACCGCTATAATTCAGTGGATAGTAAACTGTGGTCTCTTATTAAAAGAGAATCTGGTCATAAGAAATTAGACCAGGATAGTTTATTAGTTAGTGCGGAGGCTATTAATAGAATTATATTAATTCACTTTAGATCTGAAGTAAACAAGTTTCAGTCTATTGAAGGTGCAATGGTGTATAAAGAGGCTACCACTATTTACTTTATGTGGAAAATGCTGAATGAAATCAAATCACTAAAGTGGATCAAAATTAACCTTATTAAAAATGCCAACTATTCAAGAGTTGTAAACATGGATGAGATGAAGACGATTAAGTTTTCAATCAAAACAATTAGAGGAACGTTTAGAACCTTTGATTACTTTGCAAATAGCCAACTTCCTCTCGTTAATCATATTTTATATAAGTCAAAAATACTAGGAGCAAATCAACACTATCGAGTTGTCAGAATGTCGAGCTTTTTATCAGCACTTGATAATTTTCTAATGAACAACAATAGCAGTGAATTTGCACTTCCAGTCAGTACAATTATTAACGAACTCGAAGATTTTGAGAATGACGATCCAGAAGTTCTCATTATTACTGATTATGATTCAGATATATAAAGAAAATATATCTAATCAACATGCTTAAAATTGGTAAAAGAGAGGGACTAGTATACATTTCAGTTATTTTATGGGTGTTAATGGGGATCCTTGGCGCTATTAAAGGTGCCGATTTACAACAACTTGCAGTTTACTTTGGTTCTCTAACAGCATATGTTGCGACCTATATCTGGGCAGAAACTAAAAGACCATCTGAAAAGACAGGTATTTTAGAGAAGGGTCCAAGCTCAAGAAGAGAAATGATGATATATGTTGTTACTGGAATATGGGCAATTGCTGGAGTAGTTGCTATCTGGTACGCTGCTAATTTAACAGATCTAGCAGTTTACTTTACATCACTTACCGGTTTTGTAGCAAGTTGGATTGCAGGAGAAGTTTACACTCCACAAGATAAGATTAAGAAATAATGGCAAATAGTTTTACCGCAACACAGATCGGCGATTCATTTGTCGCTAAAACCAAAGACCCACAGCATAATGCACTGAGCATTAGTGCATGGGAAATACTAGTTGGTGTTAGTAATGACAATACAGTTGGTAAATTACAAGTTACTGACGGGTCAACCTCTGTAGTTGGAGTTGGTACAAATTTAACCCTGCAAAGTGGAGACCAATTCATTATTGGTAACTTAACATTTACGGTTGATAATGTAATTGACGCAAATAATTTCACAATCACTGAAATTGCTCCAGTAACTGGACTATTTAACTTTTATTTACCAGAAAATTCAAACAATTATTTTAACTATCAATTTAGATGGTCTCAAAGTAATCTTCCAGATGGAGGTCAATTTAGTGAGTTTAGAGAGTTAACTAGTAACACAGGCCCAAATGACCTATTAGGACTTACATTCGACCCAGAAATTCCAGTTTGGATTGATGTTAGATTTGAAGCTGAAAGACTTTCACAGGGAAGTTCAATTAGTCTATTAAGTTGGAGATTTGATTACTTAACGACTGAAGGTGTTGTAGTTTCATGTCCTAACTGGTGTGGAGAATGTACTGATCCATATGCAATGGACGGCTGTGCAAATATTGTAATTGACTGTGATGATGCACTATACAATCCATATAACTTAAGAAAGCCCTATTCATATTACAGACAGCTAAGTGCTCTCACAAATCAAATGTGGGGTCATGAAGTAAGATACTTTAGAGTTGAACCAGACCAGAGAAGTAGAGACGTGATTCTAATGGAGTACTCACTATACAATGTTGTAGAAGAGGCAGTGATGAAGGTAATGGTTCCAGATAATGCATTTCCAACTAGAGAATTTAACTTCGATATTTTTGGAATGGACTTTGAAGAGTTTGAAATCCACGTTACTGGTGAAGCATTTACAACAGCATTTGGAACAGGAATGGAACCAAGAAGTAGAGACTACCTATTCTTTCCAATCTTAAATAGAATGTATGAGGTAAGTACAGTTGCACTTGCCGACCAATTCAATGCTCAGTTAACCTATTGGAGAGTTCAACTTAGAAAATGGGAGGACAGAACAAGTTCAATTCATACCGATACTACAATTGAACAAGAGGTTGATGATTTAACAACTGGAATTGAAGAGGTATTTGGAGAAGAGATTCAACAAGAATTTGAAAAGGTTACAAAACCACAGCAGTTTAAAACTGTTTACCAAGAACTTGACGATTCTATTAGATACAGTAAACATCCATCACTTCAAATCCAGGATGCTGAGATTAGAAACAAGTGGACAATGATTTCAAAGAATAATTATATGTTGAATAAGGCAGATGTTGGAGAAAGATACGCTCTAACATATAATGCCCTTTCAAAATTAACCACTTCTGAGAATCTGGCGATTACTGCTTGGTTTAGACCACAGTTTACGGCAGCAGATACTGCAAACTATGTGTTCATCGATGGTAGAGCAGACTCTGATTTTACTAAGGGACTTGCGGTTGCAACTACACAGACTGAAATGAATGTAACCATTAACGGAGTAAACTATCAACTAGTGTACCCGAATAAATTGGAGTTTAATGTTTGGTATGCAGTCGTTGTGAATGTTAATAATACACACGGTGATTTAAGTCTAAATGTTTATCGACTGGATCCAAATTCAAATCTTGGCCTTGCACATAAGAAGAATTCAACATTTACTAATTTTGTAGATCAGACATTTACGCTACCTTCTACTGAATGGAATGCAGAAAAAGGATGGAGCCTTTCAGCAGCTCCACTAAACGTAACAAACATTAGATTGTTCGAAAAGGTAATTGAGGCAGAGCAGCACATGAATGTTCTACAACAATATGTAGTTCGTGATGCTGATCTAGCGATTATGACTGATAACGCAATTCCATCAATTCAACTAAGACAATACAGCAACCCAAGGTAATTAATGTGGGACCAATATTGGATCTCAAGGTAAACTTGGATATATAGACTATAATATAATATTATGAGCGATAAGAAACGAACAATAAGTGACCAGGCTGACGAAATACGCAGAGAACTGGATGACTTGATTGGAGATAATGAAAGTTTAGACATAGATCAGGATCCTACCGATACTGCAATTATGAAGCAACCAACATCGCTCCCTCCAGTAAATTACGGGGATATCAAGTTAAAATCAACAAATAAGGCAAAGAAGACAATCACAAGTCTAATGAAGTTCTATCTTGATTCAGATATCATTGAGAAGGACGAATATATTCAAGCTAAGAAAAAGATGGATGAGATGACAATGTCCTCTCTAATCTATCAGCTTCAAGCCGGTGAAAGAGCACTAACAACACTATTAGAAACTATTGAAGCAGGGGAACTTGCACCAAGAATGTTTGAGGTGTTAGCAACCTTACAGAAATCAATGCTCGACATTATTAAGTCACAAACAATGTACTTAATGGCAGCTGAAGAATCAACAAAGAGAATTGCCCGCGACATCGAAATCTATAAGAAACGAGATGATACTCGAGAAATTGAAGAGAGCGGAGGTGATGTTGGAAATAAAAACATTCAGAGAGGTACTAAAGACCTAATGGCTGCAATTCAAGCTGGAATTAAGAACGGTACTAATGAAGAAGACATTGAAGACGTAGAAATTACAGAAGATTGATATGAAACCCGTAAAAATATTCGAGAAATATAAATTAGATAAAGATATTCAATTTATAATTGATGAAATTTTATCAGAAAATGGTTATGATAGTTGGGAAGATTTCCTAGAAGATCAATCATTAGGAGATTGTCAAGGTATTATATCAGAAGTTTCAAATATAATTAAGTCAAATAAACTAAAGGGATTTAAGTCTGTTTTTGGTGAAATTGAAATAATAGATATGGCACATGACGAAAATGATTTAGGTAAAATTATGACACATCATTGGATCATGTATAAAAAAGAGATTTTAGATTTTAGTAAAGGCACATTAAAAGATTTTATTGATTCAAATGATTATACTTCAATATATGCAGATACAGATGCATTAGACTTTAATCCTATCAGAATAACTAATATATGAGCGATTACGTAGGAGATAATAGATGGATCCCGAAAGAAGAGGGTGATGTACAGTCAGATAGAATTGTTTGGTCTACTAGACAAGTGGACGACCTGATGGTTGCACTTGACCAGGGTTATCGTCCAAAAGTTAAAATGCCCTTTTATGAGGGTAAGCAATTCTTAAGAAAGGGTAATATTGTCTTTGAATATACTGATGATGAAATTGCAGAACTTGCAAGATGCGCAACTGATATTGTATATTTTGCTGAGAAATATGCGGTAGTAATGACCGATGATGGTATTAAAAGGGTAAAACTTCGTGAATACCAAAAAAGGATGCTACGTAATTTCCAAAGTGAAAGATTCAATATTGTACTTGCATCAAGACAGATGGGTAAAACCGTAACAGCATCGATTTATAATGCATGGTATGTTACATTTAATACTGATAAGAACACTCTTCTACTTGCAAATAAAAGTGATACGACAAAAGAAATCATTGATAAGGCAAAAGTAGTACTTGAGAACCTTCCATTCTTTATGAAGCCAGGTATTATTAAGTACGATGTAATGAATGTTCGTTGTGATAATGGTTGCCGTTTAATTGGACAATCTACAACGGCAAAGGCAGGTATTGGTTTTACCATTCATAACCTGTACATTGATGAGTTCGCACACATTCACCCATCGATTGCCGATTCTTTTTATGAAAACGTTTATCCTACACTATCAGCTTCGAAAGTATCAAGACTAACGATTACTTCGACTCCAAATGGTTTCAATAAATTCTATGAAATCTATGCTGCCGCTGAACGTGGTGATAATGAGTATTCCTCAATGCGTATCGACTGGTGGGAACACCCAGAACGCGATGATGCATGGTACCAACGAGAACTTGGAAACCTTGGTTCAATTGAAGCATTCAATAAGCAATATGGTAATGAATTCGTAAGTTCTTCAAACCTGTTAATGGATCCTGTCGATATGAAAAGGATGAGAAAGAGAATGAAGAAATATGTCTATCATGACCTAGAAGAATTTGAAAACATTGGAATTGACGTTGAAGGATTTTTAGCATGGGATCCTGAATTTGATATTGAAGATGCAAGATTTAGTGAAAACTTCTGGCTATTTGATGTTGATATTGCTGAAGGAAATGGCGGTGACTATTCAGTAATTAATGTGTTCCAAGTTTCTCCAATGGATTTTAAAGAGATTGAAAATGTTAATAATCCAGGAGCAATGTATGATTTCTTTAAATTAAAGCAAGTTGCCCGTTTTAGAAGTAATGAGCATGTAATTGAAGATTTTGCAAAAGTACTATATACACTTGCACTAGACGTATTCTACAATGAGAACGTAAAAATGATCGTTGAATATAACACATATGGTTCAGTTCTATTCCAGTACTTAAGAACAGTTTTCCCACAACGCAATGACTTTGATGAAGAGATGGTGATTAGATTTAGACACCGCCACGATGCAAGAACCCTAAAGCCTGGTATTAAACTAAAATCAGATAATAAAGCAATCTTTTGTCAAAACTTTTCAAAGCTCTACAAAAATAATAGAATTGACATAACCGATGATGAAACCATTTCTGAAGCAAGTTTATTTGGTGTCCTACCAAATGGAAGTTATGGTGCTCAAATGGGTAACGATGACCTTATTATGACATGTATTACAGCAACTGAATTCTTTAATACTACCGATTACGCCGATTACATTGAAGAGCTTCTTGATTTTGTCGACTCGGAACTTCAATCAAAAATGGAAGAAGTCTTATATAAAGACATGGAAAGTGATGGTGATCTTCAATATGATATTTACGATCTATTGAAATAAAACCAAATCACAAGGATATATAATATAGAAAAAAAACAAAATATAGAATTATGGCATTAAGTCCTCAATTACAGCAATTCAAGAGCTCTGGTGTTTACCGTCTTGAATTCGACAAATCTCAAACCGTTAACATTCCGGCAGAGACTATTAGACTTGTTGTTGGACACTCAAAGAAGGGACCTTACAATACTCCTATCTTTGTAGAAGACACTGAAACTTTTATTCAGATCTTCGGTTCAATTGATAAATCTTTAGAGAGAAAAGGAATGTATTTCCACAGATCTGCGATCGAAACTCTTACAAGAGGTCCTATCTTAGCACTGAACTTAACTTCAGCTAACGATACTGACAAGGCGTACTGGGTTTCTCCAACGACTAACGGTTCTGTTCAAGGAAATCCTGCTATCACTGGAGAAGCTCTTTATAGAGACATTTTTAACAGAGATAAGTTTTGGATTCCACAAGATGAAAAACTTCTAAACATTGCAGGAAATACTTCAGCAACGTCTGATAACGCAATTTCATTTACAAACATCAAACAAGATCCAATCACTGTAGTAGTTACTCAGGCTGGAGATACTAGAGGCTTTGATGTTACTGCAAGAGAATGGTACGGAGAAGGAAACGCTCCAGAAGGAGTTGACGATCTAGACTACATCTCAGATTACATGGTAGATGTTTACGTATTTAAAGGTAGATTCGTAACTTCTGAGTTAAACAACGATCCAACTTATGGTAACTACTTTAACTCGAATGGTATTATCCCTGAGCAATTCGGTGCATTCGCTAACCTAAGAGAAGTATCTCTACTAGCAAAATACACTGGTTCTCTAATTCCAGACTTCCAAGATAATGAAGGAAGACAATACTACATCGAGACAATCATTAACTCTGAATCAAGAAGAACTGGTCTTTTTGCAGCAGTTAACGAAGATGCACTTGATAGAATTGATTTCGTTGGTGAGGCATTCGATATCCACCAAGATTACGAAATGCTATCACATGTAGTTGTTCAACAACAACCAAACCAACTAAACGATCCAAGAGCTGCTGCTTTTGAAAACATCGTTTCAGTTAATGGCGATACAATGGAAATCTCAGTAGCTGCTGGTAACTTTGCAACAATGCAAACTGCGGGTCTAGTTGCTGGTAACTTCTTAGTAGCATCAATTGCTGGCGAATACACTGAAATTCTTTCAGTTTCACACAATGCAGGTACAGGAATCGCAACAGTTGTTTGTGAAGACGATATCAGCAAAACTTACTACGAAAAATACTCAGCAGGGATCGATCCAGCTCCTTATGCTGCTGCAACTTTCGTAGGTTCAGACCTAGTATTAAACTACGCTGGTCCATTCACTGGAACTGCAGCAACATCTTACCACGATCTAGCAGCAGGAGCTTACTTACCTTCAGTTAATGCTGGAGAATATGCTAAAATCCTATCAGTTTCTGATGATGGTAACGGTACAGTAACTATCGTACCTGTAGGTAACGGTCAGTTCTCAGCAGATTTAGCTGACGCTACCGGTGCTAATTCACCAATGGATGTATATGACCAAGCAGTTAACACAGTATTCGATCTATTCGAAATTGGTGTTAATGAAAGAACATACTTCTTCCCAAGCACTAGCGGTACTGGTTGGACATTTGAAAACGCAGCAACTGCTGGAGAATTCAAATACACTTACACTGTTCCAGCTGGACAGCCTGAAGATACTCAAATTAAAGATGGTATCAAAGTTGGAATGTATCTTCCAATTCAAGGTAGCGATAAACTTGCAAGAATCCTTGAAATCAGAAGAAAATTCGAAGCTGGTGTAAATGGTGGAACTGATGATAGATACACCTACACATTTATCTGTCACAGAGACGTACCAGTAGAACCAAACTACGCGTTAGGTTCATTCAACTCAGCATCTGATGCTTACAAAACTTTTGTTCTTGAAGCAGCAGAAAATAGCGAGAAAACAATTAGCGAACTTCTAGCAGTTTTAATTCCAGGTAATGGAGTTTCTAACACACTAGCAGATAAAGACGCAATCACGTTCAGATACCTAGTAGATACTTTTGGTTCTTACGACTCGGCTAGCGGAATCTTAAACAAGAGAGAATTTACTCTACTTGCTAAAGAGAGACAAAATGTTTCTGCAATTCTAAACGCACCGATGGTAAAAGAATTTAAAGCTTCCATGGATCCATCATTTATCGATGAGAACACTGGAGAATTCAAGACTAGCTACATTCCAACTGGAGGTAACCTAAACTTGAACCCACAGTCTCTATATACTCTTCCATCAATCAACGATGGAGCTAGTTATGGATTCTACTTCTCACCAGGTCTAAACGTAGTAGAGAATGGAAGAACTAAAGTAATTCCACCAGCAGCATTCGCATCAAATAACTTTATTGATAAGTATACTGAATCTTTACCATGGTCGATCGTTGCAGGTCCAAGACGCGGAGTACTAAGCGGTAGTGGAGTACAAGGAGTTGAATATGCATTTGATAAAAATGATAGAGATAACCTAGAGCCATTCGGAATCAACCCAGTTGTATTCGAAAGAGGTGCTGGAATCGTAATCAAAGGTAACAAGACTGCACAGCAAACAATTCAATCAGCATTATCTTCTGCTCACGTAAGAGAGGTATTGATCTACATTGAAGATGGTCTAGCTGCAATCTTACAGAACTACCTATTCGAGTTCAACACTGCTCAAACTAGATTAGAGATTAAAACTCTAGCTGACTCATTCATGGAATCAGTTAAGAAAGACCAAGGTATTTACGACTACAGAAATATCATGGACACTTCAAACAATACAACTGATGTAATTGATAACAATATGGGTGTCCTAGATACTTACGTTGAGCCAGTTAAAGGTCTTGAAATCCTAGTTTCTAGAGTAACAGTACTAAATACTGGAGACATTGAATCAGGTAATTTCTCATAAAGATATATAAAATAAAGAACATTAACAATGGCATTACCACACTATAGAGAAGATCAAACAAGCAAGAAGAACAAACACTTCGAACCGGTACAGAGTAACCTGTTTGAGGTAAGTATTCTTCCACCAGATGGAGTAGCTGGCGCAGACCTATTACTCCAGCATATTAACTCGATCGGAGGTCTTGAGGCTTTATATCGTGAAGTTGCTGCAGTAGAACAAAAATACAAGTTCGCTACTAGATCTTATGCTGGTATGCCGGACGGTACTGCAGTTGACATCACAGTTAACTTCTCACTGAACCTTAATGATTCAAACCAAGCTTACGTTTATAAAACACTAAGAGAATGGTACAGAAAACAATACAATCCAGAAACCGGTGAAATGGGTCTGAAAAAGGATTACGTTGGAACTCTTGTAATCGTTCAATTTAACAGAGCTGGTGATATCTACAGAAAAGTAACTCTAGAAGATTGCTTCATTACTTCCGCATTAGGATTTACTGGAGAGCTTAGCTACGAGACTACTGACCCTGCAGCTCTTGAAGTTGTATGGAGATGTGATACTTTCTCTGAAGAAATTAACTAAGATAGATAAGTAAAGGGGAAGGATCCTAGGTCCTTCCCCTCTTTTTGCACAGAAAACATATTAAAATATCAACATATTATGTCTATAAAAAATCATAAGTTAACTAAGAAACTTCAAGTTCTCTTAACGGAAGATGAAGTTACTCAGGTTAATAGACTGATACTGATGGATGCGATTGAAACTGAGACCCGTCCCATTTCCGTCAGTGCATTCATTAGAGGTCTCATACAAAAGGAATTAGAGAATAAAATTCCAGAACAAAGGTCAATAACTAAAGAACAAATTCGAAAAATCAATAACTCATGAGTGAAGAAATCAACAGAAATGGCGAAGATCTAGCAAGAGAGCTAGAAGCTAGAGAAAGACAAGCTTCAACTCCATCTGATCAAACTGCATCAATGGAAGAAGCAATTAACAAACAGGGCTTAGGTTCTGTTAACATGGACAAATTTAAACCAGATTCGGCAATTGCACCGGATTTAGCACTGGGATGGTATGAACTACCAATGACTAGCCTGCCATCTGAAGGCAGATTTTACCCAGCGGATATGATAATTAAAATTAGATCTGCTAAAGTTGCTGAAATCAGACACTTTTCAACAATTGATGAAAATAATCTTTTAGACGTTGATGAAAAATTAAATGCAATTGTAGAATCATGTACAATGGTTACTTCAAAAACAGAAAGAGTATCATATAAAGATATTTGTGAAGAAGACCGTTTTATCTTAATTCTATCAATTAGAGATTTAACTTTTCCAGAACCTGAAAATAGTTTAAAGGTTGATTGGTCAGATAAAAATGGCAAATCACACGAAGTAGAAATTAAGAGAGAATACTTTGATTACTTTAGAATTCCTGAAGATATTGAAAAGTATTATAGTGCAGAATCTAGAGGCTATGTTATTAGAACTAGAACTTATGGCGAAATCTTCATGAAACCACCATCAATTGGAGTAATGCAAGAAATCACTAAGTACATTAAAGAACGTAGAGATAAAGGTCAATCAATCGATCAATCGCTTATTCAAGTAGCTCCATATGTTGCTACAGATTGGAGAAGATTTAATCAAAAAAGACTTTTTGAACTAGAAGTAGAGATGAATGGTTGGGATAATAAAAAGTACTTATTACTTTATAAATTAGCAGAAAAAGTAAAAGTTGGTATTAAGCCAGAAATGACCTTAACGATTGAAGGCGAGGAGGCTTTCATTCCAATTAACTTTCGCGACGGCATCAAGTCTCTTTTCATTGTTCAAGATCTCGCTGGAGAACTTCTTTAAGATTAGGTTTTGGATTTATAAACACCTACATCTACAGCCAAGTGAACTTAACAATATGGAATACTACGAGTACCATTATATTGTCAAAGACCTTGCTGAATATGTTAAGAAAGAAAACGAAGCACAAAAAGGACAACAGGATCAAGCAGGCTCAGCAATGGGCAACATGAAGGTACCAAATATAAAAGTACCTAAAATGAGCGTTCCTAAATTCTAATCGAGAAAGGAGAGCTTAAGCTCTCCTTTCTTTGATATATAATACTAGATTATAGGTCTAAAAATAAAAGAACACTGTGACCGAAAAGCAATTTACAGCAATATTATCACCGGCACAAAAGCTAGCAAGCGTTGCGTCAAATATTGAAGAAAAAGTAACTATGATGTATGAGCTTTCAGTAGAAAGCTTAAAGCAGAATGAAACACAAGTTACTGAATTAAAACAGCAAACTTCTATTCTTAAGGACATTAAAGACCTTTTAAAAGGTCAGAATAAGGTCATTAACGAAGGAGGTAAAAAGGGCAGTGGATCTTTTGCAGGGTTGGATAAGTTAAATAAAGACACTGTTGGTATAGCAGCAATGGCAATGATAGGAATATCAGCGGCAATTGTTGCAAGTGCTGCAATGTTTACTTTAATCCCCAATGTTTCACCAGCACAATTATTAACGGCACTAGCGATTTCAGTTGCCTTTATTCCAATGTCAATCGCATTTTCTAAGATTGCGAGTATTTTAGCAAGTGTAAAAGGAACAAAAAGTGCTACTCTACCAACTGGATTAAAGCTAACCGGATCTGATAATTCTGGATTCATGCAATTAGCAGGGGCTGCTCTACTTTCAATGGTAGGTATGTCATTTGCAGTCGCAATGTCATCTTGGATATTACAATTAGTTATGCCAGTTTCAATGGCTCAAGTTGGTACGGCATTCTTTATAGGACTTGCAATGGTAGGACTTGCATATGGATATGCTCAAGTCGTAAAGGCTCTTGCTGGAGTTAAAGAAAAAAGAACTGGAAAGGTAAACTCTGGTGACATATTCTCAATGGTTGGAGGCGCTTTAATTTCAATGGTAGGTATGGCAGTTGCAGTTACCATGTCATCTTGGATATTACAAATGGTTATGCCAGTTTCAATGGCTCAAGTTGGAACTGCATTCTTTATAGGACTTGCAATGGTAGGTATGGCATATGGATATGCTCAAGTTGTCAAGGCTCTTGCTAGAGTTAAAGAAAAAAGAACTGGAAGAGTTAATAGTAAAGACCTATTTTCAATGGTTGGTGGTGCGCTGCTTTCAATGGTTGGTATGGCAGCTGCTGTTACTGTATCTTCATGGATAATGCAAATGATTGTTCCAGTTTCAATGGCACAGTTGGGAACTGCATTTGCAATAGGTATTGTAATGATAGGCGCAGCATATGCATATAGCTTAATTGCTAAATCTACTAAAAGATTAAAGATTAAAGACGTGCTTATGGCTACTGCTACAATTCCATTAATTGCAATTGGATTAACTGCAGCTGCATGGATCTTTACATTTTTACCAGATACATTTAAAGCTCCTCCATTAGAATGGACTCTTAAGGCTGGAGCAGCACTTGTTGTTTTTGGATTAACATTCGTTGCAATGGTAAAAACAGTAGCTAAACTACCACTCAAAGACATATTAATGGGCGTTGTTGGCATGGCTGCAGTTGCTGTAGGTATTCTTGCAGTTGCTTGGATCTTTAGTATTCTACCAGATACATTTACTGAAGTCCCAATGGGATGGGTACTTGGATCAGTAGTTGCCCTAATTGGATTTGGTGTTGTAGTCGGTGTTATTGGTGCTATTATTATGGCTACAGGAGGTACTGGTCTTGCAGCAATTGCTCTAGGGGTTGTCGGAATGATTATAATTGCAGCTGGTATACTTGCAGTTGCATGGATATTATCATATGTACCTGCTGGTAAATTGGCTGAGGTTGCAAAGGGGTTAACTGACGCGCTACTGACTCCAGTAAATGGTATTGTTGATATTCTTGCTCGTTTAAAAAATGAAATTGGAGTTGAAAATCTTGTTCCTCTTGCAGGAGGTATTCTTGCAATTTCAGGATCTCTTATTGCTCTTGCAGCTGCCACTGCTGGAGTTGCAGTTGCTGGACTTGGAGCCTCTATTGCAGAAGCTGGATCAGCCATAATTAGTATGGTTACTGGAACTAAAAAACCAGATGGACCAATACAAATTCTAGAAAAATTGACAGACATGGCCTCGTCAATCCAAAAAAGTGCTAATGCCATGAAACCATTATCTGAAAGTTTTAAAAGTCTTATTGACCTAGCAACTGTCGATAATATCAATAAACTCAGAGACCTGTCGCTAGCTCCATTGTTGCTTCAAGGTCCAATGTATCAAGCGACTGGTATGCATATGTATCAATATTTTCAAGAGTACCCAAAATTCTTAAAAGACGTTGCAAAAGGTTTTGAAGCTATTAAAACTGCACAGTCTGGAATGGATATGCAAATAATGGATAAGACAACTGAAATGATTAAGGCTCTTGCATATCTAAGTGAATTTGGAGGAGACAATGCAATGGAAAAACTTGGAGAATCATTAGTTAATGCAGTTAGCGAGCTGTCAGAAATGATTAATAAGTTTGGATTTGAGATTGCTACTCAGACTAAAAATGGTGCTAAATCTTCAGGTGCTCTTGAAAAAGCAACGGGAGCTATTTCTAGCTTTGTTTCTAAATTTACAGGAGATGGTAGCGACTCTTCATCAACTCCTCAAATCTCTAACTCTGATATGGGAGAGGTTGTTGATGCAATTGAAGAACTACAAAGAATAGTTAAGAGAAATAAAGGATTTGCATAATGGCAAATGACTCACTTCATTTTAATTCTCCAGGTAGCACATTCTCTAAAATAAATGCGAATGGTAATCCAAGTGCAATTAATCCTCCACCAACTCAAATAACTTCTCAAATTGATACAACATCTGGCATAAATAAGTCAATTTCTCAGACTGAATCAGCAGCTGATCAAAAAAATGCTGAATATAGATCTATTAGAGAAAAAGAGATGGTTGATCCAAGCGTGCAGGCAAATTCAGAAATTAATAATAATATTAAGAATCCTAAACCTGTAAACTTTGAAAACACAACAGATACTGATATAAGTCCGAAATATGGTAGTTTAGAGCCTCAACCTAGAAGTCCAAATATTGATATTATTGAAACTAAAACTTCAAGAAATAGTTCAGATACTGAACAGGGTTTGATAGAAAGGACTGCAATGTCAAAAATGAATACTTGGATGTCTGACGCTGGATCTAATTCTCAAGAAATCAAAGGTGTAGAACCAAAAGATCCAGATACAAAGACACAGAAGAGTAAAAAGACTGGAGTAGGAATGGTACCTGCTCTTGATAGAAATCGAGAGAAAACTTCTATTCCAGACTCTAATAAAAGACCTCAGCCTTCTAACCCTAACATTGGGAGCGGCCCAGCACCAACAAAGCCAGTTGGCCCAAAGTTAAAAGTTCCTAAAATTTCTGTTCCAAAAATGAAACTACGTTAAATTAGCTCATATAACTACCAAACAGTTTAAATATGGTACTTACACAAAATAACGTTTACGACAGCTCAACAGTAGAGGCAAGCTCTTATAACTATAAAGAGCAAATATTAACAGTCTTATTTAATCACGCAACCTACGTATACTACAACGTGGATGCAGAAGCATATCAAAACTTTGCGACTGCAGATTCTCAAGGTCGTGCCTTGAACCTGTTCATTAAGGGCAAATACGAATTTGAAAAAATTAATGAAACAAAACAGGAGGAAACTGTATAAATACTAAACGAATGGACTCGTAGCTCAGCTGGATAGAGCATCTGCCTTCTAAGCAGACGGTCACAGGTTCGAATCCTGTCGGGTTCACTAATAAAAATCCCAGACGTGTACTTTAATTTATGGCTGACTTAAATGTAATTATTATCGACAACTTTTACGACGATGCAATGGCAGTTCGTGAAATGGCTCTTAACATGGACTTTGGAGTTGATGGAAACTATCCAGGTCATAGAACCTCTCCAGCATATACGGAGTCGACTAGACGATTAATTCAAGCGGCCGTAAGACCGGCAGCAGGTGAGATCACTTATTGGCCTGAAGATTATACCGGAGCATTCCAATATACAACGTCGCGAGACAGAAGTTGGATTCATGCAGATGATGGTACAACTTGGGCTGGAGTGATCTACCTAACGCCTGATGCACCGCTTTCGGCAGGAACTGGTCATTTCAGACATAAAGCTACAGGTCTAGACAAGGCACCGAAGAATCCCGACGGTAGTGTTAATAGAGAATTGTTGGCAGAAATCAATAAGGACTCTCAAGACATGACTAAATGGGAAATGACTGATCGAATTGCCAATAAGTTTAACCGATTGATTCTTTACCGCGGTGATATCTTCCATATGTCACTTGACTATTTTGGACAGGACATGCATGACGGTCGACTATTTCAAACCTTTTTCTTCAGTACTGAGAGATAATGGACAATAATTTTATCTACTGGGAAGAGTCTTGGAATTCTGAAGACTCTAATGAGCAGGAGACTGAAAAGTAAAGTGCTTTTTATTTTTTAGTCTTGTTTTTTTGTTTATATTAGCAATATGAGAATAACATTTATAAGCGACACTCACACTAAACACCGACAGTTAAACCTGCCAGGTGGAGACTTGCTTGTTCATGCAGGTGACTTAATGAACAGCGGATATCTTAAGCATGAGATCACAGACTTTTGTAAGTGGTTTGAGGCTCAAGACTATGATCGGTGTCTGTTTATTGCCGGAAACCATGATCGTCTATTTGAGACTCTCCCAGAAGAGGTCGCAGAAATTGTAAACGAATATGGTATACATTATCTTCAGGACAGCCAATATCTATATGGAGACTTTCCAGATGAATTAGTAAAGATTTACGGTTCTCCATGGCAGCCTGAATTTTATAATTGGGCATTCAATCTTCCAAGATGTGGCACTGAATTAGAAAAGGCTTGGGAAGCAATTCCAGAAGATACTGATATCCTAGTTACTCATGGTCCTCCACAAGACCACCTTGATGTCAGCGGACCACCTTGGAACACTCCACATTTAGGGTGTGAGTTACTGCGAGTAAGAGTAGATAAGATCAAGCCGAAGATCCATGTGTTTGGTCATATCCACGGGAGTGCTGGTTATAAATTTCATGACGGTACTCACTTTATCAATGCTTCAGTATTGAATGAAGAATACAACGTAGTTAACCAGCCAATCACAGTAGATTGGGATCCAGTAACAAACGAACTACAATTTGTATAAATGTTAATAACTTTCTTAAAAAACTTACCACGGCATTTTTCTATGTCGTGGTTTTGTATTATATTTGTATAGTAAGTTAAAGATAAATCATTATGGCCAAGAAAAAAGAAAAACAGGTAATCGCAGTTAAGAGTCCTAAAGTTGGAGAACAATATGCTTTTTATTTTGCTGGAGGTAAAATGCACGGTACATTAGTTTCAAAAAATGAAAAGTTGACTAATCATTATAGCGAGCCTTGGTTTACATTTGAAGTTGAAAAGGGAAGCTACGGTCATGAAAGAACAATGAAATATCCAGTTTCAATTTATGACATTACGGGTAAGGTCTAAAAAATAATTTGAAAAAACTTGCACAAAAGTTTTTTTATGTCAAGTTTTTTGTTTATATTAGTAGTATAAGTTAAAGATAAAGTTTATGTCAGTTCAAAAAATTATAGTTCACACTCAGTATTTAGAAAACTATGGCTTCCATGAAGGAGGCGAGCATTGGAAGCCTAAAGGCGGTTATGACTTCTATGTCATGATGGACCTTGATCTTGTTATGTACAGTGATCCTAAAGCGATCTTCAGTGAGATGCTGAAAGCCAAGTGTAATGAACTTAATAAGTTTGAATACATAGACTATAGTGTCCAGTGGGAAGAACCTGAGCTCCTGGGTACTCAAGAAGATTACATTCAGGTCAATCAAAAACTTGAAACAATTTAAATAAATCACCACAGGATTTTTTTATGTCAAGAATTTTGTTTATATTAGTATAGTAATTAGAAGTTAACAATATGAAAGTACAACAATTCACCAAAACAAATCTTCGTCAAATCAACGACGAAATGCAACAAGCAATGAAAGCCGTAGCCGCTAAGTACGGACTTGAAATCAAACTGGGAAACACTCGTTTTTCTGGAAATAATGCAAGCTCAAAATTTGAGATGATGACCATTTCAGAAAGCGGAAACGTAATGACGAAAGAAGCTCTTGACTTTAATCGTTATAAGAATTATAAAGACATCAATGCTAATTTGTTCGACTCTTTCCAATACCAGGGTAATACTTACACAATCATAGGTTATAAGCCTAGAAGTAGCAAATACCCAATCTTGGCTAAGTGTTCCGAAGACGGCAAAACATATAAACTACCTATTAACCTTGTAAATCGTTACACTAATGGATAATGTATTAGAAATCATCAAAGACAAAGAAGAAGCTAGCTATATGACTAGCGGAACTCACCTCCAAGACCATCTGTATGGAGTAACATATGCTCAATTGGTAAAAGCATTCGGACAGCCACTGTATGGTCCTGAGGATAGCGGAGATGGCAAAGTACAATTTGAATGGATATTCAAACATAACGGAGAAGTATTCACCCTGTATGACTGGAAGACCTACGATATGGAGTACACGATTAACGAATTGACTACTTGGAATATTGGCGGAAAAACATATGCTGGCAATTTCACTGAAGATATTATGAACATGATAAACGAAACTGTAAATGCCTGAATTAGCAGAACTTAAACTAACCGCCGATTATATCAATAAGGCGTCAAAAGGTCGTACTTATACTGATATTAAAAAGAATCCAGCACATAAGGGCAAAGTATTTGAGGTACCATACAACGAGTTTAGTATTAGCGCAAAGAGCCGTGGAAAGGAAATGGTTCTCTATATTCATGACCTATTGACTGAAAATAATTTACCAGTTCGATGGACAATGGGAATGGCTGGTCACTTCAGGCTTTCGAAAACTGGAGAGGAGAATAAACATGCACATATGATGTTTACGTCAACTGATGGTTATACCTTGAGTTTTGTGGATGTACGTCGTTTTGGGAAATGGAAGCCAGGTTTTGAATGGTCAGATAATCGAGGACCAGACCCAACATCTGAAGAGGAAGCATTTAAACAAAACATTTACGATAACTTGCATAAACGTGAATTTGACAAGCCACTTAATGAGGTACTAATGAATCAAAAGTACTTTAATGGGATCGGCAATTATTTACGTGCTGAAATTATCTATCGAATGGAAGACCTATATCCATTCACCGATACCAGAACAGTGATTGAGAATCGAGGAGATGAGTTGTTTATGCTATGTAAAGCAGTTCCAGACCTAGCCTATGTTATGGGCGGTGGAGAAATCAAGGACTGGAAGAATCCATTTAAGAATGAGACCGACTACATGCGAACACGTTCCGACTTCTTTTTATGCTACGGAAATGAAACAATGTCACAAGTTGTGGATAAAACAGGTAGAAGATTTTGGTATCATCCTAAATGGGACACTATTGATATGAACTCTGAATGGGACCATTATTCAGGATTACCAAACCCTAAAGCATACGAAAACATATGAAATTAATACTAGTAGGTAAAGCAGCGTCTGGAAAAGACTATCTAAAAACAAAACTTCGCAACAAAGGATTCGTATCTGGTGTAAGTCACACCACACGACCACCTAGAGTTAATGAAGTTGACGGAGTTGATTATCACTTTGTTAGCGATGAAACATTCCAACAAATGGTTCAGAACGGAGAGTTCATCGAATACATGTCATTTAATGGTTGTTATTATGGTCAAACTGAAGAAGACTATAACAAAGCTGATGTTATGATTATGAGTAAAGATGGATTAGATCTTTTACCCCAAAAGTTTAGAGAGCAGGCAATTGTTGTCTATCTTGACATTCCTAGAAAAGCCCGCATTGAGCGCTTAAACTCTAGAAATGATATTAACGATAGCGTACATCGTAGATTACAGGCAGATGAAGAACAATTTAAGGACTTCAAAGACTACGATATCCGCATTACCAATGATAATTTTTAAGAATATATAAAATCCGAATTTTTTAATTTTTCACAAATATGAGTAACATCGAAACACTACAAAACAAAAGAACTGAACTTGAAAAACAAGTTGAAGAATTGCAATTGCGTAATGCAGAGCATGAGTTCGAAATTGATCTAGAAGAGCGCAGAATCGTTAAGACGGTTATGGATCACCTAGATAAAGGCTACACTTGGAAGACTCAAAATGCTGCAGTTGTAGTAACCCTTTACGATCGCTTGAAAAAGCAACACAAAGAACTTACTTCTGAAGATGAAGGTGCAGTTGTAAAACTTCGCGGTCATGAATTGAATGGTCTTTACCAAGCACTACTTGGAGTTGAAGGAACTGGAGTTGAAAACGCTCGCAGATTCATCAAAATGCTAACAATGGTTGGTGAAGCAGTTACTGACGCAATGAAAGTTCTAGGTGAAATGAACAAAGAGGTTCAAGATCTACATGGTGAACTTTCTGAACTTGACCAAGACATTCAAGCACTTCAAGCTGCTGAAGCTACTGAAAGCGTAGAACCAGAACTAGAAGTAGTTACTGATGAAACAGAAAAGTAAGAGCCAAAAGCGAATCGAGCTTTTAGATCTTGTTTCTGAATCAATCACACAGGATGATGTCTTTAATGTAATTGACTATAGAAATAAGAGTGAGGATCAGATAAAGCAATTTATCTATCCTCACCTTGTTGATGACCTTGCACAGTACATGGTACAGGAACAGGGAATCGATAAAGCAGTTGCAAAGGACAAAATCAAAAAGTCACTTAAATGGGAGGGTAATGTCAATACGACAATTAACCATATCCTGTTTATGGGAACTCAGAATCGACCAGATATGATTCTTGAGATTAATGGACTTAAGATTGCGATTGAATTTAAGAGAGGAGATAAGGGCTCAGATTTAAGATCTGGGATAGGCCAATCAATGGTCTATTCAACTCACTATGACTTTGTCTTGTACCTATTTATAGATACGTCAAAGGATAAGAGAATCGTAAATGCCAGAGGAGGAGTCAATGAAACTGAATTCGTTGAGCTTTTATGGGATCAGTTTAATATTAAATTCGTTACAATTTAATGCGAAGATTTGTAATCTCTAACCTACAACTAGGTAGACCAAATGCGATCAAAAACTACGATCGCCCATTTGATAATGTAGATCAGATGGACTCACACATTATTAACCAGTGGAACTCTGTTGTTAAGGACGGAGACCTAGTATATCATATTGGTAATTTTGCATGGGATCCTAAGACTGTACAGAATGCAATCAGTAAATTGAATGGAACTATTTGGTTTATTCCAGGAGAACTGGATGGGGCAGTTCTAGAGCTTGGCTCAAAAAAGATGCTATCTGACGGTAGTTCTGTGTGTGAAAGAATCATGCCACTCCATAAAATGAAAGTTACCCTTTCATACTGGCCAATGAAAGAATGGCCAAACAAATCTGACGGCTATTGGTCAATAATTGGTCATCCTGGAAAAGAGTACAAGTCTGACCCAAAAGAGATGACAATTAATGTTAGTGCTGACCTGTGGAAGTTTAAACCACAGGAACTACAACCCCTGCTAGGTATTTTCCAAGACCTGTAACTTTTTTTGATTTTTTTCACAAAAAGTTTTTCCGTTTGGAAAAAAAGGTTTATATTAGCATAGTAAAATAAAAACAATATGAGCAAGAACAAAAAATCGTACAAAGCATTAGGACTAGAATTCTACAACACTCGCACTGAAAAAGCTTACAGTGAACTTTATAAGCGCGTTCGACCAGGACTTAAAAGCTACATTTGGAATATATTGAAAGACGAAGAAGCAGTTGAAGATGTTCTTGCAAATACACTGCTTAAGCTTTGGACTAAAATTGACCAATACAAACCAGAATACCAAATCACAACTTGGTTATATCGTATTGCATTCAATGAAAGCTTAGGTTACATTCGCGAACGTAATAAAAAGTACAGCATTGATGGTATGCGAGAGCTTGGAATTGAAGTAAACAATAATTCAACTCTTAACGAATCTCTTTCAGTTCTAATTGAAGATGCAGAAATGCTGCGTACTGAATCTGATTTTTGGGAAGAAGAAAACGAACTAATGGCTCAATATGAACTTGCACTTCGTTGTATTCAAGCCCTAAAACCAATGTATCGTGATATTCTATCAGATCGATTAATTGGTAAAATGAAATATGAAGATATTGCGTCAAAATATAACGTGCCTTTACAGACAGTTAAGAACCGTATTCGTAGAGGTAAATCTCTCGTTGCAGAATCAATGAAATAATATGGAAGGTAAAAAGATCTTCATTACAGGTGGAGCCGGATATCTCGGCTCCAACCTTGTTTCTAGGTATTATGATAAAAATGAAATCACCGTATATTCTCGTGATGAGGCAAAACACTATTACCTCAAGAAAAGGTTTCCAAATGTCAACTGCGTTGTTGGTGATATCCGCAACTTTGACTTAATGAAAAGAGCGGCTAAAGGACATGATATTGGTATCTTTGCTGCTTCTTTAAAACAGATAGGTGCGGTCGATCAGAATGTCGAAGAGGCGGTTCGTGTAATTGTTGATGGCGCAATTAATTCTCGCAGAGTTGCGGAAGAGGTTGGCATGGAGGCTGCATGTTTTATCTCATCAGATAAGTCTAGAGCAGCAACCACACTATACGGTGCTATGAAATTTGTTGCAGGAGAAAGCTTTATTGTTAACTCACATAGAACTGAAACCCGTTTATCTTCTGCTATTTATGGTAATGTACTTAATTCAACTGGTAGTGTCATCCCGTTAATGTGGGATGCAATTAAAAGAGGATATGAGTTAACACTTTACTCCGATAAGATGACCAGGTTTATGATCGATATCAACGAGGCAATGGATCTTATTGAGATGGGACTTGAAGTTGATGGTTATAATGTTGTACCAAATCTAAAAGCATTTCTTATTAAGGACCTATTTGAAATCTTTGCTGATAAGTTCGGTCTTAAATATAAGATGGGAGTACCTAGAATTTCAGAAAAGCTACACGAAATGATGATTTCAGCTGAAGAGGCTCCGAGAACCTATTTTAACCAGGAAAAGAATGCCTTTTTCATGCACTATGAAAATTTAGCACAGGATCCAATTAACTTTGAATTTACAAGCGATAATGTCGCAGTTTCTAAGCTAGAATTAGAACAAATTTTACAACAACATAATTATTTTAAAGATGAGCTATAAAAAAAGAACAGAGTGTGCTGTCTGTAGAAACAAGGAATTAAAGACCATTATGAAATATGGCGAGGTTCCATTAGCTGGATATTTTCCATCTGATCTAGACGTTGTGATGGATTTTACATATAACATGGATCTTGTCTATTGTGAGAGTTGTACATTGGTACAAACTGACTCAATGGTCGACGCTAGCGTTCTGTTTGAAGACTACAGATATATGTCTTCAATTGGATTAACGGGTCATTTTAATTCGGTTGCTAAAATGTTAGTCAATGATTATAACCCAAAAGATGTCCTAGAAATAGGCTCGAATGATGGCGTATTGTTGCTACCATTACAAGAACTTGGAGTAAACGCGGTTGGGGTAGATCCTGCTTCAAATGTAGTTGATGTTGCGATTGAGAAAGGATGTAACGTTTACAAGGATTACTTTTCTGAAGAATTTGTAAAACAGAATAGCCTAGAAAATAGCTTTGATATGATTGTGAGCAATAATTGCTTTGCGCATATTGACGATATCCATTCTATTGTAAGAGGGGCAAAACTTGCCCTGAAAGCAGATGGTAGAATGTCAATTGAAGTTCATTATATTAAAGACTTAATTAATAAGACTCAATACGAAACAGTATACCACGAACACCTATACTATTATTCTGTAACTGCTCTAAACAATCTATTTAAGCAGTACGGAATGACGATTGAAAGAGTAGACTTTATTCCAATTCATGGAGGTTCTATTAGAGTAATCGTTAATAATCAGGATCTTGAATTGAGTAATCAAATTAACAAGATATTAAGTGAAGAGCGGGAATTAGGCTTAACTTCATTTAATCACTTTAAACATTTTGGAGATATTTCAGTCGAGCACATTAATTCAGTAAAGAATACAATTATCCGTTTAAAAAATAGCGGCGCAAAGATTGCCGGATATGGTGCATCTGGAAGGGGTAATATCTTTTGTAAGCTCTGTAATTTAACACCTGACTTAATTGACTATATTGTTGATGAATCTCCAGAAAGAATGTGGAGATTTACACCAAACACTGGCATTCCAATCTTACCAAAAAGTGAACTAGAAAATAATAGACCAGACTACATATTCATATTTGCATGGAACTATTCAAAAATGATAATCGACAAGCTAAAAGGACAGGGCTTTAAGTTTATTATCGCATTTCCAGAACTTGTTATCGTCGAAGACTCTAAAGAGCTAGACGAAAAAGTATTTATATGATCAGTTTAGACCGTAAATTAAAGGTACTTATTTTAGGACATAGTGGAATGCTTGGCCATATGGTTAAGCTCTATCTTGAGCAGTTTTACGAGATTGAAACAATTGACCATCGCTGGCCAGGATTTCAATTTAGAGAAGCTGTTCATCATTCGGATGCAGATTACTTAATAAACTGTATTGGCGCAATTCCACAACGGACTGATAATTTTCATGTTAACATTGAATTGCCTATTTGGTTAGATAGTAACTTTAACGGTCGTATAATTCACCCTAGTTCTGACTGTACTGTAGTAGAAGATGAATATAGCATGTCAAAGGTAAGTTCAGAAGACTGGCTCATGCAACATGGACTACGAACTAAGATTATTAAGACTTCAATTATTGGTTATGAATTAGCCGGTAACGCAAGTCTAATGGAATGGTTCTTATCAAACAGCGACGGAGAAGAGACTCGAGGTTATACTGATCATTTTTGGAATGGCTCAACTACTCTACAATGGGCAAAACATGCTGAATTAATGATTGAACGATGGAATAAGCAAATGGACCTAACCATTATCGGCACACATACTTCTTCAAAGCATCATATCCTTAGATTACTAAATTCCATATTTAACAGGAACATTAATGTAATACCATATGAAACTGGTAAACCTGTAAACAAAAGCCTAGATCTGGATATAATGTATGGAAGTCTCGAAAATCAAATTAGAGAGATGAAAGAATTCTATGAAGCTAAGAAGACCAGATAGAATAGCAATTTGTTTTGTTGATGGAAACATGGACCGAACTCTTGAGCAGGTAAAACAGCTCGAGGGAATAGAAGAGGACTTTATTGTGGAATGGAATTATAGAGCCTCTAAATTTAGTGGTCCCTATTCTAATTTCTCACAGTTAGTTAATGAAGCTGTCGTTGAAACACAATCTGAGTTTATGGTTTTTATTAATCCAAAGACCAATATTAACAGAAGTGATGTCAACACTATAATAGATGACCTATGTAATGGTTTTGCTTGGAGTTCAATTTGTTCATTTGGATTTTGGGCAACTACAAAAGAGCTTTTTCGTAGAATTGGAATGATGGATGAAAGGTTCATTGGTTCAGAATACGAAGACAATGACTTTGCCGTAAGAATGAAGCAATTTGGAAAGGCAATTAACTGGCGATTTGAACTTCAAAAATATCCATGGAGACAACCTATACTTCCGCAAATGAGAGGATCTACTGCTACTCTCTATCCTACTAAATGGCATATTGTTGATGGTGTCTATTATAGAACTGATCAGTTTAGAGAGGAGAAAAGATTACCAAAGATAATTCAGGATCAAGGTAGGTTAGATATTTTTAATAGTTGGATGGATTGGAGTGATACCCTCAGTGATAGAGTTAGTCATGTTTTCCGTGAGGCTGGTGCTGCAATAGTTTCTGATAAAATAGTTAACACTTCTAAAATCAAAGCAATAACCACGTTTAGAATTGAATATGTTAATGAATCTGTTAAGTTTGTTTTCTATTCTGACATTCCAACCAAGTTAATGGTTACTGTTACAAATGGAACTCCAATCGGTGAAGAGAAATTAGTATACGATCAACATATAGATTTAGAATCTAATGCCTGGTGGGGAAATACTCTTAAACCCAACACATATGATATTAGAGTGTTCCATGAGGGTAAATTGGTACTAAATAATATGGCATACGTTCCTAATAGAAATCCAATCTTAGAGTATTCTTTAGGATTAAATGTTACCCAATTCTCTGATGATATATAAACAAAATATATCATCAAACTATGGCTTTTTGGACAAGACCATTTGCATACAATACAACAGGTAGTACAATACCTGGAACTAAACAATTCGGAGATTTCGCGATTGGATATCCGACAGTCGGTTATGAAAATACAGGACTTAAATGGTATAAAGCTCCGGACGAAAGTTTAGGATATATTATTGCCAGACCTGATCCAACTGGAAGATTAGCAGCTGACGATACAATTGCATATCTAGGATTTTGGAGATCTGAAGGAAGAACAGAAGCAGCATTTATTGAATTGGTTGTTAGAGCAACTGGTCAAAGTTTTACAACTGGAGACAATGCACACACCTGGTTAATTGACAACGGGTACTGGTCTTCTTGGAGAACATTTGCAAATAGACCTTTATTTAGCGATCAAACAATAGACGGTGATACAAAAGGATTTACTAGAGTAACTGATGTTTCTGATTTAAAGAAAAAAGCAGCGCCGACTCTTAATCCAGATGGTAGCTACACCTCAGGTTTAGTACCATATACTAATGATAATATTGATTTCAACAATCTTACAGTCGACGATCTACAGTGTATTACTTCAGTTGGAGTTGATTATCCTAGCGACTCTGTAGGTATTTCAACAACTGCCGGAGTTCCATATGGTCCTGTTAGATACTATGGAACGCTTGAAGTAGGTAATAAACTTTTTCAGGCAACCGGAGCAGTCGATACTCCACTAGCAAATAAAAGCATTATTACAATTTGGCAGCCAAGAGATTATGTAAGGGGCGGATATACTAGAAATTGGATTCACTCTACTAATTCAAGTGCAACTGCTGGAGAAACAGTTTATGAATACCATATTGTAACTGATGGCGATGGAGTAATTACCAAATTAGTTCAATTCCAAGTAATTAATGAATCTGATGCTAATTGTCCAACTGCATCGACTAGCGGAACTAGCGGAACCTCAGGAACTAGCGGAACCTCAGGAACTAGTGGAACCTCAGGAACCTCAGCAGCTATTTGTTCAGATCCAAACCTCATCGTTCAAGTTAATGATGGACCTATTGGACAACCTGTAGAACCACTTGTAACATATTATGGTTCACGTGCCGCAATGATTTATAATAATGTAACTCCTAGTACTTATCAAGCAGGCACCACGGATTATACTGTTAACTTTACAATTAATAGTTACAACTTCCCGAACAGAGGAGATGCTGTGAATTGCATTACCTCAGCAACTGGTGAAACAACACTCGGAGTTTGGAATCTTAAGAAGGGTAAAAGTAATCCAAATAATAACGTGATTGGCGTGGATGATCAGGTTACAGCAGGTCAAATGATGTACCCTGCTTATTTAACAAAATCAGATCAGGCGTACTTTACACCAATGTATGGTGAAAATAATCCATTCCGTCCATTTAACCTATATTTTACAAATACTGATATCAATACTGGTGGTACCTATGCTAGAACTGAGCTTAGAATTAACTCAGTAGACGCCGATGGTAACGACAGAGAAACTCAATTAGACCAACTAGTTGGAAATTCAGGTATTCTAACATTTAGACAGAATCCAATTTGGAAAACTAACACGAGTGCAAATGATGTTGACGCATGTTGGTACACTGTTGAAAATTATGCAAGCTATAGATTTGACGCTGACGCATTCTATAAAGTACTACAGTCTGACGGTTCATATACATACTACTATAGCCCTGCAGCACCGGCAGGTAATCCAAACCAATTTAATCAAATTCTTACTTCAGAATCTAATATGGGTGGTTCAGGATCTTGGTATGGACAATCGTACAATGGTTCATTACAGCGCGCAGTAACACCTGATGGTGGTGTAACAACATACGATGGTGTTAGACCTAATATTAATGTTGGGTCAATTCAATGTAACGGCTTTACATTTAACGTAGGAACTTATCAATATGACTTTGATTTTAACTTCCCAATCTCAATTAACGTTGAATTAGATTAAAATCAATTTGAAACCTTTTAAGATTTAAGAATATATACTACCTAACAAATATTAAACAATGCAACACAATCTAACATATAACTTTAGTTATTCTAAGCAGATTAAGGGCTGGAGCCCTAATCTTGTTGGATTCCGTGCTGTTTGATATTAGACTTAACTTTTTGACGACAATGGGTTCCAATTTTATTTGGAACCCATTTTTTTATGTCAAGTTTTTTGTTTATATTTGTTGAACGTTCTTTACATATGCGTCTATAGTTCAATGGTAGAATAGCGGTCTCCAAAACCGTTGATCAGGGTTCTAATCCTTGTAGGCGTGCCATTTTTAGGAAGGGTGGCAGAGCGGTAATGCAGCAGCCTGCTAAGCTGTGGTCGGTTTTTCGATCCCTGGGTTCGAGTCCCAGTCCTTCCGCAAAAAAACTTTAAAAAAAGTTCATCAGGATTTTTTTATGTCAAAGTTTTTGTTTATATTAGCTAAGTAATCATCCAATAGAGATAGACAGATTTAATAGAGACAGCAAACCTTAATTAAATTAATAACTATGGAAAAGATGATGACAAAACAAGAAAAAGAAGCAATTGTAAAAGAGTTACTCGGCGATATGGTCGATACTTGCGAGAATTGCGAAGAGAAATTAGGTGTTTGGACTACAAACCCATTTCTTGAAGATGTTTGTAACGAAGTAGAACACCAGTTCCTTTGTAACGAATGCCATCACGAATTGATGATGGACATCTAGGTTCTTTGACATGATGGTTTTAAAGTCTTATAGCTCAGTTGGTTAGAGCACTACACTGATAATGTAGGGGTCCGCAGTTCGAGTCTGCGTAAGACTACAAAGAGGAGAAGAAAGGCGACGGAATGCTTTGAAGTATCTTGATGGGATGTTCAACCTGATAGAGAACAGAATGCACCGCACTGCTCACACTAACGCTACTGCTAGTTTGAAGATTGCACCTATGGTGTTGACACTAGAAGAACCTTGGCGGTGAGGGAACCTCTTAATAATGTGAAGTTGAGCAATTGGTTGGCTCGACGGATTGTAAATCCGTTCCGAAAGGCTTGGGGGTTCGAGTCCCTCCTTCACAACAAA